GGGAGCTCTATTAAAGTTACCCTTTTTTACCACCGATATGAAAAAGAAATTTTTTACTAATTTATGGTTGACTTTTCATAGCTGGTCTCCTAACTGTTCTAAGAACTCATTGCCACAATCACAAAATTCTCTAATCATAGACTTCATTAATCCCCATGACATACCAGAATGTCCCTGATTTTTCATAATTTCAATTCCATCTTGGATAGATTTTTCTTTAACAGTTTTGATAATATCTAAGCACTGACCAAGTTCCATTCCTCTGTATAGATCATTAAGTCGAATAGGAACACATTTATCCCACATATTCCATTTATCTTTAGATAAAACTTTATGACCTTCTTCTATCCAATATTTTGATAATTCAGGGATTTTTCTTTTATGTTCTTCCTCTTCACGAATTAATCTTTGACGACTTTCTTCTTGCTCTTTATTAAATTCGTCAAAAGTTTTACCTATACAAAGCATATAAGCATCATCTAAAGACATATCAGATGTTAGTTTATTCTCATTGAATTCACCACAATATTTATTGCCATCCTTTGCTCTTTCGTGCAATTCCTTTACAGCTCGTTCAATAGTCCAACCGCAAAGAAAATCAATCTCTCTATATTCCATATTGTTTACCTCCTGCTAATTTATTCTCCAAAGGAAATCTATGTTTCTTGGTAAAAATATTACTATATATAGTGTCCATATTTTCTATAAGCACTATATATAGTATCTCATTTACGCCTGATACACAAAACTTGGCATTGGCTGTAATTTAAACAGATTTTTCTCATGCATTGAATCAATCTTTCTTATAATTCCAAACAAATCCTTTACAAGTTTTCTGCTTTCCTGAACAACACGCTTGAATACCTTGATGACTTACTCCCAAAGAATGTGCTGCTTCTGTTATACTTTGCCACTCTTTTATAATATTTCCATTTTTATCTTTTTGGAAAATCACAACTGCATTTGTTCTATTTGGAATTGTTGCACGTTTAATTACTTCTTCAATATTAACGTTTCCGTTATTATATGCCCAAGCATATCCACCTGCTGTTTTACAATTACCCTTACAACAATCCGAAATCTGTCCAGATGATATTCCAGTTATCTTATATGCCTCTTCCATACTATTATATTCTCTTATAATATTCTTGTTGGGTATATCTATTTGGACTACTTTTCTTTTATAGACACGTTTATGCTTTACTTGTAAATCATCCTTTATTTGTTTTGATGAAAATATATAATCATCAAATGTAATATTCTTTTGCAAGAGCTTTTCATAAAACCCTTTTACAATTTTTTCTTTTGTTTGAAAATTTGTATATCTAATAATTAACAATGGAATATTATTTTCACTACAATAATCTTCTTTTAATTTATCCAAATGTTTTCTATGCAAAAAATTTTCCTTCTTTTGCATATCAGACTCACTATTAAATGTAAACGGAAAATAATGCTGTTCTCCATGTAGTTCAATTAAAAATAAGAGTTTCTTATTTTGTGGATGAAAAATTGCAAAATCGAATGGCAATCTTCTTTTATATTTACAATCATCAAACTTATATTGCGTATCAAATATAATTTGTTCATCTGTCAAGAACTGGCTTAATTCGAACTCAGCTACAGAAGATAAACATCCACATGACTTAAGTTTTCCAGAAGTTAAAGACGATGATAAAGCGTTAATTTTCTTACCACAATCACAATCACAACTCCATAATGATCTATGATTTTTTATACCAAGAAATTCTTTTACAATTAATTTCCCAAATCTTTTTCCTTCTAAATTCTTTTGTGGTTTAATATTATCTCTTCTTATACATCCACATGATTGAGTATGTCCTGATTTTAAATGTCCTGCGGCAACTAAAATCAATTTAGGGTTGCCACAGTCACATTTACACCACCATCTCACATGTCCGCTTTTATCGTTGTCTCCACGTTTGATGACTGTTAATTTTCCAAATTGTAAATTAGTTAAGTCTTCTGCCATTTTAGTCTACATATCTTTCCATACCTGTTTTATAATAAGGAATAGGCATTCTCTTAAACCGATATTTTTCTACTCGATTATCAATTTTCTTTTTAATATCTTTGTCGTCAATCTCGCCTGTTCTAATATATCTATCCATAACAGAGTATTTAAATCCCAATGCATCTTCATCTGTACTTCCACACAGTCCATCAGACGGAATTTTTTCGATTAATTCATTTGGCAATCCAAGTTCATATCCAATAGCTTTCACTTCTTTTACTGTTAAGTCGCTAATTGGTGCAAAATCTCCAACTGCATCACCCCATCTGGTTTCCCAAGATAGTAATGTTTCTGAAAGATTACACGTATTAGCGACACGACCATTTACTGTCTGCGATACTGCATAAAGCGTAGTCATACGAATACGAGCAGGGAGATTTGTAGAAGTCTGCTTTGACCAATGATCTCCCAACTGTGGTTTAATCTCATGCTTTAAAGTGCGAACTGTATTGCCTATATTTACAACACAACTGTCGATTCCAAGATGGTCTATAAGCATTCGAGAATAATCAATATCTGGCTGTTCTCCCTGTGGCATCATTACACCAAAAACTCTATCTTTTCCAAGAGCTTCACAACATAAGCCAGCAACAACGCTTGAATCCTTACCGCCAGAAATTCCAACTACTGCCATACAATCTTTACCATTCTGTTCAAACCAATCTCTAATCCACTCTACGATCTCATTCTTTACTTTCTTAGCATCAAAATTACTCATCCTTTATCTAACCTCCATAATTCAATATTACAATTTTCAAATATATCATTTATCATTTGATACACTTCTTCCCAATTTGCACCGCCACGAACACATCCAATTTTATATGGCATTGCAATACTCATATTTTCCAAAACTGCATATGATCTCAAATTTTCAAAACATTTTCTTAAAGCGTCAATATCTGTATACTGTTTTCCGTCATAGCCATATGATTTTTGTGCAAATAAATTTGCATATATTCTTGCGTCAATATTAGACTGAAAATATCTAACAGAACCCAATAATTGTTCAGGTGTATTAATCGAACAAAAACTATGATAATCTTTATATACTTGCACATCATAATCACGGATCGCTTTTGCAACACCAGAATTAAAAGCACCTTTGCAATTAACCTGGTGTGCAATAATATCAGTGTTCGAAGTGAGTAAGTCTCCATCAATAATTTTAATCATTACTTACCTCCGTACATTCTGTTTCTAATATCCGCAAATGTATCTTCTCTTACTAATTCTCCATCTTTAAATACGGTAGTAAGTAAACTGTTATCACTCATTTCAAGTAACTGATCTTGACACTTTAATTCACCGTTATCATCGTATACTCTACAACATCCTTTATGAGATTTCTTTAAGTGACTTGTATCTGTCTTAGGATCTTTGAAAATCATTAACTTCTTGCCATCAATTACTCCATATGTAGCTTTCATTGCAATACCAAAAGTATCTCTTGTAACAACAATCATCTTGCCGTTTTCAACGATTGCAGTGAAGCAAAAAGCTCCTACACCATAAGCAATATTATTAGCTGCGAAACCACGCTTTTCTAATTCTTTCCAAATAGTTTCTACATTAGAAAGTGTGCAGCCATCACCATAAATAATACCGATATGCGGATTTAATACCTTATAACCTTTACCATTTACAGAACCACCAAAAATCTCCCACAACCTTTCAACTGTTTTAACTGAAATCTCTACAATATCACCACTATCAGGACGAACCAAGAGCTTTCCATTATGATTCATAATCTCTTCTTTACACTGTGGAAGAATATTATTTACCATATTCCAATAATCATAAGTATCTGAAACCATACTAAATGATGTATTTGGATATAACTCTGTTAAAAGTCTTTTAACAAACGTAATCTCATCTCCATCAATTGAGAAATTAGCACCCATTACAGAATGCTCAGTTGAGACAGCACCGATTCCAATACCATTATTCTTACAATCGGCATTGTAATATCTATCAATATAATTAATTGCTGGAATTGTAGATGTCTTATTAAATGAAAGCAACCATGATGCTGAACATCTTGTAGCTTCATCCATACAAGACATTCCTCTCATGCCAAAATCCGCACAAGCCATATTTCCAGGCAATCCGTCTGTTGTCTTGTTATACCAATAATCTGCAATTTCACGATACATATGACCGATAGTTGCATGACAACAAGGTTTCCATAATTCTACCTGAAGAATACATTCAATCCACTGAACAAGCCAAGCAAATTTATCATCCGTATTTGTAATCTCAATACAAGGAACACCCATAGGAACAAGTGTACCTTCTGGCAATGCTCTAATCTCAAGTGGTAAATATCCTAATCTGTGAAGCTCTACAATTTTATCTAAATCATAGTTGTCTCTACCAATCTGTACATCCATCGAATCTGTATAAAGAGTTAACATCTCATCTTCCGATAAATCGAAGAAATTTTTCTGAAAATATCCCATTAAATATTCTTTGATAAATGCCTGCAATCCAAAGAAAACCATTTCATTCTGATTCTCTAACATTGATTTTCGAGGCACCCAATACGACACCAATTTAGTCAAACCATTTGGGTACATGCGATCATGACACTGTTTATAAGTATCTGATAATAATAAAGCCATTGTGTTATCCATAATTTTAAACCTCCATAACCGTAATTTTTTCATGACTACCATTAAATAAACTGTTTGTGGTAAATAATCTGTTCACAGTATTATTCTCCAAAGATTTGATTAATGTTCCTTTTTCTTTATTAAGAATTGAATTCTCTGTATGAGTGGCATATGCATAAATCTCAGTTACACCATGTTTCTTCAATTCTTCTGCACTATAATAAAGTGAACCGCCATATGCGATAATATCATCAATCATTAACACAGCTTTATCTTTCAAATCAATACCATTTGTTCTAATGTCTAATCCAAGGATTTTACCAGTCTTCCAATCTCTCTTCTTTTCACCATAACAATATGGTAACTCAGGAAATAAATCTGAATATCTCTTAGCTGCACCTGCATCTGGGAAATAAAGTACAAGATTTCTCATACCAATCTTTGAAATAGCTTTATCAACATACTCTTTTGGATTTTCTTTTACACAATTATTGAGTAATGCAGTAGAAACATCGCTATGAGCATCTAAAACATAAACTGATGAAAATCCTAACCAATTGATAAAATCGCAAAAATACTTCAATGTGAATACTTCATCATCATTTTTTACTCTATCCATTCGTGCATTAGGAATATATGGAAGAGACAAATAATAATCCACATTAGTAAAAAATCTTTCAAGATGTTTCTTTACTAACATCAGATAAAATATCTCATCGTTACTCTCATAAATCCATTCAATCCAAATACAAGGAGAGCCATCATAAGAGTCTTCCTCAATGTTGTTTATATCAATATTTACTCTTGGTGTTCCATCTGGAAACTTGTTGATTGTTACAATTTCGCCATTAATTTTAATCATATTCTACTCTCCAATCACTTCGATCTGACACATCTTCATAGTTGCTAATGCAGCATTGTGAGTATCAGGTGTGACACCTGCACAACAGCTTGCATCTACTGTAATATCAATCTCAGGATAATTTGCTCTAATAATAAGTGCATTTGAAACCACACAGATGTCGGTGCATAATCCGCAAACCTCAACACTTTCAAATCCAAAATCCTTCCAGTTTAACCAACCAAAAGTAGGCTTATCAATCAGAATATCGTTCTCAATATCAAAATCTAACCTATCTGAAATCTGCCAACCAACAGTATTCTTTACACAGTGAGTAACAGGAAGATGCTTACCCTCATATGTTTCCAAATAATTCTCAGGGTGTGTGTCTCTTGTAAAGATTACCTGTTTACCAGCATCCTTGTACTCCTTAATTTTCTTTGCTACATTCGATACAATTGTCTGTGCTTCCTTTGTACCGAGTGAGCCATCAATAAAATCATTCTGCATATCTACTACGATTAATGTTTTGCTCATTTTGTTACCTCTTTTCTTTGTTCTTTCATTACCAAATGGCTAACGTTTACTGCTTCTCTCATAGCTTCTGCAAACTCATAAGCACAATCAGAAGTAAATCTTTCCTGTACTTTTGCAATATCATTTGTATCAACTTCACTATGAATCCTTGCCTCAATAATATATTTTCCGTCTTTACACTGAATGTCTACCATCTACTTATTCTCCTTATTAAGCCAATCACAATATTTCTGACAAGCCTCTTTACTTCTGAATGCGATTTTCTCTCCATATCTTTTACCATTGTGATATGCAATTACATCATCATTAAAATCATCAAAAATATTTTCTATTCTGAATTCACTGTAATAATCATACGCATCTGCATAATCCTTGTTTGGCTCGTGATTTTTAGTAAAATAGACTTTCTTTTTATCGCCGCACTTTGGTTTATATGCTTTATGAAATTTAATCTCCTTATTCAATGAAATAACTGGCTCATAGATATATGTTGGTCGAGAACATTCACACTCCTTGGTTACAGTTTCACCATTTGGATATACTGCAACAAGTTTTCTTTCTTCGTTGCATAAATTACATTTTGGTTTCTCATGAGGAACACGTTCTGCGTACCACACTTCTGAGTCTTCTAAAAGTTTCTCAAAAACTTCTTCCATTGTTTTATTGTAAAAGTCTTTTTCTACCTCTCGTTTGTAATTATCTATCTTGTACTGCAAATCTCTTTCTCTACAAGAAAAATCTAAATTTTTATCATTGTACTCTTTAACTTTTTGCCTTAATTCTATATTTTCTTTTGTCAATCTGCTGATTTCAGAGTTTACATCTTCACGTAAAATTTCTCTGAACTTTTCTTTCATTTCATCAAAAAACATTTCGCCTTCACTTGGCTCATAAAAATCATCGTATTCTGGATACATATTCTCTCCTTTCATCGCAAGAAATTCCGCATTCCTGCGAACTTCATATTATGTTATTCTTTTAACCCACTCAAAATCCATTCAACAGTAGGTTCATTCCATCCATTGCCCATCAAACTACATCTTTTTGAGTATGATAACCAACGATTGTTAAGCTGAATTTTTGTAAAATTATCAGGCAATCCCTGTAATCTTTCATATTCAACTTCTGTAAGTTTTCGTGGTCTACCCCTATCTAATACCTTCTTTTCCTGATATCCACCTGACACGCAAGTTAATGTAGACATTTTGAAATCGGGATTAAAAATACGTTTGCACATCTCAGTTGTATTAACTTTCAACTCTGCACATACACGTTTACTCATATCCAAGATTTCAAAATCTTTCTTATAAAAATATTTCTCATCTACACCATTCTCCATAATATCCTTCAAAACTAATGGAGATTCATCGGGTAATTTACCTAATGGTATGTTTGTCCAATAATATCTTTCACGATTTTGAGACGAAAATCTTCCTGAATCAATCAAAATAGGTTCTACACCAATGCATTCTGTCATTGTCTTCAGGTCTTCATCACTACTTGGTATTACATTTTCAAACATGAAATATTTGGGCTGAATTGCCCTGAGACACTCAACTGCTTTAAAGAAAATTCCTGACTTACCATCAAGCCCATTATTAACCTCTTTGCTTTCAATTCGCACTCTTGAAAGTGACTGGCAACAAGTTCCTGCCAACAGTAAATCAAATCCTTTGAACTGTTCAAAATCCGCTTCATATAAATCGCCATGATGTACCACAAACGGAAAATGGTACTGAGAAACTGCTATGGCTTCTGGCAAAATTTCATATGTATGATATTCTCTTATAAATATTCCGAGCTGCTGTAACGCATACAATCCTGTTTCAACGCCACCACATAAACTTAATACTCGTAGCCCTTGAGAATTATTTTTTTTATTATTCTCTGTCAAAATACACTATTTTACAGAGGTTACGTAACCATAATTACCTAGGAGTTACTGCTTAATTCCTTTCTTCTTAATTATTTTGTTGTAAAATCCTATGGAATTTGCACGTCTGCAAAAACCATAAGAAAAAAATATTTCTTGTTACTTTTACTTTTGGGAAATTTGGCTGAGTCGCCAAGATAGAAATTTCTATGTATGATTATTCTTCGTCTTGAAATGATTTAATTCGATTTTCTAAATAATCAATCTCATCATTCCAATGGTCTATTAGCATGTCTTCGATTTGATGCTTTGCATCTTCTATACTGTCTGCAAACAACGTATCATATTCAACATTTAGTTCTTTTGATACATATATAAATATGTTTTCGTCTGTCTCATCTTGTACAAAACCAGCTACTACATTTTCATCATCTTCTTCATAAAATTGACTAAAATGTAACCTGTAACATTCCTTACCAAAGTCATTCTTTTCACCTGTTTCCCAATATTTCTTCACTTTATCACCTCGCTTAATTTGGCTGATCAGCCGTGAATAGAATTACTTCTATATTAGATTATTCTCTATTTGAAACTTTTTTAATTCATCTTGAATCATCTTCTGCATATCTTCTTTGTCAAAAGATATATTTGCAACTGGAATAACTTTTGCATTTAGATTAACATCACCAATAATAGCTTTGTCAAACGCTTCTAAAAACATTTCTGCAATTTCCTTTTCATAATTACCACATATACCTTTGAAATCAATATCTGCAATTACTCTTGAAAAGAAATCCTTGAACTTGCCAGCGCTAAAATCTCGTTCATATTCTCTCGGAATATCAATTGTTATTTTCACTCTCTCACCTCGCCAACTTTGAACCATAATATGTGATGTGTACCTTCACTTTGAAATACTCACCACAATTATGACATTTTACTTTTACTTCTTCACACCAACCTTGTGTTACCAAATTCATCAAACCATATTCCATAAATCCATCTTGATATTCTTTCTTGCAATATGGACATTTTGGATATGTAAATTTACTTTTTCTCATATTTTACCTCGCTTATTCTCTGTATGGTTCAGGCAACGGCATCCAAGCTTTCATGCCACCATTAATTCTTCCCCAAAACCATGTCCCATCATAGCGTTGTCTTTGTACTTTTGTTACCATGCCTCTATTCGTAGTAACAAGTACATTAATTACTTTCTTACCTTCGTATCTTTTATCATCTTCGGGCATTTGTCCTTCGACACATTTAATCCATTCCAATTATTCTCTCACCTCACTGTCCAAAGATTTCCCCAATAATTTTCAACTTAATACTCTGACCAAATTCTGAACCAGCAGCTTTTGGATGACCACCGCCACCAAATAAACTTGCTACATCTTTACCAAGATCAATATCTTCTTTAACGGTTCTATAAGATACCGTACAACCATCAATATCAATCATTGCCACAAAATCAATTTCAGGATGCATTTTACAAAGTTTATTACCTAATTCACTAACAAACCTATCTGCAAATACAAAACCACAAACCTTACCACACATAGGAGTGGTAAACATAGTTTCATTCTTCTCTTCGATATATCTATCAATTTCATCCTGTTTAATTTTCAGGATAACTTCATCTTTGGCATATAATCTTGGGAATACCTCATCATGGATTTCTGAAATGCACCAATGAATAAAATCATCTCGACCGTAAAGATATAATAAATCATTTATCTGCTTACAAATAACACCTTCATCACCGAGTTCTGACCATCTCCAAGTGTCATAATCTCTCACAAGTTCAGCAAATTTCTCTAACGCTTTATTATTCTCTAACTCTTCACTCAGACAACCATTCATACCTAACCAATGATAAAACAACATAGTTCCAGATGTTTTAATTCCTTTGGAATCTTCGATAACTACATCACACCAATCATACTTATTTAATCCAAGAGCTGTTGGATGATGATCTAATAACTGAACATTGCCTCTTTTATTCAGCAACTCAGCAGTTTCTTCATTGACACGAATATCGGTAATATAAATTGGGATTGTGTCGTCCTGTTCTGTTTCTAAATATTCCTTTACAGTTGAATCAATATTGTCGTAATCACAATATGAAATTTCTACATTATCTTTACCAAATACAAGTTTTGCCAAAATACCACAACCGATTCCATCAAGATCCGTATGTGAAAATAATTTAACCATGTAATCTCCTCTCTGCTATTTCTAATAATTTTTCTTTCTCATTTATATATTCTCCACTAATGACTGAATCCAACAGATTATTTAATACCTCACCAATTTCTTTTCCTGGCTTATATCCAATAGTAATTAACTCCTTACCATTAACTGCTAAATCCTTTAGAGAAAAACATTCATCATCCTGTAAGACTTCTTCTAAAATATATTCGATGTTATCAATCTTCTGTAATCTTGTTTCCTGATTCATGCCTGCTTGTGCTTTAATATCGGCTCTACGAATATTTAATAATCTTCTAAATTGTTCTTCTCCAATTTTATTAAGCCATCTCTTGACATATTTCTTTCCAACCTCAAAAGTAGCATCATGATAATAAACTAATTCAACAACCTTTTCTCTTGTGTCATTATCAAATCTTAATCGCTTCATTATTTCATCAGTCATATCAGCACTGACTCTTCCATGACCTTTGAAATGTCTAATGCCATCCTCGACATCTTGATAACAATGTGGCTTTCCAATATCATGAAAAAATACAGCCAATGATGTAATCAAATCTCTTGGATTCAAGTCTGGTTCACAATCACATTCATAAGCTTGTACTGCATGTACTGTATGATTCCATACATCATAGATGTGATATGGATTATTCTGTTGAAAGCCAAACATATCTTTAATTTCAGGAATGAACAACGAGAATACTTCACGGAATAATCCTATCTGTATATAAAACTCGCTTGATAATGCAATCTTACAAAACTCACTGTTGATTCTCTCAATAGATATATTCTCTAAATTCTTATACATTTTATGAATGTTCAAACTTACATCAGAGTCAACTACAAATCCCAATTGTGAAGCAAACCGAATAGCACGTAAAATCCTTAAAGCATCTTCTGAAAATCTATCCTCTGCTCTACCAACACATCTGATTTTATAATGCTCAATATCTTCCATACCATTAAACGGATCTATAAGACCAATTTCATCATTGTATGCCATCGCATTGATTGTAAAATCTCTACGCTTTAGATCTTCTTTAAGACTTCGTGTAAATGTTACGCTATCAGGTCTACGGCTATCTGAGTAATTACCGTCAATTCTGTAAGTGGTACATTCATATCCCTCACCGTCAATTACAATGGTAATAGTTCCATGTTGCAAACCAGTTTCAATAATTCTCTTGTCCTTGAATACTTCTATCATTTCATCTGGCGTGGCAGAAGTTGTAATGTCATAATCGTGAATTGATCTGCCAAGAATACTATCTCTCACGCATCCTCCTACCAGGAAAGCTTCATATCCATTATTCTGTAAAGTATGAATAATTTCATTTGCACCAGATGGAATTTCAATTTTCAATCTTTTCATCAAAATTCACCTCAATTTTCGGTTCATCAATAAACTTTGCCAATAGTCCTTCATGGTAGAATACCTTGTCACTTTCAGTAATTTCTTCTCCCAAGAAATATCTAAGTACGAATGGCATCATATAGTTGTCTAAACATTTGAACTCAATACTATATTCTCCATTTTCTTTGTAGATTTTTTTACAGTATCCGTCAGTACCATTGATTTTGTGGAGCGAAAATAATTCAACTCTGAATGGGATATTAGATTTTGTACTTAATCTTTCTTCAACACAATTTCTCACAAGATTTAACATGTGCAAATTACTTACTGTTGTCATATCATAAACAATCTCATCATTTGAAAAGAATACAATTCTCTCTTCACCAATGATGTCATATAATAACGATAATGTCTGATCCATAAGGTACTTTTCATATGTGATGTGTCTTTTGGGATTGCAATTACCCAAAATTACCTGACGAATATATTTACTATTTATAATATGTTCGTTATCTGTGAATTGAGAAATAAAATCTTCCCATGTATCAGTTCCAAGAAATATATTTTTATCATATTCGTGTAAAGATGAAAAATTAGCCTTTCTCATATCAATACTGATAAAAACTCTTCCAGTATTAGTTGGCTTAAATATATCTTTATTAGATAAATTTTTATGAATCACAGTGAATTTGTTCATATCTTCCGCATTAAATCTCTGATATGCCTCTGACTCTTTGATACTTGTAATAGCTGCATCCTTTACATGATTATATTCTTCAAAATAATCCTGCTCACAATTATACCACTGTAATTCGCTTGCAAATCTAATCCACTTGTCAACAGTTCCATAGAACTCATCAAAAAGCTTAATTCTATCTAAAAAGTATGGCTCTTGGAATAATCTAATTGGTATATTGCAATCCTTACAGAATCTTTCTTTCGCTCTATTTGATATTTCCATCAGATATCTCCTTTCACAATTCTCTCATTTACATACATCTTAAATTCATTGATTTTCTTATAATCAGGTTTATCAGGCAAAGATGTATTTTCTTTTGCGTATTCAAAACGTTTTTCATATTCATTCAATAAATCATAGAACTCAGAAATAGGTTGTCTATTTTCATCTAAATATTCTCCATTTCTAATACTCATGAGTAAATCGTGCTCATCTGATCTATAAGTGATAATCTCTTCCTTTTCCAGAATATCAATACACATCATATATAATCGAATCAAATGAGCCATATGTTTTCCTAATTTATCATGGGCTACAGCCTTTTCATTTCTTTTACCAAATTTGCTATAACTACTAACAATGGACTTCATTTCGTTCCACATGCCAGCCCAATCTCTTAACGGATAATGTTGCAAGTTTACATCCATAAAAATCTCACTATCATATCCTTCTTGAACAGCCTTATCAATATATAGTTTCACATCACTATTTTCATAAGGATAATATCTGTTTTTAAATTCATATCTTGCATTGTTGATGCTTTTTAAAATGTAGGCTTCATTTTCTGCCTGACCAACCAATCTCGCAGCCTTATTTTCCATACGTCTTAGCTGAGAACCTGCATATCCTCCAAAGGTATGAACACAAATCTGCGAAAGAAACATTTTTCTATTGTCCAATAATTTTTTACCAATTTCAGATAAATGTAAGTAATGTTCTGGTAGACAACCAAGTTGTTCAATTGTATTAGGGTTGCTTGACGTTAAAAGTTGAATCATTTTATTAAACGAATACATAGTTGTATCTGTATCAACATCTACCACCTGTTCAAAGTCTGTCCCAAGTAAAATATCTGATTTGCTGTTGAGTGCAATACCTCTTACATCTAAATCAGATCCTTCTTTATCCATTCCATATGCATGACTTCCACCAAGAGTTAAGATAATGATATTGTTACCCAAATTCTTATCTGTTCTCAGGAAGTCATACTCTTTTGATTTTAATTTGTCCTTAATCTGTTCAATTGTCATTGTCTTAACCTCCAAAATTTCATAAGAAATGTGCGATTCTTGTTACTTATCACATCTTTCCATTTTTATATCCAAAGCCTTTTTATTTAATTTTTCAATCTTCTGCTTTGGAACAATACTTTCAACGACTCCGTAAAGCCTACTTCTACAATCTTTACACAAATTAAACCCATGAACTTGAATTAAATCACATAGTTCACCATTTATAAAAGTGGCTGCAATCGGTAACGAATATTCATTATATTTATCAACTTCCTTATCACATAAATCACAAAAATATCTAACCATATATTCTTTCTTTTCTAAAACCCAAAGAATCGAAGTTTTCTTACTAATATTCTTCTGCTATATCATCATATTCGCTTGACAGATATTTAATCAAATCTTTATAAATATCTAACTGATGTTCATGTAAATAATTACATAGTTCAATATCTGTATTGAAAAACTTTTCAACAGCAGTTGAATTAGCCCATCTGTCAAAAGCACTTTCTGTTGTAACTCTAAGTAACCATCTGTTTCTAGTTCCGCTATGAGGCTCTACTATCATAAAAATAACTGTATCTGTTCTTGCTTCTAAATGACCTTCGTATTCATAAATCTCGTAATCCTGACCATTGTTTACTTTGTCATTCTCAAACCATCTTCTTATATTTTCCATTTTTACCGATCTCCTTGTTTTGTGATTAGAAAAATAGCTCATCAATCGACAAGTCCATATGTTCGTATAAGTCAACAATTCTTGAATCATTTTCATCTAACCCAAGTAAGAAACAACCACCTTCTCCTTGCTCAATTTTTACAATCTCATTCTTATGAAATTGTTCTATATCTATTTTTAATCTTCTAATACCGTAATATTTATATAAATCTTCTATTGCTGAGTTCAAACCATCAATCATTTTTTTATATTGGGAACTCAAGTCAAAATCGTATAAACTATTAATACTGTTTTCAATTTCATTATAAATATCTATTAAATTCGTCATACTTTATACCTCCACATGAAATCGAACTTTCTTACCAAAACAGTTCTTCAAATTCGCAGAAATATTCTAGTGAATACCACTCTTCTTTATCTATATCATTTTTGATTTTTATACAATCTCCATCAAAACCAGTAACTAAATATTGTTTTCCATCTGTTAAATTAAACTGTTCCCCTCTATTATTCGAAGTAACTGGTTTCCCAATTTCAATATTGACTATATTTTTATGCATAACACAATTCATAATTTTCACCTCACAATCCAAAGAACTTTACTTCAATATTTCTATTCTTATTTCTGTTCCTTCATAATTACCTGTTATATGCCTTTGGACTACAGATATTCCCTCTTGATATTCATTAATAACATTCTCTAAAGATTCCATAATGTCATAAAAGTCTTTAAGTAGCCAAGGATGTGTATAAGATATATGAATTCCATCACATAAAAATCTCCAAAGAAAATCTTTTGCTTCGCTTTTACAACGCCACTCCTCTTCATATTTAAATTCCATAGAACCAACATAATCATAATATTCAAAATCATCAACTACTACGTCTCTATTAGTACAGCCAAAATCTTCGGCATTCCTTAAACTGTAATCACCGTCTGTATATAATGTATAACTAATATTTATTTGCATCTTCTCGCCTCACAATCCGAAGAAATCGACTTTCTTAATAATCGTTTCCTATCAAACATACAAAACAACTGCACTCCATACAAACACCATGCCCAGTTTCAGAACATTCTTCTGCAACTTCACATAATTTTTCAGGAATTTTTGTTACATAATATCCGTTGTCTCTTAAAAATTCTATTGCTTCTTTAATTTTTGTTTCCATATTTACCTCCTATTTTTCCAAAGAAAGAGAATTTTCATCTCAATTCTAATCCCATCTTTTCTTTCAAACATACAGCTTTTTCTTTCGTAAGAGTTCTTGATAAAAGTTCTCCGTCAACATTATAGACTGTAATAATTTTAAAGTCTAAATCTGAATAAAGGAAAATATCAATCATCTCAATATTTTGTGTTGTTACAATATAAGGTTGTTCTTTTCTTGCAATTTCTACCCACTGTGGTAACTCACTATAATGCGTTTTTTCGTCGGGATAATAAACCATATCATTATCTATGTCTGCATTTAGTATCTCTTTTGCATATTTTTCAACCAAATTATTTTTTCCTAATAATAAAATCATCTGTTTCTCACCTCACAAATTACCCACGTTTCAAAAAGCTTTCAAAGCTATTTTTCATATATGTATAGTTAATTCTTTGATCTGTGCTAAAACCAGAACTATTTTTCTGATACTTTTGAATCCACTGTTCAAAATCTATGTCTTTTTCATTTTTACAAGCATAAGCCATAAGCGCAACTAACGCTGTTTTACACTGCTTGTACACTTCCGAATCAACTCTTACGCAATCATCAATCATGTTTTCATAACATTCAATGTCTTCTTCGATTACATTTGAATTTACATTTTTCTGAACAAACGAAAGTGTAGTTTCTTCTTCGACATCTTCTTCTTTAATATTCTCTGTTTCTTTTGTCGTTATTGATTCGTTGGCTAAAAAATCTTTTAAAAGTGTTTCTAAAATATGTAATTTGTCTGTAATCATTCCTTTATCCTTTGTAGAATTGCATGTATCAATTTCCGCAAATGATAAATTGTTTGTTTCTTCAGTTCCTTTTGGTTTTCTAGTATGCTCTACAACAACTTTTACGTTCTTTAACTTCTCAAAGTCGTTTAAGAATTCTCCAAATTTTTCATCGGGGTATCCTGTTTTATCAAACCTGTCAAAAAGCATAAACCATATAAGTGCATTTTTCTCACTAAACAGCTTTCCTGTTGTCGGTGTTACAATGTTATACAATCTATCAAGATATTCATTGAACTTATTAAACATCTCCTTGGTTGCATTCTCATTTAAAAACTTTCCAAGCTGCATTGCATTTCTTTTCCACTGATCAAAGAAGTTAAGACCCATAATTGTTTCATTTACAATCTTATCAATAGTTCCATTTCTATCTTTAACATCGGAAAATTTTGCACAATCGCTAAAGAAATCATGTCCAGATAATTCTTTAACATCTTTTGCAACATTGCACATATAGGTGATTGTTTTTTGGGCAACGTTCATTTTCGCTCCACTGTTATATCTAACAATATGTCGCCCCACTTCTTCATCACTACAATCAAGATGTTTTACTACCTCTACTGGACAATTATTAAAATCTTCCTTTAATCTTTCTGGTAATTGAGCATAACTTTTTCCTTTTAAGTCAAAAGAAACGATTTCATATACTGTATTACCATCTTCATCTTTAACAATTTTTCCATTTTCATCTTTTTTTACTTCTTGATACTCAATCACTGATGGATTTATTTTTTTACCAAGTGCAAATTTACCTGCTTTATAATTTTCTATTGTGGTACATCTCTGTAATCCATCAATCAGCCACAAGATAACACCATTATCTGTAAGCTGTTCACAAATCTTAATTGGATCAAAATCTTCATTCTGAATAACGGTTACTATAAAATTATCTCTAACCTCTTCTTCCCATTGACCAGATTTTCTCTGCTGTGGATGATCATTTCTCAGATCTTCTCTTTCAATCATTCCACATATTTTAGATGCCATGCAGGTATCTTTTTTTACCTTATCTCTTATTAATTTCATAGAATTTTTCCTCCCATCAAACTCTTTAAAGGCTTAGTTTTTTCATCAGAAGTAATCTTTTTTAAAAGATTGTCATAATGAAATGATTCAATATGTAAGATTTCACAAATCTCTTCTTTTGTGTATTTATCAGCAAGCATCATAATTATCTTGTATTGCAAAGGAGACAAACTATTCAAGTAATCATTAACTTCTTGATGCCATTCAGATTTTGTTTCTCTTATAAAAATATTCTCCACACGAAAATCTGAAGCTATCGTATCTCTAATTTCCTTTCCTTCCTCTGTCGTTACATCTAATGTTAATGGTTTAAGAATTACTTTTCTTTTTTTCTTCTCTCCATTCTCTTCGTAGTACTCATAAATAATATCTCCATTTCTATCCCTTGCATAATTAACACGTTTATCTCGCATTCTATCTCTTGTCCAATCTAAATACGAGCGTTTAATATTTGTTGTCAAATATGCTCCGAAATTATCATTCCTTGAGCAATCATAATTTTCAACTGTCTCAAGCAATACCTTCATCGCATCACTTAACAAATCATCAATTTCCATATCTGCAACACCCTTCATGGATATTAGCGGCAGACAAATTTTCTTTAATTCTCGTAAATCATTGCGGCAATATCTATCAACTATTGCCAACTGATCGGGTGATAAATTTGTTTTTTTTACTGTCACTTTCGCATGTCTCCAATCATTTTTGTCTCTAATATCTCTTTAAAATCCAGTTCATCATCTTTGATTTGACTATGTTTTGTCTCTGAATAACACTTTGGGCATCTACAAAACTTTTCATGCTTGTCCTTAGAAAATGACATCACACCAACCATAGATATGTAACACCTTTTACAAATCACCATTTTCGTCCACCTCCACAACTCGGTATGTATATTTACGATCAAATAATCCATCAATAGCCTTTTGTGTACGTTCTCTGCTGATTTTTGTATCATCAATTTCTTCTAAAATACTATGTATGATTAACATTTCATCTTTGAGTTGTCTTCTATTTCTTCTATTCTCTCTTATCTTTTTATATACAAGCCAAGCAGAATAAAGATCCTTCGGTGTTTCAAGTTCAATACTATGTAAAGCATCCATCAGAGCCGCATCAGAAGTGTGTAATTCATCTTCCAATTCAACATATCTTTCTCTTGCTTCTTTAAAAATATCCGAACATGCACCAAATTTTTCAACCCATTGCGTAATATTATCAGAAGGTTGATAATCTGTGTTTTCGATAATTTTCTTCGACTCTTCTTTTACAATTTTCTGAACAGGTGTTTCCATTTTAATATCAGGAATACACTCTATCCGAAAATTCAGATTTTTAAGAGTCTTTGGAAGCGACTTTAGAATATTCTTTGCTTTCTGTTCTGTAAATCTCCCCATATTTTTTTCTTTGCATGTTTCGGCTTTACCATTTTCACTTAGTCGGATATATACATTTTTATTATTCTTTATAACAAAATCCAACTATATCATCCCCTCTCTTTTATTTTTTAATGGATCATGTCTGACTTGAACAGACGACTTCTCGGTTATGAGCCGAGCGTTCTAACCAACTGAACTAATGATCCAGACCGACATATGGAAGGTATATATCAAATAACGAAACAAAAAGTATATGTCGGTTATGTAACTCGTTAGTGAGTTATTCTCTATAAGAACTTATGCAGCTTATAGACTGCACTTACAGAAAAAATATCTGCGTTCTGAGGACTTACTGGGTAGAAAATCCCCATAACAGGGCATACTGGATTCGAACCAGTGAATACATGAGTCAAAGTCATGTGCCTTACCTCTTGGCGAATGCCCTATAATATTATTCTCCATATTTAATTGTGCAAATTAGGAATTTTAATTGCAGAAAACGCTTGAAACTTGACTTTCTTTCGAAATATATGTAAAATAAGTACAAGCGATATTTCGCTTCTGCAATGGCTTAATGCTGTTGTATGTATTTGGTTGATAGAGTCAAGTAGAAAGCTGTTGGCGCAGCGTTTGAATCGCTTGGCTCTATCTTTTTTGTCGCTTACAAAAATTATAATACTCCAAACAAATGTTCTTGTCAATCATTATTTCGAACAGGTGTTTGTATCATGTTCGGTTTTTGTTCGATATTTTTATTATATCATATTTTGAGTCCTATAATCAGGACTCTATCTGGGGAAATTTAATATTGTGTACCATAAATTCCTGTACTCCCTCTAATGAAAGCAATCCAAAGAAATCATTATTCTGATAGTCAACTGTATTCGCCTTGTTAATTATTCTTTTCCCCTCATCAATAGTAATTTGTCTTGGTCTTGTATGAATAAAAGTCATTCCATTAAAAGAATCAATCCATATCATACCAGGAGCTTCATCAATTATCTGTTTTGCCTTTTCTTTACTTACATACATTACGCCCTCGCCTCCTCTAATCTATATTCAGTTCCAAAAAACAAGCCGTTGAAACAAGCTTTATCTATAAGTTTTCGTTCATAAGCATCAGTAATATTTCCAAGTCTTTCAATAACTTCGTCCTTGGATATTGTTATAATTTGTTCTCCGAGCACCATAGAATACTCTGTTAAACCATTATCATCATCTGCATTAATGCAACTATGAACAGGCATGTTTATTTTTTTTAGCTTAGTTGTCAAAGGCATCACTGTAATTATAGAAGCATGTTTTGTTCCTATTGGATTGCTTATGATAACATATGGACGTTCTTTAGTCTGGACTGATCCTTCGCCTTGATATTTGATTTTCGCTTTTATAACATCGTATCTCTGTAAATCCATATGTACGTCCTCCTCTCTTTGTTATTTATGTACTTGGATTACCTTTGATACTTTGCATTATAGTCCATATATCTTAAATAGTCAATATATATCTTAATTTTTCAAGATATAATAATGTATAAACTTTTTACTTATATCTTGTATATTTTGTATATATCTTATATAATTAAGATGTATCTTAATCATTTGAAACATAGAGGGACAAAAATGGAAGTAGCTAACACTAAACAAATTCTTCTTAAACTTAAGACCATAATGCTTGAAAAAGATATAAAGAAAAAAGAACTTGCCGAAAAATTAAATATCTCACAGGCTGCATTAACGTCACGATTTAAGCAAGAAAATATTTCAATCAATAATTTACTCGAATTATGCGATGCATTAAATATCTATTTAGATATTAATTTCATTGATAAGGACGAAATCACATAAGTATGTCCTATTTTTTTATTTTATTACATTGGCAATCCTACATTTTGTTAACTAACATTTGCCAGTTCAACATTGATTTTAAACTTTGGGGTACAATTTTTTTGATAAATTGCACTCGTTGAAAAATATTTGCTCCCCGCAAAATCTCGCAATCTTGCTCTTTCACTTAATCCACCATCTACCGGCGAATACCCAACTTGTTTCATGATGAATTTAATCATCCATCCTATACTCCGCCTATTTGGAGCATTGTGATCGGGAGCGTCATGATTCAAAGGAAAACCTTTGCAATTTGCAAATTTCTCTTCGAGATCTTTCACAACTCCCGTAAGCGCGGGTAATCCCAAATCCGACACCACTATCATCTTATTGATGGAATCTGCCGAGGATAAAAAATCCACAATTGCCACAATGTCACTGTTATTCACGTCTAACTTTGTTTTACTTAAGAAAGCCCTACCTATTTGATTCATATTAATCATCCAATCTTATGTCGTTTATTGTCATTAACTAATAGTTATTATATTCATAAGATTCATAAAAGTCAATAGAATATCACAAACATATTTATAGGATATCGCAAACATATTTATAAAATTCTCAGTTCATTTGCCATATTAATTGCAGCTTGATATTTATCAACATCATCAGTAAGCATTCTTATAATCTTTCCAAAATCATCAGACTTTAATGAGACAACTGGCATATTTTTAACTATCTCATCTCCCTTACCAGCAAGCACGTTATGAATGAATTCTCCATGGTCATTAATCAACTGTCTATTTTTCTCTTCTGTTAATCCAATATAATTCATTGTCATTTGTAAATCAGTATGATTGAACAATTTCTGCAATGACAAAAGACAATCAGGATCAAACGGGTGTGTCTTATGAATCCAATACCCGAAGCTTTTACGAAGGCTGTGACTTGATATAGGATATCGAATACCAACATCCTCAACCGCTTTTTTTAGTTTCTTTCTATAATCATCTGTTTGCCACTTTACAACATCATTGTATTCTATAATATAATATAAATAATCTCCAAGACTCTTGTATTCTTTTTGCTTATGAAAGTCATCCAAAATTTTCTGCTTTCTCTTATCAGAAAAATCTTTATTTAAATAACCACACCATGTTTCAATATTCATATAAAAAGGTGTATTAGGATGTCTTAACAGCCATAATGTTTTAGGTATATAACTGAATATATATTCATTATAATGTTCCATTGGGTCAATTTTTACGTGTGACAAATAATTGTCAACCGCCTCCCAAACCATATTACTTACAGGAAGATTAGTGATCTTTCCAGTTTTCTGTTCCTCGATGGTATCAATTTCACTCTTACGATTTCCGTTCTCGTAATACAGATCCGACCATTTCATCATAACTGTATCACCAATTCGTCTACCAAGAAGCAATTCTAATAATGTAATAAGATATCCGTCCCATTCTTCATTTTTTTCAAACCACTCAATAACATTCTTGATATCTTCCATGTTCCAAAATGGCTGCACCTCTGTTTTACCTTTTTTCTTAGTCGCATAATCTCTTGTCTGTGCCATATTAAATAACCTCTCTTTCTATATGTATTATTCTCCGTTTTTATAGTATCTATCTCTAATTTGTTCGGCTCTATCATATGCCTCCAATAAATCGTCACACCATCTAATTTCTATATTCTTAGTTTGTTTTCCGCAACAAGGTTTATTAAAACAAGCTAGATCCTTTATATGCCATTTTTCACGCTGATGACCTCCACGCTGAATTCCAGATCCAAGTTCATTTATTTTCATACAATTTAAACATAAAAATTTTGAACTTCTCTTTGGATTTCCCATATTCATTTTTCGTCACCTCTTTTCTGTAATAAAAAAAAGAAGCAGTTGATTCCTGCCTCTAATATTATTATACTGTAGTTCTATTTTATTATTTTTTCAAATCTATCATCTATAATCATGTGTTCTGGTTCATCGTTCCATACGTTTAAGATAACAGTTTTATCTTTTTCTTGAGTTAATTCGTACCAATGACAATGATTATCATCAGGATAATCATCTTTATCGGTTACTATATAAATATCTCCAATATTTATTATAAAATCTGGATTACTCATCTCAAGACATTGTGAATTAACTTCACGTTTACATTTTAATTTATCACCAATATTATATAACATATCTACCTCCACTTGAAAGCAATTTTTCTTTGGGTTATTCTTCTAACATTTTCTCAACTTTATCAAGCTGTGACTGAGCCATTGACTTTCCAGTTCTATTGAGCATTAAGAAATATTTTAATACTGCCTTTCTATCTGCTTCTCTTACTTCTCCTTGCACAATATGATGGTTTAAGAAAACATTTTTATCTTTAGCCGATAAGTCATTGTAATAAACTCCGTTATATTGAAATCTATTCTCATAAAAATCAATAATTGTGCTTAATCTCTGCTTACCATCAAGTATTTCATATCCATTACCTGTCTCAGCCCATTTCTTATCATCTAAATGAATAAAAGCAAATTTACCTATATCAATATTATTAAAAATACTATCTATAAGTAACTGTTTGTCTTCTAATTCCCAAACATACCCTCTCTGATATTCAGGGTTCATATCTACTCCAAAAGCATAATACTTGTGGATAAGAGATTCAACCATTGAATTATTAAAATTAATTTTTACATTCTGATTTTTACTAAACTTTGAATTTCCATTAGTAAGTGGTCTAACGCTAGTCCATCCAGCAACTCTATATACTTCTCTATCATAAGGATTTCCATAATTTTCTTCAGTAGAAATACAATGTAAACCATACACCTTTCCATCATACAACACTTCTTTTACTGTACAGTCTTTTAATGCACCATATTTTACCTTATCTCCTACTTCAAATTTATAGGTTGGCTCATTCAGATGTGGTACTTCATCTTTAATAAAGCTTAATCCATTTTCTCTTTCTTGCTGTAACTGTTCTTCTATGGTTAATTCTTTATTTACTTTCTTTCTCGCCATTTAATCATCTCCTTCTATTTACCAAGAAATCGTCATTTCTTTTAACAATAGTTATCCATTGCTGGTATGTCTTGACTTGCAACAATATGTTCATCTTTTATTTGTGGAGCTGAATCAATAAACTCACCATTGAAATTAACTAGAGCTATTGTATCACTTTCAATACAAATAATTCGTGCTTCAGGATTATATACCTGAATCCTTTTTAGAATATATTCCATTTTATCAAAGCATTTTTGCATATCACGAATGTCTTTCTCTTTAATGCCATTGGTCATTTTATATCACCCCCTCTAATCTACTTGTATAGAATTGATTCTAAATCATCAATGACAATTTCCAGCTGCCTCTTTACCTCTTCTTCTTTAATTTCTGTAAGAGATATTTTGTAGTCTTTAATCTTCTCTTCAATTTGATCACAACACCATGTAGGATTATTTCGTTTTCTATCCATCTATATCACCTCTTCCAATCTTCCAAGTAATTCATTCTTTCTTAGTTGAAAATAAACTGAAAATCTTTATCATTTATTTCCACTGTGATAAGTTCTTTATTGTTGTCAAGAATATCTACAACTGCACTTTCATATTTTGCATATGCTGGGGTGCATTCATATTCCTTGCCCTCTGTAAAGTGGTCGTCTGTTTTTCTACAAATAGCTTTATTATTTTTCATTCATATTACCTCTTCTAATCTTCCTAATAAATCATTTTTTACTTCAATTATCGCATTCAACCTACCTTTAATCTGTAAATCATATGGACTATCAGTATTTTTTAATAAATCTTCAAGTCTGCCAATTTCTGTATCAAGCTCATTAATATATTCTCTTATCTTTTCTCTCATATCTGGCTGATTTTCATACTGATACAGTTTTTGTAATGGTTCTTGCATTTTTTGATTAGAATCTAAATCAGCATCTGCATATACAAACATACACTGATTTTTTATAAATGGCATATCCCAATTTAATTTCTGTATTAATTTACTAATTGTCTTTCACCTCAATTCCAAATATCTCACAAAAATCTTTGTCCTTAATAATATCAGCTATCTTAAAATATCTTCTTGCAATCTCATTAAACATATCCCTTTCACAAATTGCTTCCGCTGCTTTAGGATGATTGCTTTCTATAAAAGACTTATATTCTATTACTAAATCAGAAAATAACTCTTTTTTATTTTCTCTTTTACAACTAACTCTAATATAACTATCATAGCATTCTTTTAATTTGTCATTTGGAATACCTATAAATAAATTTCTTCTTAACATAATATTCTCCATTTCTATACCAAAAGAAAGTTAAATTTCATCTTGATATATTTTATTTAACCAGTCATTCATGTTTCTGTTTTCAAAATATTCAATCAAAAAATTTTTCTGCTTGTTTGTTATTCTCTTGTTATAATCTCTTGTTACGGAAAAGTTATATCTATGAGGATTATGAAGCAGAACGAATCCCATTTTACATAACACATCACCTGGTTCTTCGTTAATTTTCAAATCAATTTTCCCATTTCTATATTGTTCCAATAAATATTGACTCGCCCATGCTTGATGCTCTCCAAAGTCAGCAGGATAAAACTTTCCGTTAGGAGCAAGCCAACCATAATCTTGATTTGTATCTTCTTTTAATTCGTTGCATTCGCATGAAACTATCTTGTTTCCAATAATCTTTTTTCTTCCGCTTATTATATCCCACGCATCAGAAGCACATTTATCTAAGAAGTCGCCCATATTCTTCATCTCCTTCCATTTTGAATCTTAGATTCCATTTAAATTACACTTCGCTTTTCAAATACTTCATAAATCGTTCATCGCATTCTTCTGTTCGTTCAGATTCAATACATTTTCCATATAATTTTCTGCAATCTTCACAAGTGAATATCGCAGCTTTGTTAATATACTTAGGATTAAAGTCATATTCTTCACACAATATATCGTTCAATCTTTTGAATTGTTCCGTCGTCATATTTGTAATCTGATCTATAAGAGCCAGCTTCATTCTATCAATATTCTTCATACTAAATTCTCCTTGTGTTTTTAATTGACTATAACACATCAGAGATTTTCTGCCTACGGACATCGTTACCGTTTTATGAAGAAATTAATTTTTAACCAATCATTTTCTGTATCTTGTTATAATCAATTTGTGTATATAATTCTTTATTGAATTTTTTCAATTCTTCTGATTTCTCGCATTGCTCGCAATATTCATCAACATTTTCAAAGAAATCATTTTCTGTTTCCATGTACCAATCACACCATTCTTTCTCTTCTTCATCCCACATCTGAAGACCACCTACATTTGAATAGTCTGGTTTTACATTATTTTGTAATTGAAACAAATCATACGCTGCTAAAACATCCATCATTTTCTTTCCGTCTTCTACTGTCTCAACTGGAATATAAAACGTTTGTCCAATACCTATTTGTGGAATCCACCATACTCTTAATTTGCTCATATTACATTCTTCCTTTCTATTTTATGAAAACTTGGATTCATTGGCTATTATTTGTCTTCTAAGTCCAAAACATTTTTTACAGCATCTTTTATATAATCCATTTCAAATTTGTAATTCACCATTTCTCTTAACGATTCTTCTAATTTATACGAAATGGATTCTTCAACTACATTTCTCACATAGTTTATCATAACCTGATCCCATTGATTGTTGCAGCATTTAGACACATCTACATCGGAGGCTGCATCCATATTATAATCACTCCAATCATATTGTGTATTCATAAATGTTGTAGATAAATCATTGTCTTCACACTTTCCATACAACCATTCTGCAACAGAAATCGAATGTAACTCTTTGCCAATTTTATTAAACACATTATCATCTGTAAATAACCAATATTCTTTATCACTTGACAAATAGCAGGTTTTTTCATTATTTAATCGTTCCGTAATTTCGTCTGTTAGCCATTCAACACTCACAATTTTCATGTAATTTATCTCCAATCTTCAAATGAAACTATTATTTACTTTGTTCTCTTTGTTGACCATCAATCTCAAAATTAGATTGTTCTTCCATGATAATTCCAATACTTTTCATATAGTCCTCTTCTAACGTAAGCACTGTCTCAATTGTATCTTTGTCAATATTACATCTTTCTGCAATAAAATTTATTGCATCTTCCCATTCATATACTGGCGTATCATTCATAATACTATTCTCCTTTCTACATTCTACACAATATCATTTAACAACTCAATCGCTTCATCAAGTTTTTCACTCGCTTCTTCCATACTATCAATTGCATCTTCAGAACACATTCCTCTATAACTGCTTTGTAATCCTTCTGGCATATTGTCAAATGCATCCTGTTCTTCGCTTAATATAGAAGACAACTCACTTGATATCTGTTTTAGTTCAGATTGTGTACTTTGAAGTTTTGCTTTGAGCATATTTATCTTTTCTCTTCTATTCTTATTCATTTTGCTACTCCAATCTAAAAACAATCAACACCCCATACTTTATTTAATACTTTCGGATCATCTGGTATTTCGCCACATGTTTTTGTCGGGATATTTAACTTATTATACTCATCCTCACTGATTTCAATTCCGTAATCACCAGGAGCAGATTTATTAAAATCATCTCTATAGTGTGGCGATTTCTCTTTATAATAAAATTTATAATAACGCCCATTTGCTCTGTTGTTGTCATATCCCTCACATAATGTAGCGATTACTTTTCCTGTGCTAATTTCTGTTGTTACATTTCTTCGAAATCGTGGATCATACTTATTATAAGCAAGATATCCATGACTTAAGCTCCATTGTTTATTTTTTTCATCATTAGCTGACATTCGTTTTACTTCATCGTCAAAATTATCCCGGTAAACCTTGCCGGAATTTACACCTATTGTAAGATCATGTCGATTTCCATATTTGTCTTCTTGTGTCCATCTATATGTTTCTTCTCCATTGACATAATACTTACCTGTTCTACCTATACAAGTTACATTTCCATTTGAATCTAAGGCTGTCGTATTTCTTTTCGTTTTTGCATCATCAACTGCACGTCCTACGCTTGCAACACCTTTTAATCCTAACAATGCTAACATTTCTACTAGCATATTCATCAACCACCTTCCTATTTATTATACTTATCTGCCTTATTGTCAACATAATCTTTAAAGTCGTAACGGTTTTTTCCATCACCAAATTTCTGATTGTTTTGATTTTCTCCGCTAAACACACCTGAAAGCCATAAATAAATCAATATCGCTAATACAAACCCAATCAACTCTGCCATAATAATTACCTCCGTTTTTCTTTATATTATATCATGTCTTGTATCCTATTAAAATAATTTGAAGTTTCTGATTTATCGGTTAAACATAATTGTAATAGTATATTCATGTTCACTTTCAATCATTGCCATTTTAACTCTAGTGTCTTTTTTAATTTCGTCACACAACATTCTTAATTGTTCTCCATTTAGGTTTTCTTCTGTTTCCATTATGGTTGTCATACCTTTGTATGTATCAAATTCACCTTCAAGCCATTTAATTCCATATTTAATATATTTTTTTGCTAACAATTTATAATCCATAAAATTAACCTCACTTTCTAAACCAAGTAAATTTCCGTTTCCTTGCCCGTTTTTAATTCAGGCACTTATTTATTGCTTTCTCTACATCATCCAAACACATCAATTTATTTCCTTCACAATTTAATCTATTTTCTTGATATGTATATTCTGCCACTTGTGCCATTACCGCAACTGCAAAATTCATAACATCGTCTGAAACATGTTTTATCTTTTTCATTTCGACAATGCTATCAAGAGAAATTATATAACCTCCAAATTCGATTCCAGGTTTTAAGCCTTCATCGAAAAAACAATATTCACCAAATTCTTTTATTATCCCACTGGCAGATATACCTGTATCAAATATAGCACAGATAGTATCGCCAACTTTATATAATTCTCCGTTATGTTCTAATACTTTTATAAATTTCATAATATTCAATCCTTTCTAAATCTACATTTCATACTAAATCGCCAGTTCCAAATACAACACCCTTTTCCATTAAATCATTAAATGTCACACTTTTGATGGCATTCTCTGGAATGTCGGCTATGATATTTGCATTATCTTCTAATGCAGCAATATCAATTGGTCGTCCTAAATGTGTAAGTATAAATACGTGAAAATGAGGATACTCTTCTGGATTGTAATTTTCAAAATCCTCTGGCATTTTTAACTTTGAATCCTTAATATGATTATAAAACATTCCTGGAAACATAAACATTCCATTCATAATATCTACCTCTCTTTCTATTTAAATAATTTATCAGCTATATGATTTACTTCCTGACATATATCTTGTACTAATGCATCCTCATTAACGGTATCAATATTATCTTCACACCATACATTAAACTCTGTATATCCGTTTGTCTTACAATATTCTAAATAACTTTCCAATAAGTCATATATTTTTTCTTGTATTTCGTTCATGTAATTACTCCTAACTAAATCGCCGTTTAAAAAGTTCTATTTGCCTTTATATTTCAGTGGATATTTACTAAAATCCAAATATTTCGGCTCATAGATACATGGTACATATTCTCTAAAATCATCATAATACCATGCTTTCCATAAAGTTGTACCTTTTTTAGCCAACTCTCTTGTTGCTTCCTGAAATGAATCAGCTAAATCCATATGATACACTTCCATATTTTCTCTGGTACGTTCCAAAATCTTTTTTGGTACTCGTTTTATAAAATCATTTTCATCAAATACTGTTTGACTCATAATTATTTTCTCCATTTCTCTGCTAGGATGTCATTAATGTGTTTTGTATACGAAATAATCTCATCAATCTTATATTTAATTTTCTCTGTATGTGTTTCGTCATCCTCTATTTTGTCGATAAGCTTTCCAATATAACTTGCTGTTGTACGAATGCTCTGTTGGTAGAAGGATAAGCTTTCTACCTCGTCTGATGTTAAAGTATATAATTTCTGCATATATATTTCTCCAATCCTAAAATTATCATTTTATGTCCAAATTTATTTTTATCATATCCATTGCATTATCTTTGATTTCATGACGCACCTTTTGTAATTCATCCCATGTTATTTCCTTCATACAACAATCACCCCAATTACAGTACATGTATTCTGTTACTGTATCAATAATGTTCATAATTGCTTCGTCACTTGCTACAACTCCAATCTTTTTCATAGGTTCATCTAGTGACATCTTATAAATTTTATTATCCTGTATATGGTAAAGTCTGTTATTCATAATATTCTCCATCCTTCACAGTAAATCCTCATTTCATCTTCTAAAAAATTAATCAAATTTCTTCGATAAATAGTCTCTGCAAGCTCCAACTGGGACGCATTCACAAGCTTCGGAACAAGTTGTGCATTTACATGGGCATTTATCAAAATCAATTTGTCTTATTTCTGTGTTTGTCATGTCTTTATACTTTTTGTTTTCCATTTATTTCTACCTCCTATTTTCTAAAGAAACTCTTGTTTCTTATGACATTCGTTCAATCTTTTTCCAATCAATCTGTAAAAACATTTGACGGTTAAACTCTTCAAGTTCCTCTGCCTTTTCACACTGTTCACAGTAATCATCCACATCATCAAAGTAGTCATCTTCTGTTTCCATATACCAATCTTCCCAGTCCTGAGAGTCTTCATCCCATCTCTGAACTCCACCGCAATTACAATAATCGGGCTTAATTCTATTCTGTCTTTGATATGCATCATATGCTGCTAACATATCCATTACTTTTTTGCCTTCTTCAACTGTTTCTACAGGAACATAAAATGCTTCCTCTATTGCACCTGCTTGTGGAATCCACCATACTCTTAATTTATCCATTCTTTTTACCTACCTTTCTTATTTCCTTTGAAATTGCTATTTACTGTGCTGCTAACTCTTCAATTCTTTCGCATAATCTTACGAAAGCAACTTTAATACTACCATCACTGATCTGTGAAAGTTCATTATATAATTTCATTTCCGTTTGTTCTCTATATTCTTCATCATCGTATCCATCAGATAAACAATCAAAAATCCTTTTTGCTAATTCTGCACTATTCATTTTCATCACTCCAATCTATTAACAACATTCCATATTTCCATACCAAAACCACTGCACACCATCATAGTTTGCATATATATCATTACCTTTACTTTTGAAATATATTGGATAATCATTATTCTTCATTTCCATCACTCCATTTCTTGTCCAAAATCTCCATGTTCTAATAGTTCTCCATAACTCATATCTGAATAAGGTCGTTCAAAATAAAACCGTTGTGCTTCTGGATAATTTTCTCTTGCCTTTTCTATTTTCCTATCTTTCCATAGTTCCATATAATCCTCATCAAGATCATTGCAAACATCAAATGATTTGACTTTTACTTCATTTCCGCACTCATCAACCATAATTAAATCTAATTTCATTTCCATCACTCTAATCCATTTAGCTTATCAGTTTCCCTAACTCTACCATCAACTCATGTTTGAACCCAATAACTGCAAGAACTTGATTGATTCCTTCTGCATATCCTCTGTGATTCCATGCCTTAGTTTCCAAAATATGTCTTTCTGTTGTGTCATAACATTTTCCAGCTTTATAAAATTCTTTATTTGCGGCTTCTGCACTTCTGATCGCTTCATCCAATAATTTTTCACATTTCATAGTTTCTAGCTTCGTCATTTTCATCACTCCAATCTATGCCAAATTCCATGTTTTAATAGGTGTACTCACTGAAATATCAAAGTGTTCATCATTCCGTAAATCTTCAACCTCTTTTCTAAGTACAATACACTCAAATTTATTCTCTTTAATTGCTTTCCGAATTACCCTCATTGCACCTGCTTTCGATTTATAATTTCTGTTAAAAGTAGCTCTCTTGTCTTTATCTGCAAAGCCAACTACTTTATAATAAATTCTATCGGTTGCCTTCCAGAAATTTTTTGCAATCGGAATGAGAACATAATGTTCACACATCCATTTAAAATCCTTTTCCGTTTTGCTGATATAAGAATTACTACCATCAATAAATTCTATATGCTGATACATTTCAATCACTCTCCTTTATTTGTGTAATACCATTTCCAGTTTTCCATCATTAACTGTTACATCTAAGAACCACACTGCTATGTATCTGCCTGTATCATTCTTATGCAATTCATACCATTCTTTGTGATCTACACCATCATTTCTGAAACCGAATACGAATTGCTCTGTATCCATAGTTCCGTCGTCTAACTTCTTATCAATTTTATATTTCCATATGATAAATAAGTCGCTCGCATAATGTTCACACCAGCGACCTGCTTCTTGGATCAGCTTTGTTAAAATTGAGGAATAATTTATTTCCCATTTACATTTTAATGGATTAAAATAACCTATCTCTCTTTTAGTTCCTGCTAATGCATCTCTCAATTCTTTTATCTGTTCATCTCTATATTCAATCTCACATCTATATTCAGTCTTAAAATCTTTTTCCATATTTACTACCTCACTTTCTTTTCAAGAAACAGTTCTTTCATTTGGTTTATGCTACTTCATCCATCTTCTCATACAATGTTTCATTTACACCAAAATCAAGTGCGACTTCTTTAATCAACTCATCTCCCCACTTATCATTGAAGAATCCCCAACAACTGTCTTTCTCTTCCCAGTCATCATCTTCTGCATTGTATTCTTCCGTGATAACTCCATATACTTCACCAGTTAAATACATGTCATACTCTTCAACTTCGCTTTGCATCCACTGGTATGCAGCCTTCTTCCAATTTTTATTTGTGGTTTTTACGTAATTCCCTTTTTCATTCCTAATTTTTCCACCGCAATCAATAATTGTTTTCTTGTCAGTGTATATATATCCAACCTGTCCAGAGTCCCATCTGTCACCAAAACTTCCAGTGCTCATTGTGATTCCGCTATGGTCATACAGATAAAGTGGAAGATATACAATGTTTGCGTGTTTCTCTAACAAATACCATTTATCTTTCTGTGGTAAAGCTTCAATCATATCATCAACTAACCAATCAAGCGATTCATATTCTTCTATTACATCAAATTTTGCTTCTCTGCTTGTGCCAAGTGGAAACCAATAATATGTTCCCCATAACTGCCACATCTGTTCATGTCTGTCATATCTCAACTCAAGTCCATTAGACGCTTTCTTTGCCTTGATATAATTGATGATTGATTTATCTTCTACATTTTCCCTTATAAGATTATTTAAAAAGTCCTCATTGTCGTTGTAATCATTATCCTTATAATCTCCCAGTCTATAATATCTATGCCAACACATCATTTTGCCTATTTGACCATCCCAATCATACCGTGGATCAAGTGGTTCATCATCCTGTTCAATATGTAGTCTCATAAGCTTTCCGTTATCTTTATAGTATCTGTATTCTTTATCTGCCATATCAATCAACCTCGCTTTCTATGCTATCTGCCTTACTATATCTTCAATGTTTCCATTCATTACAATCACAGCATCTTTGTTATCAGGATGTTCATTCATAAAATCTCTTAATCCTTCAAACTTCTTATTGTCTGCATTTTCAATCATCTGTCTTACATCTTTATTGTGCAGCTTAATCAGATAAACCTTCTCATAATACTGTTTGAATAACAGATTTTTCTTTTCGCAATACTGCTTAATCAAATCAATCTGTCTCTGTTCCTCTTCTCTGATTGCTTCAACTCTTGCCTTCTCATTGGCTTCTGCCTGTTCTTTTCGCTTTCTGTTTCCAATCAGATGATTGAATAATGAGTTTGTTTCACACAAATCCTTAATAACTGCATTGTCAATGTCATATGCATCGGGATTATCTTTATCAATCCACCATAAGAAATTATCAATCGTTCTGTTGAAATTCTCTTCAAAGATACATCTGTTACCAAGATACTGTTTGTAAAAATCTTTTTTATTTCTAACAATCCGTAATGAAATAATTACCCTTTCATTTGGTTTATTATCATAAATTGTCCAACCGTAAAGCTCCGTTTCTCCATATACGGTCATTCCATATGCTGAATATAATTCTTTTTCTGATTCTATTTGTCCTAAAAATCCCATTTCACTTACCTCCTACAATTCAAATCTGAATTTGTATATTTTGCCCATTTGCCTGTATAAACACCATTCATTCTTTCTTCAAAGGTTCTCTCTTTCATTCCATACATTTCTGTTGCAACCTTGTACATGTCATAAACAAGATCCTTTTCTGTATCAATAATCATAAAATCTTTAGGATTTTTCAAATTATCCAATACATACTGCATGAAATCTCTAAATGTAATTAGTCTGTTTGTCGTACACCATACAAGAATTTTGTTTTTGTCTTTGGTGTCTCTTGTTACAAATTGCATCAACTGCATCTCACATTCTCCTTTCTAATAAATAAGACAGACACATTTGTTTGCGTCTGCCTTATTATTCTCTGTATTACTGTTCGTTATTTTCCTTTGGTGCAATAAGCTTTGTAATCCTCTCTCTGAAAAAATCACAATATCCATTAATACTTCCGTCATTGTAAACCCAAAACCAATCCTCATCATAATTCCAGAAAATCATTACTTCGTGACCTGCTGTAACACCATCAAATACATGTTTATCTCTCGTTCCATCTTTTGACTTAAAACAATCATTTACCGTATCATCACTTGCTCCATTTTTCTTTAAAACAAGGTATAAATATCTTCTAAGGTTTTCTAAATCCCTTTCTGTTTGTATATCAAAAATTTCAACTTTCTCATCACAGCTACAATCATCGTTTATGTCGTAATGTGATAAATAGTTTTTGTTACACATTCTCTTTAACTCTTTACTAATTGCAAACAGTGCTGATTCTTCATATTTTTTACATTCTTCTTCGTTACTAAATACAGTTCCATCCTCTGCAATGTACTCTGTTCTTACAAGTTTCTCAATTGTTTCTGTTTTTCTAATTTCGTTTACTTTCATAGTTTTTAATCTCCTTTTTCTGTATTACTGTTCGTTATCTTCAAAATCAATATCACCAATCCCAAAATTATCAGAATATGGGATATATTCTGCATTAGTAGCAACAGGAATTTCATCAATGTGTTCCTGTGCATATTCACAAGCGATTTCCAACTGCTCTTCTTCCGTTTTACCTTCTAATAATTCTACAGGAATATCAATACCTGTATCTCCAACAAATATATAAGCCATGCTAATGTGTAATCTTTTTGTTTTCTTTGTATCTGCCATAATTATCACCTTTTACCTTTCTTAAATTTCACTATAAATTACAATTTCCTTTGCTTTATGGTTGCTGATAAATCCAGTTTCCATGCTTTACTTTATCACTATCTTTGTCCCAAAAGCCTAATTTAACCATACCTTTAACACTCCCTGTTCTATGTATGCATGAACATTTATCTGTAAATCTTTTACCAGTTGCGTTTTCATACTTTTTTGGACTACTATAATATGCCATATAAACACGCTCCTTTACAACTCTGGCTCTTTATCAATTAAGCCCAAGTAAAATTCATGCTTTGCTCCATCATTAAAATGTTCTCGTAAATTAGCAAGTGTTTTCGTTCCATTTTTTAATGATTCATAATCAGCAAGTACCATATCATCTGTATATTTTGTATACTCGTTCCTACCAATGCTCAATCTAAAAGTTTCACCTGTTTTAACCCAACCCCATTTCCCTGTATTTTTTGCTTTCGGATAAGCACCTATCATATACCCATATAAGTCTGGATATTTTTCTGAATTTTCGCTATGCCAATCTTCAAGCTGTATTTTCGTTCCGTCTGATAAAACAGCTTTGTCAATTATTTTCTGCATAACACTTCACCTCGCTTTTAATTTTAAATCTTGTATACTCTGAATAATTTTCATAAATCTCTTTACACCATTCCTCATCTTTAATCTGCTTTGCAAGTAGATCAAAATCAGGATTAAAATAATATGCCTTATGCCCCACTTCTGACGATTTATCTGTTCTGTCTTTCCATTTTGTGATGATCACCATTTCATATCTTTTATCTTTATCCCAAGACTGCCCGGCTAATTCTGCTGTATACAAATTATTCTGCATAATCAACTAACCTCCTTGATAAATTTCTGAATCATTTTTCTGTATGTAGAAATCATGCGATTATAAGTCCAATATTTAGAATCAGAATAATTGTACTTATTGAAAATTTCTTTTGCCTTGTCGTTATATTTTTTCATAATGTCATATGATGCCGTTTTACCTATACAATCATAACCATCTAAAATTGCATAGTCCCCAAATATATAGGCATCACACGCCCAACCTTCAGTTCTTGTACAATAATAATCTGCATTTTCAAACTGTAATAAATTCTGAAGATTTCCGTTTCCAACATTTATAATATGGTAATTCTCTTTGAGAAATTTCTTTGTAGTTTTCTGTTTGCTCATACTAATCAACCTACCTTTCTAATCATCAATTAAATGCTCAACATCTGCCTTTTCTGTTAATGGAATAGGTGTATCAAGCGTTCCCATACAGTAATCATAATCCCACCAATCTTCATCATATCCTGCTTGTAATGCTTCAATAATGTGATTAGCAAGAAGATAATTTCCTTCATCTATCTTTAATTTTGCAAATTCTTTTAATCTATCAAGTGTTGTAATCTCGTCTAACTCTTCATTAAGCTGACTCATTACATCTTCAAATGATTTCTCTTCAAATTCTGTTCTTGTCATACAATCACACCTTTCTAATTTCTTTTAACATATTCGCTTTGCACATCATTAAGTTCTCTTTCATATCCTCAATTCGTATATCCATAAACTCTTTGAGTGCCTTGTCGAATTGCTTTTCTGTTATGTCATGTCCGTAATTTGCAATTACAACATCCATAACTTCTCTATATGAGAAGCCATTAAATAATGTGTCATTTTCATGTATTGGTGAGTTATAAGTAAACTCTTTTCCGTTCCGTGAATCCGTTTCAGGATCATATAACCATCTGCTCATATTAAACCTCCTCTACAATTCCGTTTTCTGCGTTGCTCCAATGATATTTCTTTCCGTTCTCTACATTCTCAAAAATTACTGAATATGAAAATGTTTCAAATGGTGTGAATATCTCACCATCACAAGTTGTTGGCGACTTCTCTGTATTCCAATCAATACCAAGCTTTCCATTTACTTCTTTTACTGTAAATACAGTTCCATAGTTCCGTGTTTTGATCTCTCTGTTGCATGTGTCGTACATATGCACTTTCACTTTGTCATTTACCTTTAACATTTTATGTTCCTCCTTGTAATAAAAAATAGGCAGCTAGGTATTTATTCTCCTAACTGCCTTTGCGTTTGCGTTATTTTATTATTTCCATATTTCTATCACATCTTTAAAACGTTCCACTCCTTTTTCATCCTTATAGGATTGAAGTTTAATATATTTCATTCCATTAAATTTGTGAATTTTTACGCTAACTCCATCACAAGACGGATAAAATGAAATGACTTCATGTTTGAATAAATCTTTAACACCATATGGTGTATTAATTTTATTACTACCCTCTACATCATAATGAGCATTTGCATAAGCTAAAATATTATTATTGATTCCATCCACATAAACTGTAAAATTCCAATGTGTATATTCATCACTTTTCTTTTCCATTAAATTATACAATTCTTCTACAACCATTTAAAATCACATCCAATCATATCAAGAAAGCATTATCTAATTTTCTTTTATCTAAACATATTTCTTCTGGATATGTAGCCATTATATCTCCGTTTCCAAGTGTTATTTTGTTTAGTTGCTAAATCTCTCTTCTAGCTTTCATTTTTGCCTCAATCATATCAATAGCATCTTTCGCTTCTTTCAATCCAATTCCAGGATGTCTGTCACGGTAAATCATTATAGCTCTTACCTTTTCATGATTCCGTAAACACATCTTAATTGAAGGATTTACTTCTTTTGTAATTCCTCTACACTTCTTTGTGTATTCACGAACCTCATCAAGATTATCTTCGTCTACATAATCTCCATTTACAACAAAAGCCATTTTTGCTACATCACGATTAGTAACAAGTCCACCTTCTGTTGTTGCAAAATAAATATCTCCTACCATTTTCGCTTCACTCCTTATCTAATTTCTTCAAAAGGTTTTACATTTTTAATTCGTTCGTCATAAATCAACGTATAGCCATTATAATAAAACCTTTCTCTTTCGTTTGGTTTTGTCCATGTGATTGTTTCTGTTCCCAAACCATCACAAGGAGAAGTCTTAATATCTGCCATCGTTGCTCCATTCGATTCATAAATCCGTACTGCTATTGCATAAGGCTTATTTTCCATTGATTTTTACCTCCAATCTCCATAAGAAATCTTAGTTTCATTCTGATACTTCATACATCACTGGCAATGCTGTGAGAGGATATTTTACAATATCATCCACATACGGAAAATAATCTCCGACACAATTTTGCCTACTATATCTATTCTTTGTCACTTTAACTGTCATATAGAATTCATCAATATCAGTTACTAATACTGTTCGTTCAGTATTAGTAATTATCGTAAATTCTTTATTCATGTATTTTTCTCTCAAGCTATTGATATTCATCTTTTTACCTCCGTTTCCCTAGTAAATGCGAATTTCTTATTTATATATTATAACAATTTAATATCATCTGAAATGAATCGCTACTTACATATTCTGCAATATCCTTTTCATGTCTTCTTATTCTTTTTTCTAATAATTCTCTATTTTCAGGATGTGTTTGTAAAAATTCTTTATCTTGTTTATATCTTGCTACAAGATGCTTTAATGTTACTCTTTCCATATTTATCCACCTTTCTAAACAAATGAGATGTGACTCTCATATACACCAATATTCTTCTCCATCCATTGCTCGCTTCACTTCATCAATGTATAAATCGTATAAGTCTACAACAAAATCTATTGCACTATCAATACATTGCAATGATGCTAACTTTCTCCTATACCTCAGACAACTAATTGTCTGTTACAAATTTCTTTCTTTATGCAATAATTCTTGCTGTTTTACTTTAGCATATTTTTCATAATTGCTTTTACTCATTTCTCTTATCTCCTATTCTAATGAAACACGCATTTCTACACTTCTATTCTTCCATATTTTTCAAGTTCTTTAAAATCTGAAAATAAGAAGACATCATCAACTGTAATTCTTATTCTGTTTCTCTCTTTATCAACTGCAATCGGATAAACTCTATTTGCGTATAATGCACTTCCGTCAATTCCGCAAGTCTCTTTGCAATAGAATTTTCCAAAACTAGGCATCAATTCACCCAATGTCATTTTTATCATTCCTCCTTATGAAATATCCATTTACTTGCCTTTACCACCATTCTTCTTCGTCATCATCAGATGTTTCCCAACCTTGATTCGGATCGCCCAATGATGGAGCAACTTTTTCATATTCCATTTCTCTTGTGGTAATCTTGATTGAATATTCAAGTGCTTCATTGTCTTCATCGTAACAAGCCATTACAATTCCAAGCCAACGAAGTTCACAATCCAATTCTTTTCCTTCATAGTATGCTTGCAAGTTTGCAATATCTTTTTCACTTGTACTACAATGCCAATTTTCATTCTTAATTCTACGAATGATTTCAGGAATCATTTCTTTGTTCCATTCTGGAATCAAATCGTATACATCGTATCTTCCGAAATTTCCGTATCCACCATAGCAGCCTTCATAAATTGCCTTTCCGTATTTCTCTTGAAATGGTTTTGGCACAAGCAAATATGTATCTGCTATCTTATTATCTACAAGCTGTTTATTTGTATCTGAATATATCCAACTGAACTGTCCCATATTTATTCCTCACTTTCTTAAACTCTCTTTATCCACAATACAATAACAACCAAAAGCGTCTCCAACCATGTCGTTATCTAAATCAAGTGACTGTAAAATTTCATTGAATGTGCCTTCGCTATAGTCTTCTCTGTAAATTTCAAGATACTTCTGTCCCTTTGTAACATAATTGCTTTCTGTTTTGCTTCTAAAACAATCCAGAGCATTCTGTAAACAATCGGCTTTTCGTTTTGTATCATTCCAATAAGTGAAATATGTTCCATAATTCCACTGTTGATCTTCAGACTGCGTTGGATCATAATCATTTGCTACGCAATATTGTGTATTACTTTCGCTTTGTAGTAATGCATAGCCATCTTTCCGTAAAATCTCTTTCCATTTCATGCTAATCAACTCCTAACTTTTTAATTTGCCTATAACAGTCATACCACCGACAATACTGTGTTTCCGTACTTCTCTTTGCCACAACATCCTGTTAATTGATTTCGGCACACTAATTACTTCTCCGTTTGCATTCACAAATTTCGTATGGCTTCCGTTACAATTATGCCCATTATTTAAAGCAAAATATCCGTTCGCTTCAAGAATAGGCTTGACAATCCGTGTATCATTTGTCCATCTTCTCTTTCCCATATCAACCAATCCTTTCCTTATTATAATGTGACCGTATAGCCGCTATCCCAGCTTCGTATTTATATGTTGTATGTATTTGGTTTGCTTTTCTGATATTTTTCTTACCGATGTTTCATATTAATCACTCGCTTTCTATATTTTTATTCTCTGTTTACTTGCTGATTTCTGCTGAAAGAATATCATACAGTTCTGCATCATTTTTTACGGGTAATACTTTAGCCTCGTAAAATGAAGCACCTTTGCAATTCTGTAACATTTTCTCTTCAACATTGATGCCTTTATTATTTGCATAAAGTTTCTTAATAACTTTTATATTACGTGGGGTAATTGCATTCTTGCTTGAGCCAGTCCAATTAAGGTCTTTTATCAATGCAACAATTTTATTCATCAGTTCATTTTCCTTCTTTGCCATACGAAGCATTACTGAAGATGGATTTAATGATCCTATTGGATTGTCAATAATTTCTTCCTCTGATGGAATCTGAATATCATTTGCCTTACAAATATTCCTAAATGCAACATAATCAGGCTCATTTTCTTCAACAGCAGCTCTATACATGTCATTGTTTGACATTGTTTTTCTGCCTTTCTTCTGTGCAAGAAATACCTTTCTTGCTTCTTCTTCATCGCAATTGAGGACTTCAACAAGAATCATTAACTGCTTTTTCATACTGATATTTCTAAGAATAAAAGCAATTAAGCGATGTGCACCATCAGCAACATACAATTTTCCATTTTTAATGTACACCTTAATCGGATCAAACTGATTTTCGTCAAAGTTAATACTAATTTCCTCTGCCGTAGCAAAATCTGTATCTCTCTGCCATGTTGGAATATGTATAAGTGTCGGATCAATTTGAATGTATTTCTTTCCTGCAATTATAATTGACTGTCCTGGTATTAATTTTGATTCAATTTCGCTTAATTCCTCTTCTTCACTTTTCTTTTTATTTTCTAAAATAAAAGCGTTTGCAAGACTTGGTTTTCTATATCTTCTGTCTTTTAAACGTTTTCTAGCAGCACCTACGACTTTGCTTTCTCCATGAGTAAAATCATATCCAACATCGTGTATCTCGATTTCACCACGGTTGATTTTAAGAAACATGCAGATTCTATTTGCTATATCTGTTGACGGTTCGCTTTTTCCATACTCGTAGTTCTGAACAGTACTCACAGACATTCCCAATTCTTTTGCAAGTTCCTTCTGTGATACGCCTGCCTTTGTCCGTAATTCTCCTAATTTCTTTCCATTGATTTTGCACATAATTTTTACCTTTTTAACCTTTCTTGTTTTAATTTTTTTTGCATAAAAATAACGGCTTGCTTTCGCTTGCCGTTTAGTTGCTAAACTTCTTTAAATACACCAGACTTGAGCATATCTGTTTTCCAACATTCAAAATCGGGATATTCTTTTTTGTCTGCCATATCTCTATAAACTTCATGCATCTGATTTTCTGTGAATGTTTTGCCTTTTAGTGGTTCTTCGTAAGTAATATATTTCATTTTTCTTCACTTCCTTTCGTAATATATTCATTTGCATCTTTGCAACTCTGCATTCCGTGACAACAAATTCTATCGCCACAGTTTACACAAAGGTTGTCTTTGATTTCTCTTATCTGGTCTTCAATCATGCCGTTCATATCTCTTCCTCCATTAAAAGATATTCCTGATAAGCCTTTTCTGTTTCAAAAAGCTGATACTTTCCCTTCGTGTATCCCATATATCCATCTGGGACATAATAGCCTTTACATTTAATCATCTGTCTGCACCTCCTTATTTATATTGTCTAGTGAAATTCTCATCTCAATCAATGCTTCTTTTGCAGAAACTCTTTTCGCTACTGCTAAAAGTAAGGCATAATAATTTGCCTTCAGTGAATATGTTTTTAATAATTCACTCATAATTTTATTCTCCCTTCTATAGCATTCCACATGCAGACATGAGTTTTTCAGCGAATGGATGCTTGTTCCGTTTTAACTGCTTTGCAAGTTTGCATTTCTGTTCCCTTGCATACCGATTTTCAAAATGTTTTGCAAGTGAATCTGCGTTTTCTGCTTCTGGTCTGTTGTCAATTACTTCACAACCATTTGATGCTACTATTATCATTTGCTTATACCTCCTCTAAGTCAAAATCGTTACTGTAGCACAAAGAACAATCACCTTCGATTACGTCGTGTGTATTGTTCCATGCATCACAGATTCTTTTCGCATCTGCCTTCGACATGTAATCTGATATCTCGGTATGCCAATCACCGTTTTCGTCACGGTATTCTTTTTTTGCATACCAACCATCTTTTAGGTTTTGCATTTATATTCTCCCTTCTGTGCAATAAAAAAAGACAGCCTACAAAAATTGTAAGTTGTCTTTAATGATTTAATATGTTATTATAACAACTTCTCTCATTCCTCCTCCCCTCTTTATGGTCGAATGATCGGACGTGAGCTGTCAGAAATGGCGGCTCTTTTTAGTTCTGATAATATCCGATGATTTCATAGTCATCTTCATCTATCTGGTTGTATATCGGGAAATATCTTGCATTTTCCGTATGATAAGCTTCGCCGTTCCATTCATTCTGGAGAAGTATTTCTCCGTTTTCAAGAAATACAGGTGGAAACTGTGACAAGTTATATGTAGACTTGTCCGGGAATTTCTCTTCAAACTCTTTCCGTGAGAGTTCGGATAATACATCCGTTTCGATTTTCCTTGTTGGTACATCGTCTAGTAAGTGTACATGTCTTGCGCCATTTTCTGTTTCCAGTAATGTCATTTTCATGCTGATTCCTCCTTTTTTCTTTTTTCTACCACATTAATAAAGCAAAGCCAACTGTCTTGCTAACATCGCTCTACTCATGTTATGCGTTTTAATTCCCTGTGGTTTCCGTGTTTCTGTTCGGACACTATAGATCCGTGACGGCTGTTTTGCCTTTGCTACTTCGTAGTCACAATATGCATTGTGAATTGCTTTTGCTTTTTCTGACATGGTTTTGTCCTCCTTTTATTTTTCCCAGTTATTTTTATAGGCTTCTGTTTCGTTCGGAATATCTTTCAAAAGATCCGTATAACTTGCATTTGCCTTGTTATCAAGTTGACATGTTACATCTTTCAGTTCAACTGTGATATATCCGTCTGCGTTTGTATAATAACAGGCAATATCTTCGGTTGGAATTGAATGGTTTAACTGGGCAGATTTGCCTATAAAAAATGCACTCGTAATGAGTGCAACTGTAGTGATAAGATATGTAATTTTGTGTTTCATGATTGTTTCCTCCTTTTAATTTGCGTTTTTGGGTATAAAAATAGCACCTAACAGATTTTAATTTCCGTTAGATGCTTAAATTACTGCAATATGTCTTTTCTGTAACTTTCCACTTGTAATTCTTTTTCCTGTTCGTGTTTCCAGAACATAAATCTTTTTACCTAAATAACTTACATCAATTAGCCTGTCTCCGTTATTGAAATAATATGTTCTGCCTTGCGTTCTAATGACTTTTAATCCATGATGCATATAATCTACATAATTATCTGCATCTTCCTTGCTCATGAACAAGATTCTTCTGTTTTTATCTACTACTTCATACATGGTTACATTCTCCCTTCTTTGCTTATAATAAAATAGCACCCGGAAATTGGGTGCTTGGTTGCGTTTATAGATTTAATTTTGTATAATAATTTTAGGGCATACAGAAATGAGGTATAATGAACAATAATAAAATTATTACACATGAATTACCTATATCTGAGAAGCTATATGACATTTTAAATGATTATATACACGAAACAGAATACGATGAAAAATCATATAATAATATTGATGAATTTATTATCGAAGCAATTGTTGAAAAATTTAATAACGAAAACGAAATTTTCTCAGGTGAAGTAGATGAAAATGGTTTCGTAACTAAGTAACCAATACATATAAAATTTATAGTATGCCCTATATTTCTTTAAATTGTTTTTGTAGATTTTCGATCTGTTGTTTTATGTTTGCCTTTGCTTCTCTACGCTCTTCATAATTAACCTCTGGGATAAATTCCATTATTTCGTCAGGCATACAACAAAAGAAATCGCATATTTTACATATACTATCTACAGTAATAGATTCATTATGAAGCATTTTAACAAGTGTATTTGCACTTATTTTTGCTTCGGTCTTAAAAACTGTCTGTGTTATGCCTTCTTTTTTTAATTTTTCAAACAATTTGTCATACTTTACGGTCATGTTATATGCCTCCAATGTCGTTCATCTCCTTTCATAATAGCATATAATTTCGCTTTTGTAAAAGGGCAAAGTTGTCCCTTTGCCCTTGGCAGACTACTCTTTTACATTGAAATTTTGTAAAGTATACTTTTCCAATGTGCAACACATATAACTGAAAATAGCATTCTGATACAGTTCGTCATCTTCTGCAATACGTTTCCAATTTGCATGAGTATCATCTGCATTTGCCTTTAGTCCTCCACCGTACTCCTGCCATATAGTATAGCGTGAGCCTACATTCATTTCAGACAGCATTTTATCCATCTGACGCAAAGACTCTATTCTCCGATTTACAGACCATTCATTGATTTTTAGCATGGTAATCCTCCTATTTTGCCTTTATAATTTTACCATACTATCGAACCTCCATTCTAGTGCTAATATGCACTATGAAAAGGCAGACTTTAGTATATTCTGCCTTTCGGTACTGCATACTAATCTCTAATATTTGACGCAACAACGCTTGCATTTCCGTGACCATACCAGTGTGCGGTTTCTGTTACTTCATTCCAATGCAAAGGATTATTGATCTGATACGTGTTAATTCGTGAACCTGTTCCCTTTTTATGCAAAGCATAACTTTTCATCATGTTTTGGCAATCATTAAATGACAGATTTTCCCTTTGAATTTTAGGAATATAACCCAACTTTTCGCAGACAGATTTTACCCACTTATAGCATGGATGATCTGCATTTACTAAGCATAAAGTCCAATGTGTTCCATTAAAAATATTTACAGGTAGCTTTCCGTTAGTGAGCCTGTAGTCATTGCATACCCAAAATATGCGTTTACCTTGCTTATCCGTAAAACGTCCATAGATTGAGCCTTGATAGATTGCAAAATTATCCGGAAATTGTGTAACAGTTCCCTTGCATAATCGAATGTAAAATTTTGGTTCGTGTTTGATTTTTGACATAGTACACCTCCTAAAATTCCCAACTATGTTTTGCTTTATCAGGTAAAGCAATTACCGAAACAGAAGAACCCCAACAATCGAAGATTTTACCTTCCATTGCACAACCAAACTCATTTGCAGAGTTTGACAGTGTTACTAGCTGAGAAGCAACGGAGCAAATTTCATCTCCGAAAAGCTCAGAGTTGCAGGTGATCTGGTTTGCAAGTTTATGAATTTCTGATTTTTTAAATTTTAACATGGTTAAATTCCTCCTTAAAATTAGACAGACTTTGAGCCTGAATTTTCTGTTTTAAAAGTTAAAGGATAAGCAGGGAATCGAACCCTGCACACCTACTGTTTGCGCAGTATCATCCTATTTTGTTTCGCTTTTCTCTTCTGTAGTTTCCGGCTTAATAACCTCATGTTTTGACGCATTATCAAGAACAACTGCACAAAGAGTTGTAAAAGCTGCAATCTGAACTTTTTTATTGCCTGACTTGTCTGTATAGTTAAAGTCAGAGAATTTAATAATTTCTATTCCATCTTTCTTAGACTTAGACTGCTCACGTTTAGCAGAACCTCCAAAAGTTGCAAGGAAGTTGCGGAGATCCTTATCTGTGAAATCAGATTTTTTTGTTTTAATGCCGTAGAAGTGATCACCTTCAGAACCGATTAACTTATTAAATACAGGACGTAAAGCATCTTTTAAGTCCTTCATAGAACCTTTATTGTAGTAAGCCTGTACTGCCTTGGAAATATCGACACCGCCTTTTTCAGTGTCGAAAATATCAGCGTCAAGCTGTACATTTTTATAGATAGCATGAGCCATCAAAGTAATATGTACACGGTCAGTCGGACACAATGCTGTCACGTTGTCAATCGGAATAAGGTTTTTAATCTCTTCATTGAGTTCTACAATCTCATTACGATCTTTGATAAACTGCCCTGCATCTACACCTAAAGTTTCATTGATGGTTTTTTCATCGCAAGTCAAAACGTCAATATCAGCGTGTAAGTCCTCAAGTTTTTTCTTGCCATCTTTAAATGATTTTTTATCCTGCATCCGTGAAAGTTCAGTATTGCGAACTAAAGTTCTAACGTGTCCTGCAAAGTCAAAAGTTGTGTCCTTTAAAGAGTTAGTTTTTGAATAGAATTTTTCTGAATTTAACATAGTATCTCCTTCTCTCATTTAACGCATGAGTGCAATATAATTATTTTTTTGGTAAAGTCGCAAGTGGAATCGAACCACTTCTCAAATGTGCTTAATTCACAACCGCTTAAAAAAGCGTAGACTGAGCCTGCTCAATGCGACTGGATAATTCAACATTTTTCATGTTTACTCGGTGGCTTATTATTGTAATGTGCGGAATGTGCTTATTGTAATAATTTACAATTACACTGTATAACTTGCGTACCATGTTATACTTATGTCGTATTGCCATACTTTTAACGCTTGACATATAAAGCGGTACTGTATTAAAAAATCTTGCTAGGTTGAAACAACCTCTTTAAATGTGGTATAATGAACCTGCTATGTAAGTAATTTAATGTTTTTTACCACAAAACAAGTGATACACTTGTAAAGATTATTTAATACGTTTATAAGTTGCTGTCTTGCCGGTTACACAACGCCGGAATGGTAAACAAGTTATATCTTTACAACTTGTTAAAGTGCTATCGGTCTTTTATTCCGTACTTACTATAGTGAAGTATCACTAGATTGTTTCGTTCCGGTATCAATCTAACCGCTTGTAAACTTCTTACAAGTGAACTATGCGTTGTCATATATGATGACTTTTTTATACCGCTTCGGGTAGGCTGTATAGTTAGCCGTGAAGTTTTACATCATTCTTGGATGGTTCTATCTTGATTAATGGTATCAAGTCCGGTTCGGTGTCCGGTTTACAGATGTGCTAACATGAGACTTGTTTTATGTCATGTCCTCTTGACACTTTGAATTATACTCTTTTAAGATTGTATTTCAAGTCTTTTTTGAGATTATTTTACAGTTTGTTACTTTTGTATAGTTTTTGTGTGGTTTTTGTGTGAGTTGTTGTGGATATTTACTAATAGATTGTTTTGTTATAGGTTTTAGTTATAACTAATTTGTTTGTTATCGGATTAACCTATATAAAAGAATGAAATAACGATATGGTTATAAATAAAACCTATAGCAAACATATGTTCGAATATATTCTGCTCTAATAGTCCAGATCTGATTTTATCGAACATTTGTTTTATTATCAATTCCACGGAAAAATGTAGAAAAACCGTAACAAAACATGTGTTCGGGGGTGGCAAAAACTAAAAAGATAGTTGTATTTTATCAGATTGTACATAGCAGGTTGTTCTATACACCAACTCTAAAAATTTATCTCCTCTTAATTATCAAAAATCCCATAAAAATAAGGTAAATCTGTCATTCAGATAGAATTTATCCTTTATCGTACTCCATATCGTCAAAACCCACTAAAATTAAGCATTTCACCCACTTTACAACCAAAAAATCAAACCATCATCCCGCCAAAAATTCACCCACAAATCCAAAATCTTCCTTATTTATAAGCACTTTTACCGATAACGATTTTTCATCCAAAAATCGTTCAAAACATACTCTCGCCACACTTCCAACAGGGGGTACTTAAAAACTGCATACAAAACCACTCCAATAAGAGAATAACTATATAACCAATACAAAAAATAATTATTCAACTTAAAGGAGAAAACACAAAATGAATACATATTTAATACCAACAACAGCAGTATATTGTTATGAGCCTTATGACCATATTTATCTTGTATATGCCAGCACCCCACAAGAAGCGTATCAGACAGCTTGTAATAATTTACAAGGAGAATATATACCTCAAGAATTGCCAGAGTATGAATCATACCCGTTTGAATTATATAAACCAGATGACACTGCTACTTTCCCATTTCCAGAATCTCAAAAATATGATATACTTACAAAAGCGTTTAAGAATACAAAAGGGGCTGAACATATGGTACATTTTAATGTAAACTGGAATGAATATACTGAACTTTTATCTAAAAAAGCAGATAAAGAAATTTGGTCAAATCCGACTTATCCTAATAATGGTATATTAACTAATTATCTAGTTCATACCTATAAACGTCTTAGAACAGAAAGACAAATTATAAGAAAAGATAATTATGCTTTATTTAATACAGGACTTTTTACCAAATATTATGAATCAATATATGCATATTCTGATCAGGAGTATAATGTATCATTTCTTACTGGGCATGAATTAAATCAACATGGAATATCTGAACGTCCTCAAAAAGCCAATTATTTTGAAGATCCTTCTCTTCTATTGTTTGATTGGCATTATCCAATAGACATACATTTCAAGCATATTTTGGAAGATGAAAAGAATAAAGAAAGATTACCAAAAGGATTTTTAGAAAAAGAAAATAAAATGTGTATCTTAACAGGCGCAGTTGAATTAATGAAACGTAGAGTTTCAGCAAATTATAAATTAGCAATTCCACAATGTTATGAAGATAAAATCCAATTATTACTTCCTTTATGTTTAGACACAGACGAAGGAAAACCTGATTTAGCTCTTGCAGTTACAAAATTAGATAATTGTTATCAAGGATATACATGCTTAACACTTGATATGGCATATAATAATGCTCGTCTCATAGCTAAACCAGAGTCTAGTTGGTTATATTCTAAATAAAAATTAATTATTTAAGACAGATTGATTACTCAGTCTGTCTTATTTTTATACAAAAATATACCACTACACTCTCTGACGCTCATATTAGCCCAAATAAGCCATTTTAATTCTTACCCTAGCAGCTCTCCACCAACACAATAAAAATCATTTTTATGGGCATTTTACAACGTCAAATAAAAGAGAATCGAATCATATATTTGTACAATATCACCAATTCTACAACTATGTCAATTTACAATTCTATACATATTTACCAACTATCAATTAGAATATCATCCCAAATATCTTATGAGACAGCATAAAAATAGTCCCTTGATAGGGACGGTATTTCTGACGTTAGGAAGAAATAATTTTGGGTAGACATATTTCATTACTAATCACATCTCAAGTAGAGAATATATAAATATCAATCTTCAACTAAATCAATACCAAAAATATAAAAGGAGGAATCAAACATGATTACAGAAAACGAAATGCCAAAGTATCTCAAATCAACAGAAAGTAATATTTCAAAGAGTAACCGCAAATCAAAGCACAAACATCAATATAAAGAATGTTTAATCCAATATAGATTCGCATTTATAGGAAAACCTATCTTAATACAGGTTTATATACCTACTGTACTATTTGTGGAAAAATAAATGAGCGATTCAAGGAAAATAAATCTATTGTAAAAGATTATATCAGAACAGTAGATACTCCAATAGGTAAATGTTACTCTCATATTCCTGACGAGGAATTATATGAAAAGTACCATGATAAATTGCCAGTATTCTTTGTAGAGGATATTTATAAAGAGAAGTATGTTGATTTGGAAAGAGAGAATAATACGGAGAATAATTCAGAAGGAGAATGATATTATGAAGAAGTCAATTTTATTTAAAAGAACAAGAAAATCTGTTATAAGAAAATTATCAAATCCCTATATAAGAGAAAATCTTGAATATTTTGGATATATGTTTTCAATATTAGAAATATGTTATATGCTATTTCACTTAAAGGAAATAAATAATATGTTTCAGCATCAGGAATAATATAGGTACATCATATATGTACCCAAATGAAAGTACCAATCCAAAACACCATGTACCTAAATCAATCAATAACAACCAACCAAAAATTTATGGAGTTTGTATGTAGCGTAAGCGAAATACAAACGGAATATTCTTCTCTTGATAATATGAGTCTATATAGATATAGACTGCACAAAATTGATAGCTGGGATGTACCCAAATGAAGTAAATTTTCACTTTTGGGTACATGCTGTATGTACCTAAATGAATTTTTAACAATTTCATGCAAGTGCAACTTTTAATGTTTTTGTGAATTCAAATGGAGAATATACTATTGAATCACTTATTACACTCTCATCTCACAAATTGTAACTGTAAATTATGTTTTAGAAGAAAGGAAAGAAAATGGGTAAAGAAATAACGAATGTCTCTATTGATATTTTAAAGGTGCATCCACGTAATACCGAATTTTTTGATGATATTTCTGGTTCTGAGTATGAAGAATTTAAAAATTCTATAAAAGAAGAAGGTATCATTTCGGAAATTATTGTTTCACCTGATATGACTATTATTTCAGGACATCAGCGTTATAAAGCTGCAAAAGAACTTGGAATAAAAATAGTACCAATTAGAATCAGAGAAGATTTAATTGATGAAGATAAAAAACTAAAGGTTTTACTTGCTGCTAATTTTGGAAGAAGTAAAAATGATGATAAAAAGCAGAGAAAAGTTGCAGTTGAGTATGTAAAACTGTGTGGATATGGAAACGGAGGAGATAGAAAAGCACAAGCCCAAGTTGGACATGTGCTATCTTTGGAAGAAATTGCAAATCAACTTGGGACTTCAAAAACAAATCTCAAAAGAGCTTTGTCTATAGAGCGAAATCTCACAGAACCAATGAAACAATTGCTTGATGATGGAGTAATTTCAAAAACTGTTGCATCAGATGTTATTGCTTCTCTTTCTGAGAATGAACAAGAAGATCTAATTTCTAAACTAGATGTTACTCAAAAATATACTCAAAAACAAATACAACAATATATTAACGAGATAAATCAGCTAAAATCACAATCTGCCAAAGAAAAAATAATTGATAAAACTGATTATGATTTAGAGAATAAATATAAAGAAGCTATGTCCCAAATTTCTAACTTAAAGACGAAAATCAATAACTTGGAAATTATGAATAGTACATTAAAATCTTCTAATGAATCTAGTGAAAGTCTTTTGCAATCATATAAAAAAGAATCCGAAGAATACATAAAATTGAAAAATGATATAGCAACTTTGAATTTAGATCCAAGTGGAGACTATAACGTTATTGAGATTTCAAAAGACATTACAACTCTTGTAAATGAAATAGAAAAGTTATTATCTACTACTCTATCGCCATTAAGATATTCCAAAATTCTACCTGTTATAAAAGATAATACAGCTTTAAGAAAAAATTTAGAGAATATTATATATATGGTGAATGATTGGTGTGAAACAATGGCTGAAACAATCGGTGTTACTACAAACAAAAATATAATTGATATGGAGGAATTGAACTAATGGGTAAACTTATTGTAAATGAACAGGATGTCAAAAGAATTGTAGATGAGTCTACAACCAATAAGACAGGAATTATCAATCAATTTGTAAATAAAGAAATTCAAGCAGAAGTAAACAAACTTCATTTGGATCTTAGTAATTACAATTTAAAACATAAAGAAGAAAATAACGAAATCAATAAAGCTATCAAGAATTTGCTTGAGAGAATTTCTATCTTAGAAGAACAGAAAAAAGATGAAATTACTGTCAATAACTTAAATAATTCAGAACTTAAACCACCAGAAGTCAATGATATTCTTGATATTCGCAGTTTATGCAGAGAGTTAAATATTCCAGGGTTTGCTCCTACTAATCTTAAATATTATTTATATGAGCATGGAATTTTTGATATGAAAATTAACGAATTTAGAAACTCGTATTTTATTAAGTCAACTTTTTATGAATCTGTAGATAAAGAATTACTTAATTATATTCATATTTCAAAGAAAAAAATCACATTTAGTAAAGACATCATTACATATTTTGAGAGTAATCAAGATAAGATCAGGGAGTCTATTATCAGATATGAAAAAAAAGAAAAAGAATATAAAATTGCTCGAAAAAACGTTTCTGTAAAAAGAGTAGAAGATTACAAAGAGGAGGTAAAGCGAATTTGTGGCATGAATAGTTCCGCTAAATGGACTCCAATGTATAAAGAATTTTCAAAGACATTTCCTAATTTTTATAAAGATTGGGAAAAGGCAGATAAAAAATTCAAAGAAAATAATCTTGAACATCCTGATTGGAATTATCCAAAGGTTGACTTTATAGTTAATGATATGCAACAAGGAAATGTTTTACTTAAAATTGCTTGCCAACTTTACGTAGATTAACATAGCGAGGTGATACGTCTTGCCAAACTATGTAAAAATTCCACGAGAAATCATTTATGATAAGGATCTCTCATCTAAGCGTGTAATAATCTTCTCATATCTTTGTGCAAGGCGTTCACTTGACGACACAGTGGCATTTTCTATAACAGAACTTTGCCACTGGTCTAAATTGAAACCCAATTACAGAGATGGAAAGATAAATCAGAAATATTATGAAGTTCTATTGCTTCTCTCTCATTATGGATACTTTGAATCGTGTCCAGATTTTGAGAAAAATCTAAAAGAAAAGACCAATTCGGTCAAATATCAGCAAGTAAAACTTAATATAGAAAAATTTGATGTACCTGATAAATTTGGAATTATTTATTTTGATGAGTTGTATGCAATATTAAATTTTAAAGAAAAATTGAAGGATAAAGAGATTGATACTGCAAGAATATCATCAGCTTATATTCTACTTGTACTCTCTTATATTCGTGTTAATTTGAATCGAATGGATGGCAAACCGCTATGTTGTTATAGATATTTTAAGACTATTTCAGAAGATATTGGACTTTCTGAAAGATATATCAGTCGCATAGTTAATATTTTAGAAGCACTCAAAATTGTGAAATGTCAGCCTATGAAGAGAGAAATATATATTAAGGATGGTAAAGAAAAATACGCTACTACCCCAAAGGTATTTGCTGATTATAGGCATTTTATTCACGATGAACATGAACAAAGAATTGATAAAGAATATAGTCCTGATAAGGAAATAAAAAAACAGATAGAGCTTTTGGAGAATAATAAAATATAGAAACTATAAACGCAGCACTCAAAGGAGCTGATGCAAAATGAACAAATTATTTTTAAACAGAAAAGGAGAACTAATTAATGAACAGAACAGTAACAATTACATCAAAGAACCATAAATACCAGAATACATATGGTGGACTAATCACAGAATATGATTTCTGCACAGATTACCCTCGAAAAGACAAAGCACCTTCTGTTGCAGATCGAATTTTTAAAGATTTTGCTTTTGATAAGCAATGTAGAAAGAATGCAGAAGGAAGAGATAGAAATGAAGAAAATAAACACGAAAAGATTATTCAAATTATTTAGCTTTGTAAAGTAAATAGAAATTTCATTTAGAGAATATATAAGTGGAGGTAATTTTATATGAATTTAAAAGAATTGATTGATTGCATTACAAAAAATTACGGAGTCTTTGGAACATATTTAATTGGATCAGAGTTGGATGCGCTTGGTGATCTTCCTGATATCCCAGAGGGATATATGTTTTATAAAGTAAATTGTGACGAAGATGTAGAAAATGTTAAAAACATGATGAGAGTTAAAAATGCAAAAATAAATGAATTATATCCCAATGCAGAGAATGAAATTCATCTTGCACTTGATGATTATGAAAGCAAGTGTTTTTTAACTGCACTATTATTTGAGAACGTGTTTAATTATTGGTATGGTAAAAATACCAGAATTAAATATGAATTGGATGATAATGAGAAAATATCTGAATATGATATTTTCGTAATGGAATTATGGGATTGGGTTAGAGATGAATTGTCTACTGACGAATTGAAAAAATATGCTTTAAATTTCAAAAAGGTGGTGATGGAATAATAAATGAGTGAATATGGGATTAAGATAAAAAACATCAGTGCTGGTATGTTGTATGATGTTAATCTTGGAACACGAGATTATTTTACATATACTGATGCCATGTTTAACAATAGTTTATTTAGTTTTTTCTTGCAAAAGAACGGATTGAATATTTATAAAGGAAAATCTGGTAAGAAAAATGAAAGTACACGAGATATAATTTGTCTTGATTATGAATTCGGAAGTCGCTCTTATGATAATGAACACGCTCGATTAGAAAAGTTATTTAATGATATTGATGGTGATTCCAAAGAACGTATCAAACAGGCACTACAAAAAGTTGAAGATAGAAAAGATTTGTATGATGAAAAATCACGAGATGAAATTCGAGAGTATTTTTATGAGAATGGTGTTAATGTTACATATAAACGCAAACGCAGAGACGGAACAATTAAAGAAGAAACAATTCATTATGAGATGCTTTTTCGTACAAGTGCCAAAGCTAAACTTGGACAAGTTATTTTCATAAATAGTAAATTATATGACATTGCATATGATTGGCTAACAATTGGACTTGGAAAAAAAATGAGTCATGATAATGCGAAAATCGTTGAAATGTCAGCTTATGCTCCACTTACCACATCTACAATTATTGGTACACTTCATATACCTGTTGAGGATATTCTAATTCTCAAAGATCAGGATTCCTTTTTTGAAACAATGACAAAAGTTGTTAAGGCGGAAGAATACGAAGTAGAAGTCAAAAAGAAAAATAAAGAAACTAATAAAAATGAAAAGGTAATTGAAAAACGTAAAAAATGTGTTGTATCCGAAGAAAAACGTCAAGTAAAAAATACAATTTGGGATGGTTTGGCACTAATCGAAGCTGATTCTAATTACCTTTGCTTACCATCGTATGTCAATGGAATGGCTTTGCTCAGAAATCATCTTTTTAAGGCATGTGCTTTTAAGAGCTATATTCAAAAGTTCTTTAAAGACTGGTGCGAGAAAAATGGATATGATTATGATACATATCAGATTCAAGATATGTTTGGTAAATGTCATTATCTGAAAGACATTAAAATGATAACTACTGATAATGCGATTAAATGGAAGAAATTTCAAGACCTCATGGGTAGTAATATTACTGAAGCATATGAGTATTGGTGCAAAAGAATTCATGGAGATGGTGATATATGGGGCATTGTTAAAACTGATCATCCAAGTAAATTAGGACAATATCAGCAGTTGAGTTACCAAATGATAAATACTCTTCCATGTACGAAGGACGATGTAAAAGACATTGCTCAGATTAGTATTGATTATGTTGAATTACTTAAACGTGACAATGATGAATTTGAAAAGTTTCTTAGAAAGAATGCAAATGAGGTAAATCATTATGAGATGCTTGCCGATTTATATGCTCAAAATCATGAGTTTGGAAATAGTACATTTTTTAGAGAAGAAAAAAAGAAAATTATCTTTGATTATGTATACAGAATGAGAAAAGGAAAAATTATGGTCAATGGTGATAATTTGACTGTATGTGGTAATCCTTATGCACTTCTGCTCTATTCTGTTGGTGAAGATTTTGAAAAAGATCCAACACTTTCTCAAGAATATAATTGTATTCAGTGTTATACTAAACGTTTCGATAACAATGAATATCTTGCAGCGTTTAGAAACCCACATAATTCCCCAAATAATATATGTTATTTGCATAATGTCTATTCAGAAAAAATGGATAAGTATTTTGCATTTAGTAAAAATATCATAGCAGTTAATTGTATTCATACGGATATCCAAGATAGAGCAAATGGGATGGATGAAGACTCGGATTTTATGCTTGTCACAAATCAATCAACAATTGTCAAATGTGCAGAAAGATGTTATAGAGATTTTTATACTATCGTAAATGCATTACAAGAGTCTGGTATTACCTACAATAACACAAAAAAAGATTATGCTGCTATGGATAATAAGTTTTCAAAATCACGTATGGGAATCGGATATTCAAGTAATTTGGCTCAGTTGGCAATGACCTATTATTGGACAGAATTACAAAAAGATAGTCCTGATGAGAAAAAACTTAAAGAACTCTATGATAATTTTATCATTTTGTCTGTTCTTGCACAGGTTATTATTGATGGATGTAAAAGAGAATATGAAATTGATGGTAATAAGGAAATTGATAGAATTAGCAAACTCTCTTGTATGAGTATTAAAAAGATTGTCGGTTATACTGAATCTGGTAAACCAAAGTATAAGAAACACGATTTCCCTGAGTTTATGAAATACACAAGAGAAATTAAATATACCAAAGATGGTAAAGAACTTCCGCAAGAGGAAGTTGATGAATCAAAAAACAAACTTAAAAGTCGTATTAATAGAGAATTGTTATGTCCTATGAATTGGCTTGAAGATTGGATAAATAAAATTCAAAACGCCTCTACTTCGGATACATTATCAACCGAATCTTTTTTTATTAAAATGAAGGGGAAGGCTAATGATAAACAAATGACAAAAATTATGCAATTAGTTCAGGAATATGACTCTTTTGTAAAAAATACAAAATTAAAATATATAGATGATGATGAAGAGTATAATAAACAGATTTGTGAAAAATCAAAAGAAGTAACTGAATCAATAAAGAAAATTAAAATAGGTAATATAATTACAATAAATAGACTGATTGAGATAGCACTTGGTTTAAGCAATGAAGAGGGGGCATCTAAAAGGAGGAAGTATTCGCCTGAAAAATATACAAGAAAAATTCTCAATCTATTGTATAAAACCAACAAAGAAAAGTTTATGCTAAGTTTCAATAGTGATAAATGTGTATAATTTTTTCGGCAACTAATTGTGCAATTTTACCAAAAACATAGTAAAATCAAGGCTTTTAGCGTTCAACTTAACGTCCGTAATATGGAGGGAAGAAACCGCAGAGTTGCGTTAGTAAACTCCCACGCCATTGCCAATGCGTGTAATAAATAAGGGCTTGCAAGTTTAAAAAGTATACTAGGGGCAGACGTATCATTATCTGCCCCGAATATAAAACAATGAAATCAGCTTTTCTTGGCTGATAAAACAGAGAATATATAATTGTCGAAAGGCATTATAATATTTCGTCTAACATATGACTATAAATTAGTTGCTGTGAAGCCATATGAAAAACTTGTGTATGGTGTGCAAAACCAGTTAAGTTCAGCAAGCGAGACTGTACCATGCATTTCTGTGGAAGATATATAGGAATCAAACCTATGGGGAACGATTCGAGGCGTTTTCAAACAGAACAATTCTAAAAATCATTTCTAAGATTGGTACATATTCATATTGTACTCCTCTTCTTATATGTGTCGGTGATTGTGCTACAATTCTTGCAGCATGGTTGCCGATTATTCTCTAAATATATTATTGCTGGCGAGTGAAACGGATTATCACACATGACTCATTTTCATGAAATAACAGGTTCGACTCCTTGTGCTTCAGCAACTCTCCCATTTTATGTGGGAACTGGTCGGTTTCGGATCAGAGGATGAAAATTCTAAGATAAGCATGGTGACATGTATAAAGTGGCTCTTATCGTATTATAAGGCTGCGACTGTAGCAATACAGCTTGACGGAAAACACATAAAATCTACGCCCAACCTTCTATTCAAGGACAACTGTTGGCGAATATGGTTGACTGGTGGGTGTCTTGAAATAGGCACTGTAGTAACACAGAAATGTGGGTATGATTTGTGTACTATTGGTGGGAATACCGCAAGTGTAACTGCTAGTAGGATTTTGGTAATATCTCTTAAGTTGAAAAACAGGGATGGAATCAAAAAGTAAGGAGATCGCAATCCGAGCAGGATGGTGATGATTGGGCTGTGCTCAAAAGGCACGGATGGTCAAATGTACACCTCATCGTCCATATGTAAGTACATACTTTTGAAGGAAATCAAATTATTTTAGGTAAATAATATTAAAGAAGATTACAAAACAGCAAAAGTGTGTATGACTATGAAGAGAAAAACAACTTATTGTCCTGTAATATGGACATATATGACACTCGCAAAGTGTTATGTAAGAAAGTACAAGTAATTGCAACCGTAAGAGATTCGCACTCTCTGAACTCCGCAAGAGGCGATGTGATGAAAGAAAATCTATAATACTTCATAGTAAGAGTTTGCCAGTTATGTCAAAATTGGTGTTGTTGCTAACTACAAGCTAATCGCTTGTGTGATAAACTGTGTCCAACCACAGTAGATGTTAGTGTATTGAGTCAAATATCTCAGCTCATATTAAGTAAGGATCTCATACTTCGGTATGGGATTTTTTATTTTGGGAATTAGTTCAGTTTGGTTAGAACGCCTGATTTGGGTTCAGGAGGTCGTGGGTTCAAATCCTACATTTCCAACTACTATCCTACTTTGTAGGAAATAAATCAAGAAAGAAGTGAAAATTATTAAGTACATTTCAAAAAATGAAATTGAAAAGCTATTATCCGAAGGTGTAATCAGAAACACAAGACGAGGATATATCGACAAAAATGGATATCCAGTCGGTTATTATCGTACTAAAGGTGTTGCTAAAAAGCGTTACATCGAAGATAAGTATGTTAAGTAGGTTCTGCCTATGAAAAATAGAATTGAATATAAAGGTTTTTATATAGACAAGACCGAAAATGGCTTTCGTATCTGTAGAAAAGAAGATACAGAAAAACATACTCATATGAAAAATCTTAATCCATCATATAAACTTATAGACAATGTGCTATCAAATAAAATTCCTACTCGTTGTGGATGTTATTATTTGGAGTCACATGCTAGATTAAGCTATGATGAAAATTATATTAGGAAGATTCGTGAGTATATCAAAGTAAAACAGAATAAAAGCAAACAAATGTATTATAATCCTGGCAGAAAACGTTCTGGTGGGAATTTTTAATTTTATGGAGGATTTAAAGGATTATGGTAGATAGTAAGATTAAGAAAGCAATTGTTAGTGCAGCTAAAAAGAATATTACAGCAAGTGGTGTACGAATTGAAAACGGAGTTTTCGTTGATGATGAAGGCTCTATTGTAGATCGTATCGCTGAAATGTTACCAGAAGGTACTACTATTTTTGATATTAAAATTAGTATTGAGCTTCCAGATGAAGAGTCTGAATCTGCTGAATAGAAAGTAGGTGGATACAATTAGCACCTATAAAAGATTCGAGAACGAAACAGATGAGGAACTTATCTATAGGATATGCGAAGATAAAGACCAGATAGGTTCTTGGAATGATGTGGCGAATATAATTAATGAACTTACTGGAAATGATTTTGGGGAAAGTACATACAGAAAGAAGTTCCAAGCATTTAAGAAGATGTTAAATGCAAATCAGTCTAAGTTTGTTGATTCCGATGCACAGTTAAAAGAAATACAGTTAGCTCAGAGAGAACTTGAAAAAGAACGAAAGAAAATCCAGAGTGAAAAGATTGAATATAATAAATGGCTTAGAGAAGATGCTAGAGATGAAATGATCGCTGAGAAAATCAGCGAAACAATTTTATCTTTGCCACAGTTATCGTCTCCTATTCGTATTCAGCCAACAACAAATAAAAAGTCTTGGATACTTGCCATTAGCGATTGCCACTATGGTTGTGAATTTGAAATCAAAGATTTTTATAATGGAATTATAAATGCGTACTCTCCTGAGATATTTGAGGAAAGAATGACAATTTTATTTAATAAGGTTGTGGACAAAATCGAGGAACTTGGAATTACTGAATTGTCAATTATTGAACTTGGAGATGGCATTGATGGATGTCTCAGAATGTCTCAGCTTATGAGATTAAGATATGGCGTAATTGAGTCTAGTATTCGTTATGCAGATTATTTAGCAAATTGGTTGAATGAATTAAGCAAATATGTGTCAATAAAATTTCAGATGGTTTTTGATTCAAATCATAATCAGTTAAGACTATTGGATGGAAAAAAGAATACATTTCCAGATGAAAATGTTAGCAAAATTATGATGGCTCTTATTAAAGAACGATTGAGAGATAATGAGAATATCGCAATACTCGAAAATCCAACAGGAATGACTTACTCAATGATGTCTACATACTGTGTTGTTGGATTGCACGGTGAGAAGAAAAATCTAAAAATTAATTTATTAGAAATGTCACGCACATATGGTATTCATATTGATTATACAATTTCTGGACACATTCACCATGATGCTCTTAAAGAGATTGGGATGGATTCAGCAGTATTATCTGTTGGCTCAGTAATTGGTATTGATCCATATGCTATGACATTAAATGCAGCATCAAATGCTTCTTGCTCAATGTTTGAATTTGAACAAGGACAAGGTAGAACGGCTGAATATGTATTTAAATTAAATTAAATAACAATTGTAGTCCACTGTTCGGCTCAGTTTGGAGTAATTGTGGAAGCAGATATTCACAACTACAATTAATATATTATTTTTGGCTGACGAAACTACTATCAGAGGGAGTGTACCTTATATGGACGCTACCCTCTTTTATATTACAAAAAATATTAAAGGAAAATAAAGGAGAAAATTAAAAATGAACAAGACAGATTTAGTAAAAGTAATTAAAGATACAGTATCAGAGACATTAGATGGCGTAACTGTAAAGGATACAGCGATTTTTGTAGATGCAACAATTAAAGCAATTCAGGATGCTGTTGTTGCTGGTGAACGTGTTCAGTTAGTAGGTTTTGGTACATTTGAGACTGTTGAAAGAGCTGCAAGAGAAGGTAGAAATCCACTTACAGGCGAATCACTTCATATCGAAGCATCGAAATCACCTAAATTTAAAGCAGGTAAAGCTTTTAAAGATGCAGTTAAGAATGCATAATCTGAAAGGTTGTGAAATATTTGAAGAAAAATAAATATGAAGACATTCAGATGATTGATCTTGAGGATAAGGTTGATGACATTATCTCTATTTATATCAATAGATTATATCATACTGATAAAACAGTTGGTGTAATTGTAAATAAAGAAATTGCTGAGTATATTTTGGATAATCTTATTAGACTTGACGAGACAAGTATTAAAGAGATTGATCTTGTTGATTATATGAATATAGACGAATATTTAGTATCTGTTGATGATGGTGGTGTAATCACTGTTGTTCCTATTGAGGACTTTGGTGTTCTTGATAAAACAGATATTTTCTATATTGATATGGATGGTGATATCGAGCAGAATATCATTGATTATTGTGTAAATGAGGATAAGGAAGTTATTCTGTTTGGTCAGGAAGATGACTGCGATGGTGATTGTAAGAACTGCCATGTGCATGATGAGACTTATTTACATACTTCTGAAGACGAATATGGAAATACTCACGGATTTACTGCTAGTAAGTCAGATGGCGACTCTTATATGAGTTATTCTTACTACTCTAGCGATGAGTTAAGTCATGAAGATATTCAGAAGATGTTAAAGGCTTTTGGATTTTAGATTTTAGATTATAGGATATGTTATAGAAGAATCAGTGTGTAAGTGTTTAAGAGACAAATTTGCTGATTTCAAATAACATTTGAACTTGGAGTGTGTGGTGTATGCTGCACACTCTTTTTATATGGGTAGGTATGCAAATGGCTGAAGCAAGCGGTCTGTAAAACCGTGACCTACATGGTAAACATTGTGTGTTCAAATCACACCCTGCCCACTAATAAAATAATTAACTAAAAAAGGAGGCTGAAATATTGTCAAAAGAGAAAATAACAAGGGTGAAATATTTCACTCCTGATAAAGAGAAATTTATTTATGAAGAGAATTGGAAGAAATATGAAAAATATTTACAATCTAATATCATCAAAAATCGTGATGTAAAAGATACTACATACAAGAGATATAAAGGATTGTTTCGACACTTCCTCATGTGGTTAGGAGAAAATTATGGTGAATTAGATTTATATTCTGATGAATTCATGGAAAATGCCGTTGATATTATGGAAGCATATATGCTTTTCTGTCAGGAAACATTAATGAATCATAAGAAGATAATCAATATGAAAATTTCTGCTGTAAGTTCATTCTATATTTGGTCTATGAAGCGTGGATTTGTTAAATATCATCCTTTTGATGGTAAGCTTGATAGAATGAAAAAAGCAAACGAAGAACAGATTCTTAATCATTACTTTTTAAATGATGAGCAGATTGCAGCTATTAGAGCAGATTTATATAAGACAGAGAATAACAAATGGACAATACAAGATCAGTTATTATTTGAAATCGCACTCTTCTCCGCTAATAGAATTGGTGCTTTGGAGAAACTTACTGTATCTTCTCTTGACTTAGACAATATGGTATTTGAGTCAATACGTGAGAAGGAAGGATACCGTGTAGAAGTCTCCTTTGACAGTACCTGTAAGGATATGCTTGAAACATGGTTATCTATGAGAACAAATGATTATGACCATCTTGAATGCGATGCTCTATTTATTCATAAATATAAGGACAAATGGATTCCTTGGACACAAGGTATGATTCACGATCGAATGAGAAAAATCGGTAGAATTATTGGCTTAGAGGACTTTCATTGTCATTGCATCAGGAAGACGGCGATCAATAAAATATATGAAGATACTGGTGATTTAAATCTTGCATCACAATGGGCGAATCACAAATCAACTTCAGTAACTTCACAAAGCTATGTACGTCCTGCTTCTAAGGCTGATTTAAGGGAAAAATTAAAAATTCTAAAGTTTAAACAACAAGAATTACAGAAAGAAGCTGAAAAAGAAGGTATTTAAGCAATCCCGATGAAGCTTTCGTCTAACACTTCGTCTAATTCCCCCTTGCACTCAACACAAAACTGTGATAGAATAATTTCTAAAGAAAACAAGCAAATATCCGTTAGACGGTTGAGCCAAATGTAAAATCAATAAAGGCTAAATAAATTTAATACTTAACACATTAATGACCGTGCTTTGGCGAGTGGCGGTCATTTTTGTGTCTATCGAAAAATCTGACTAAGTATGTAGTAAGTACGCCACTTACGATGCCAGTTACAATCGTAAAGATTAATAATTCAATAAACGTCACGTTATATCCTCCTTTGTAAGTATTTCCTACATGATGTCACGAGGATATTTATATAAACAGAACATCACTGTTCTGATGTGACTCAAACCGCCTAACCATCTCAATCTAGCCAAATTAAAATGTTGGATTATTTGCTTGTTCTAGCCATTATATCATATCATGACAATTCATGTCAAAATATTCCAAACAAGAGAACAAATAAAAGAACCCTTAAGTGGGCGACAAAACAGAGAATAATATAGTGTCCAAATATCGAAGCTAGATTCTTAATAGCCCTCTTCGAGGCACACCATGTCATATCTTGGCATTTGCTATTCATGTAGCATTGTAAGACCTGCTACTGTATTTTGGTAGAGCTGACTTTATAGCAACTCTAGTGCGCACGAAACCTTAATGCGGTATATCTATCGTGCTTCTCTGCGTTAATGAGAACCATTAGTGAATGACTGCTGGGCGGTCTATTGGATAAGAGATGCAAAACCTTATCAACTGGTCTTTGCTCCAAAGACTGAAAATATGTGGAGAATAATCAATAAGCATGAATGGATTGCGAAAGTTTTCTAATTTAAAACTGCATGTGTACAGTGCAATATCAGCTAGTTAGTGCTTTATGCTGATTATTGGGGTATCGCCAAGTGGTAAGGCACAGGAATTTGACTCCTGTATTCGTAGGTTCAAATCCTATTACCTCAGTTAGAATAAAAGGAAGCTAAGAAAATAAAAGAAAGGAGTGCACATATAATGGCTTATTTACAGGTTACTGAAAACGACTTAGAAATTGGTGACGTATTAAGTATTACAAGTGATAATGGCAAAACTTTAAAAGCTTTACAGATGCTTATTGGAAATCAGACAAAAGCAAGTATGAGTATTGATTTTGATAACAATTGTCTTGTTTTTAAAGTAAATGATACAGATATGAATTTACCACAATTACAGTGTAATTTGTCAAAGTCTACCATTAAAAATATGATTTGCGGATTAAAAGAATTTTATAACTTATTAAGTGAGGAGGAAACTGAATAATGAAATTAGCACAGAAAACAGAAATTAACGAAGATGTAATTACAGTAAGTTTAAATGTTGAAGAATTGGGTGATAGTATAAGAGATGCTGATACAGAGAAAAATCAGTTACATAATTTCGTAAGATATATCGAATATAGCCAGATTGACTTCTCTGGAAATTTGAAACTTTCAGATACAGGAATTCCTGTGATTGTTACTGATGAGCCAGACGGTTCTACTATTGAAAAGGTCACAATTTCTGATTTAGTAAATAAAAAGTACACTCTCGATGAGAATTTATCTATTACACTTTCTATTGACATAAATAAAATTCCTACTGCTTCTCTTGGTACAGTGTTTAATACTCCTGAAAAATTAGGACAGGCAATGGCAGTTCTTTTCTTGGAAAAAGTGAAAGCTGCAATCACAACAAAATTAACAGAAATCAGAGCGTTGGCAAATGATTTTGAAGCTGAAACATCTGTTGTACTGTAAGGAGGCTGACTATGTATAAAATTCTTATTAAAGATTCCAAAACAGGAATGTATCGTTATCTTACTGTAAAGCAGGAAATTATGAAAGAACAGAAAGAAACTGTAACCGATGAAGATACCCATGAAGTAAAAGAAGTTACTACATTGGTTGGGACTGGCGAATATGAAACTGTTGAATATTCTACAGAAAATAAAGATGAATTAGAGAAGAAATGTATTGAGCTTTTAGCTTCTTACAAGGTAACAGAATTTACTCCGATTAATACATTGGCTTATACAACAGATCTTGTTTGGTCTGAGTAAAAATAATGGGTGGTACTTTCCACCCTATCAACTGGATATAGGACAATTTGGTAATCCGCTAGTTTTGGGAACTAGACGTTGTAGGTTCAAGTTCTGCTATCCAGATTATGTGCGGTAAGCCTGATGTGAAAGTCTATTTGTGGGATGCATACTGCTCTTAGATGTGTAAGCTCAACACTTACTACCGCCCTATACAGTTATAATCAGTTTGGCGACTGATTGATAAAGAAAGAGTCATTTCCTTTGGAGGTGGCTCTTTTATTATGTAGTATTGGCAGAGTTGGTATTGCACCTGATTGCTAATCAGAGGTCATCGTTTATTCGGTGCATAGGTTCAAGTCCTATATACTACGCTCATGCCGTGTGTCCGATTGGTCGAGGATGCTGTCTTGAAAACAGTCTGGATGTAAAAGTCTTTGGGGTTCGAATCCCTAACACGGCGTTCTAAATAAATTGCACTTTCATTGGAAATTTTATATTGGAAATTATGAGAAGTCATTTCGTATGAAGTGGCTTCTTTTTTATATTGGAATAAAAGGAGGTGGTCGTTAGTTTGGCTACGACAAAAGAAACACAGCCTACAAAATTAACGGCTGCACAATTAAAGAAAAAAGTTGAAACACAAGAAGAAAAAATCAAGTCTCTAAAAGAAGGTGCTTGGTGTTATATGTGTGATACTCATAAAGCTAAAGATAAATTTTATGTAAGTACAGATCCTATGAGTAAAAGTGGTCTTACTCCAATTTGTAAAGACTGTGCAAAAAAGATAGCGTTAAGAACTACAAATGGTGTTGATCAAGAGCCTACGAGGGAATCAGTGCAACTTGCCCTTAGATATTTGGGAAAACCTTTCCTCGAAAAGGTATGGGACTCAAGCATCCAGGAAGTTGAGAATCTTGCTTCTGGAAAAGTTAAATCTAATGTATGGACAGCGTATGCACGTCAAATTGCTATGCCAAATTATATAGGACTAACATACTTTGATTCAGACCATTTTGTTAAGGATAAAGCTGAAAATGAATCAGTAAAAGAACTTACAACTGAGGAAGAACTTATTGAATCACATGCAGGGTTGGATACATATGATAGTTTTTTAAAAAACAAAAATGATGTAATTCGATTACTCAGCTATGATCCTTTTGAAAAAGAGGATATAGCCGACCAACCATTTTTATATTCTCAGTTATTAGGTCTATTAGATTCTAGTGAAGATGCAAATGAAGACATGATGCGTACCTCTTCCGCTATCTCTATTGTTCGTGGATTCTTACAACAATCTAAAATTGATGATACCATATCAAAATTAATGTGTGATATTTCTAATATTGAACGCAATTCTGCAACAATTAAATCCCTACAAGAAAGTAAAGGTAAAATAACTTCTGTCATTACAAGTCTTGCTCAAGACAGTTGTATTTCATTAAAGCACAATAAAAATGCTAAAAAAGGTGAAAATACTTGGACTGGTAAAATCAAAAAAATTAAGAGTCTTAACCTACGAAGTGGTGAAGTCAATGGTTTTGACATTGATACTTGTAGAGGTATGCAACAAGTTCAGGAAATTAGCGATGCTTCTATTATGAAGCAATTGGCACTTGACGAATCTGAATGGTCAGATATGGTTTCTGAAATGCGTGTTGTAAATACTAGTCTTCGTAAAGAAAAGGATGCTTATCAAGAAATTAATAGAATCTTATTGAGAGAAAATCTTGATTTGAGGGATACATTAAAAGAAAATAATTTACTAAACGAAGAACAGTTAAAAGATTTAAAAGATGTTTATTCTGTTTTTGCGGAATTTGACGAAGAGAAAGAATCTCCTGATGAAGAATCAAAGGAGGTTGTTGAAAATGAATCAGAATAAACAAATGATTATGAATTACTATCAGAATGAAATTCTTGATTATGATAAGGATTTTTATAATCAATACGGAATATATGTAAAACCACATGGTTACTCTATTTCTTCTCGTAAAATTGAATCTTATATTCAAATCGCTGAAATCCAAAAATATCTGCAATGCAACCCAGTAAAAGCTATAGATCTCTTTTTCAATATAGAACTTTTAGATGGGCAAGCACTTCTTGTACAAAGAAGTTGGGTTTGCCCAAATGTACTTGCAGTATGTACTCGTGGATATGGTAAAAGTACAGTTATTGACCTTGAGATTATGTCTAAAGATATGTGTTTTTGTAATGTATGGACATATATTGCAAGCGGTACAGGTGGTCAGGCTGAACAAACTTTCACTACTTTGGAACGACTCGCTAATGATAATATTGATACATTTTATGGTTCAACTGGTTCTTTATTCAAGAATGAGATAGAAATCAAAAATGCAGCAGGTGACGGATTTTCACACTCGTCCAATGGGTTTTCCTATTCATGTTATAACGGATCTATGACTAGGACATTGAACGGAAATATAGATGCCAAGAGAGGTATGCGAGGCACAGTAATTTTTGATGAAAGTGGTTTCTTATCTGATGAAATGATGAATGTATATGGTGCATTTGCCGTTGTAAATAAAAGTTTAAAAACTGGTAAAGATGTAGATGGTAATTCAATAGATCCTATTCGTCAAAGGTGCTTACCACGAGATTTGTCATATCAGAAATATTATATAAGTTCAGCTTCTTCAACTGATACTCAATTTTGGAGACTGTATCGTGACTTTTCTAAACAGCAAATTATGGGAAATCCAGATTATTGTGTTTTACATATAGATTGCGAACAAGCATTTAAACCAACTCTTAGGGGAGAATTAGTCACCCCTCTTCTATCTCGAAATACTGTTGAATCGGAAATGAGAACAAACCCAGAAAAAGCAAGACGTGAGTATTATTGTATTTTTACTACAGATGCTGGCACTGATGCAATTATTCGTAGAGGTGTTATTACACGAAACGAAGAAACAAGAAAACCTCTTCTTTACAATGATACAGGTGATAAAAAATTCGTCATCACATATGATCCTGCTAGAAGTCGAGATAATTCGGTAATCCTTGTTGGTGAAATTTATGAATACGAACAGGTAGACGGAAGTATTGATACAAGAATGAGATTGGTAAATTGTATTAATCTTGTTGATGTTGGTAAAAAAATAAAATCTCCTATGCAGACACCAGATCAGATTGAATATTTAAAAAAAGTAATTCTTGATTATAATGGTGGAGCTGACGCATATGGAAATATTGTTGGTATATACATTGATGCAGGTAGCGGCGGATCAGGGGTTAATATAGCAGATTATTTGATGCCAGATTGGACGGATTCTGCTGGTATTGTTCACAGAGGATTAATTGATAAGGAATACTCTGCTGATTATGTTAAGAAATTTCCTAATGCAGTAGACAAAGTGCATCTTATGTCTCCTGCTGGTTATAAATCTGAAATGTATGAAGCAATGATTGAATTAATGAATCAAGATAAAATCAGCTTTACCGCACAATATGATCACAAAGGCTATCTCACTGTTTTTGATGTTGATGAAAAGAAGCTGGCTAAAGAGAAAGAAAGAATTTCTACCGAACTCAGGAAGCAAAAAGTTAATGAGAAAGAATTTGAAACAAAACTCAATGAAGAGTTAGAAAAAATAGAATCAGTTAATACCAAAACTATTAAACTTGATTGGCAAGATGAAATAGCTCTTGCTAATATTGATGCTCTTAAAGAAGAACTTGTGAATATGATTCGTAAGAAAAGAGACTCAGGAAAAGATTCATTTGAATTGACACCAGAAAAGGCTAATAAACTCCACGATGATCGTGCGTATACGGCTTGTATGGCTTCTTATGCACTTATGTGTGAGCGTAGAAAAGCTATTACAAATAAAAAACGTCCAACCAACACAAATGATCTCATCAACAAACTTCCAATCCGTCAAGGCAAAAGATTTTCAATGTTTAATTAAAGGAGGTGCATTAACGAAAAATGCCAAGAACAAAGAAAGCGGATGCTAATGCACCTGCTATAAATACAACTAAGAAGATGAATAATATGTCCTCTTCTACATCAAAACAACCTACGGCTGCTGAGATGAAAGAATTTTACGAAAAAAATAAACGTAGGATTGAAAATTTTGATGTAGCAAACGAAGCGTTTACTAATTTTAGAGACACATCAAAATCTACTACCTACACTACTATTAGCAATTTCAACAAAGAAGACCTTAGAAATTATTTACAGAATATCACTTCTAACGAGGTCAATTTACGAAACCTGTCAAGATATCTCTATTATCGTTCTCAGGTATATTTCAGACTTATTGCATATAATGCCAACATGTTCTGTTTGGATGCAAGAACTGTAATTCCTGAATATGATTTGGTTGAAGATAATGATAAAGATGCAGTGACAAAATCATATAATGACACACTAAAAGTTCTTGACAAGATGAACTTACAATATGAATTTCTTAAAGCATATATGACATGTTTTAGAGAAGATGTATTTTATGGTTGCTATTATTTTAATCCAGAATCAGACGGGAAAACACCATTCTTTATTCTTCCACTTCCAGCAGATTATTGTAGAATTTCTGGTGTGTATACAGATACAGGTGACTTCGCATTCACAATGAATATGGATTATTTTAAAAGAAACAAAGACTTGCTGGATCTTTGGGGTGAACCATTTGTTTCTATGTATAATAAGTCACAGCAAAGCGGAGAAAGTAAATGGCAACCAATCGGAGAACAAGGTGTCTGTTTGAAATTCCATGCTGAAGACTGGGAGACTATCGTTCCCGTGTTTAGCGGATTATTAAATTCATTAATAAACTTATTGGATCTTGAAGATATTCAAAGCATTGCAGACCAACAGGAAATATACAAAATGATTTGGATGGAACTTGAAACATTATCTGGCGCAGATGATGTAAATGAATGGAAAGTTGATCCAGACTTAGTATTACCTTATTGGCAAAGAATGGTAAATGAAGCTTTGCCTGATTATACTTCTGCTGCTATTATTCCTGGAAAAATCAATCAGATTAGTTTTGATAGTGATAAGGCAACAGATACAAATAAAGTAGAAAATGCTACAAAAACAGTTCTAAATACTTCTGGCGGTGCTCAAATTTTAAATTCTAGTTCTATCTCAGGATCTACGGCATTTAACGCTGCGATTAGAGCCGATACAGAGTTCGCTATTTCTATGCTTTTACCTCAAACGCAAGCTATTGTCAATAGAATTATATCTTATTATGTTGATAATCCAAGTTTTGTTAAATTTATCGAAATATCTGTTTATACAAAAGATGCTTATAAGGATAGTATTCTTAAAGACAATACATACGGTCTTGCACCAAAATTATTGGTAAATAGTCTAAATGGGTTCTCAGAAAGAGAAACACTATCTCTTCATTTCTTGGAAAACGAATGTTTAGATCTTAATTTTGTTCCAGTTCAAAGTTCACATACAACATCTAATACAGGTGATAATGAAGGAGTTAAACCTACTCTTTCTGATGACAAAATTTCAGATGATGGCGAAGCTAGTCGTGATAAAAAAGATAAGGCTAAAGGCTAAATAAGGGAGGTATCTTAATATGAAATACAATTTTATTAAAACCTCCGACAAGGAGACAAAGGAAAATCTTCTTAAAGAAGGTTTTAAACTGGTATCTCAAGATGGGAACGTGGCTACATTTGTAAATAACCATTCTCTCACTTTTGAAAATACAAATAATAAAATTCAGTATAGCAACATGCTAACATTCTAACCACTCTCCTACTTTGAGTGGTATATCAACAAAGAAAGGAGGAATAGGTTAAATAATGCCAAAAAAGAAGAAAAGACGAATTATGTCTATTGATGAGCTGTATGAGTTCTGTTTAAAGAACAATTTTGCTCATTTTGATAGTAATAAATTCGGTAAAGAACTTATGGTTCGTATGAATGGTAATTTTGAAAAAACTTCCAAGGATGAAGATAAACACAAAGAATCTCTTACTCCATTCGTTAGTCGTGCATTTCACGATCATGTCAATCTCAATAAGTCGGAAATCTCCGAAGAATCTTTTAATGAAAATGTCCCATCGGCAAACTTTCGCCCAATTTTAGCACATATCACAACCAATTCAGATAATGAATTAGATTTCGGATCTCACGATTATTATGTGACAACTGACAAAGATGGTAACGACAAAGTTGTATATGAAGAACAGCCTATCGGTGTTATTGATGGCACAAAGACTACTATTGAATATGATGAAGACGCTGGCGTAAATCGTGCAGTTTTACATGGATATTTATATGACGAATATTGTCAAGATGCTATTGAGATTCTGAACAGACGTGGAACTGTAGATTGTTCGGTGGAATTATGCATAAGGGAGTTATCATTTAATACTGCTAATAAAACATTGCAGTTAGATGATTTTTATGTATCAGGTCTTACTCTTCTGTCAAAGGATGTATCCCCTGGTATGGCAGGAAGTAATTTTAAAATTGAAGATTTCGCTGTAAATGCGAAAACAGTAACATTTAACACAGACAACAAATTGGTTGAAACTTTAGAGAAATTAACTAATATTCTTGAGAGTTTTGATATAAATCAAAAATCAAAGGAAGGAGGAACAAATAACAAAATGACAAAATTTGAAGAGTTACTTGCCAAATATGGTAAGACTGCTGAAGATGTAACATTCGACTATACAGAAATGTCAGATGAGGAACTTGAAGCAAAATTCGCTGAGATGTTCGATGATGACAATTCAGAAGGAGACAACTCAGGTAGCGGAGAATCTGGTGAGCCTTCCAATGATGGAGAAGGTGATGGCGAAGGAGCTTCTGATCCAGATGGTGATGAAGGAGAAAGTCAGACTTTTGAAAAGATTATTCGTACATATGAAATCAGTCATGAAGATACAAGATATGCACTTTACCAGCTTTTATCTGAATATGAAGATGCTGATAATGAGTGGTACTTTATCAACGCTGTTTACGATGATCATTTTACATATGAGAACTGGAATGGTGATAAAATCTTCGGTCAGAACTATACAAAAGACGGTGATAATGTAGCTTTTGATGGAGAAAGATACAATTTACATCGTGAACTTTTAACAGATAGTGAATTTGCAGAGTTACAGTCTATGCGTTCAAACTATGCTGCACTCAAAGAGTTTAAGGAGACAGCAGAAAAGAATGAACTTCATGCAAAGCGTGAGGAAATTCTTGCAAATGAAAACTTTGCTTCTATTTCTGAAAAAGATGAAGAAGGAAAATTCATTAATAAGGATTTTGAGAAACTGTATACAAATATGGATAACTATTCTCTCGAAGATTTAGAGAAGGAAGCAAAACTTATCTATGCAGATTCTAATATGAAGACCTTTTCAGCTACTAATGAGAAAACTCAGAAAAAGTCAACTGTAAAAGTATTCGCCAATGTAAACAAGTCTAAGAAAGATAACCGTTACGGAAATCTTTTTAGCAAATAAAACAAGAAATATAAATCATTGTAATGGCACTCAAATTGAGTGTCTTTTTTAATGCAAAAATTTAAGGAGGATAAAACATGATTCAGGTTAGTATTGCAAAACATGCAGTAGCTTTCCCTTCTAAGGTTCTCGCTAGAGATGGTGGAAAGCATATTTATAACATTCAGTTAGCAGAAGCAGCAAGTGCTTATGTAGACAACGGATGGTTCGTTGGTAAGGGTGAATTCGTAGAGTTAGATCTTTATAAAGCAGCAGCACCTACTTCATTTGAAGGAAAGGTCGTTGGTAAGGCAAATAATGGAAATTTCTATGTAGAAGTAGTAACTCCTGGAGATGCCCTGTTTGTATACCAGGTGCCAATGATCGAGGAAACATATAGCAACACATTTAAGAAAGAAAGCAACTATACAAATGCTCCTACTCAGGTAGTTAGAGCCTATGAACTCGCAGTTGGTGATGTAGTTGAAATTTCAGCAGATGGATTTTCTGGTGAAATCGCTGTTAAAGACGGTGTTGAACTCAAAGCCATTTCTGGTGTAACTGCCGCTATGCAGCTTACAAAGAAAGCCTAATTTTTGAGAAAGGAGAAATAAATAAATGTTAGATACAAGTGTAAAAAATCTTATGTTTGACCTCGGTGCAGGTCGTGAAATTTATGACGCCGATTCTAATCGTGTAATTTCTAAGGCAGAAGCTAGTGACACAATTAGAAAGGCTTGTTTTGAATACCTTGGACTTACCAAGGATTCTTCTAATAAGCAGATTAAGAGAGCGTTAAATTCTGAGAGAGGAACACAGTTCTTCGAGGTAATTGAGGAAATTATTGATACTCAGATTGCTCATGGTCTTTCTGAGAACGAGTTTTTCAACAATTATGTTGAGTCAAAGAATATGAAAGATGGAGATGTAAATGAATTCTGGGCTGATGATGAAATATTACTTACTGTAAGTAAAGTCAGCGGTGACGCACATGATTTATCCATCCAGCGTTTAGGTTCTGGTCAGTCTTATCATGTTGATACAGCAGTATATGGTATCAAGGTTGGTGGAGATATTCGTCTCTTCTTAACTGGTCGTAAGGATTGGGGTGCTTTCGTAGATGCGGTTGTTAAGGCTTATATCCAGAAGGTTCAGACACTCATTTCTTCTCAGTTTGCAAATGGTGTAAACCTTATTCCTGTTCCTGCTACTCTCAAGGGTACTGGTGCTTTGGCTGCTTCTACAAAGGCTCAGTTTGATGCAATTATCGAAAAGGTTGGTGCTGCTAACGAAAGCGGTGTTGTAATCATGGGTACTAAGACAGCATTAAAGTCTCTTAATGCTCTTACAAAGGTTGATTGGGCTGATCCTGCTAATTCAATCAAGGAGTCTGTAGCAAACACAGGTATTATCGGTGGCTACGAAGGAACACCTCTTATGGAGATTCCACAGAAGTTTACTGATAAGTCTCTTGCTACTCCTATCGTTGATAATAAGAAGCTCTATATTATGCCAGCAGTTGATGACAGATTTATTAAGTTCGTTGACTACGGTGAGACTGAACTTGAAGTAAACGAAAAGGGTGCTACTAAGGATGATATGCAGTCTTATGAGGTACAGAGACGTATGGGTGTTGCAACCCTTATGACTCGTTATCATGGTGAGTGGGATCTGTAAGATTTACTTATAGATTGATTATACGGAGAGTGGTAATCCACTCTCCTATTTTTGAAAGGAATTGAAAGGAAATGGCATATACAAAGAAAACTACTGCTACTACTAGCAGTACAGAAAAGATAACAAAAACTACAGAAGTTAAAGAAGATGTAAAAACATTTTCACCCGAAGATACTATTCCATGTCGTTCATTAGTAAGTGGTGGACTTTATATCGAGGGAGCACGTTCACATATCCTTTATAGTTGGGCTGATTGTGGAGATGTAGTTGATGTTGAATATAGAGATTTAATTTATCTCGTTAGAACTCGTGAAGATGTAAACATTTATTCACCAAGAATTATTATTGAAGATGAAGATTTTGTTGAACAGAATAAATCTGTAAAAGACTTATATGAGTCTATGTATGAAACAAGTGACTTAAATGAGATTTTAAATCTTCCTGTTCCGCAGATGTCAGAAACAATTAAAAAGCTTCCAAAAGGTGCAAAGGAAGCCCTTAAAGGTATTGCTTCTACAATGATTGAATCTCATGCACTTGATTCAGTTCACAGAATTAAGGCTCTTGATGAAATTTTTGGTACAAAAATGTTACTTACATTAGTTCAGGAATAGTAAAGGAGGCTCACAATGACGCTTCCATACGAAACAATTTTTTCACGAACAAGAGGACGAATTTCAGATCCGAAGGAACTCTCTCTTGATGAAAATGATTTGCTTGAAATATATACAGAGCGATTAAGCAATGTAATTGCTAATCCAAGGGTGCGTAGACTATTCTCTTCTCTCACATTCGATGATGAAATTCAACAGTTGGATTTTGAACTGAATAATTCAGTAGACGAAACTGCTGATATGAATTTTGTCGTAGGAATTCTTGTACTTGGAATGACGATTGAGTGGTTACAGCCACAGGTTGATTCTATTATGCACACATCAGTAATGATAGGCGGTAAGGAAGAAAAGAAGCTACTCGACAATCATAAAAATATGATTGACCGTCTTAATTCCATGAAAACTGAATTGAATAAACGTATTCGTGATTACGGATATATGTATAATTCCTATATCAATACGGAGTCCTAATATGCAATATATATATGGTGACTTCACAGACAAGCAAATCAATGAAGCAGTTCGTGCAATGCATGGCGATATTCACAAACTGCTGCTCTATAAAGACAAGACAATTGAAGAGAAAATATTTGAAGATGATGAAGCGTTTCTCGTCTTTTTTGAAAACGTTATGTTTAAATTAGGTGGTACAAAAACTTTATTTAACGACAACGGACTTATGGTAACTCTTATGGCGACTTTACAAGGTGCTATGGATAATTTTAAGAGTGACCATTTTAGTTATAAAAAATTCCGTAGGGCTATTTTAGATTCTCACGGATATATTAAGCAGATGTTTGAGGAGGTGGGTTGCGATGCCGAGTCTATCAACAGCTAGGCGTGTCGCAAACGCCAAGAACAACGGAGCTAAAACGATTGGTCAGATTTATAAGGAACAGTCTGACGACATGATGAATTGGACTTGGGATAACGATATCCAGAGTAAAATCTGTTACATTTATGATTTCTATCATGATGATCAGCCACGATTAGCAGAAGGAATGACATATGAAAATACAACCAAAACACGCATAGATGCAAAGTTTATTGTTAAGTCATATCAGTCTATTGATAAAGACCAAGTGGAATATTACATTCAGTTTAAACCAACACAGAAAACACATTTTTCTGAAGGTGACGAACTCTACTATTTTGAAACTGATTATCGTAAAAAATATCATAATGATAATTTTATCGGCTTATTCATTGATATTCCAAATGATGAAAATATCTATGAGAAATGGATGATTCTTCGTACTGAACCAGCAAATCAATTCCCGAAGTATTTAATTCTTAAATGTAATTATGAATTGATGTGGATTGAGAATAACGGAACAGAAAAAATCAAGCGTAGAATGTGGTCTGTTTTAAAAATGCAGTCTAGTTATAATTCTGGACTTTGGACTGACCTACGATTTACTTCGCAGGAAAACCAAGATAAAGTATGGCTACCATTAAATCCAATCACTGAGAAGATTTGGTATACAAACGAGTCGTCAAAGAATATGCGTGTACTTGTTAGTTCTTTTACTGACAATGCAATAGCATGGCAGATCAGCAAGGTCGAAAATGCTCAACCACTTGGGGTTCAGAAATTAACTCTATATCAAGATTTCTTTGATCAACATCGGGATTATATTGAGAAAGACGAAAATGGTAATATTATTGGTATGTGGGCTTCATATTTCGATTCAGAAATTGCCCCAACAGATCCATCTACTCCAACCACTTCCCCATCTTCTATTACAGCAAGAATTTCAGCATCTACTTCAACAATCAAAGTTGGTGGCAGTTATAAAAATCTTACGGTAAATCTATTTAATGATTCCAATGAAGATATCACAACTGAATATACTGATGCAACCTTTACATGGACTTGTTCTGTTGACGATGAAGATTGGACTGATAAAGTAACATGGCGAGTTGGTACAGAGTACAACCAAAAGAAAGTAAAGTTTCCTAGTGATTCTTCTACTATTGGCAAAATATTGTCTGTTAAATGCACTATTGAAAAAGATGGTGTAATAATTGAATCTGAAACTCTTGCGTTGGAATTAGCAGATTAGCAGATTAGGAGGTGAAAATAACGGAAAAGATAACTACCAAAATTGATCTATTAAATAAAATTAAAGAGTATAAATCAGCTCCTGATGATGAAAACATTCAATATAAGAAGAAAATTGAAAAAGCTTTATTAACTCGTCCAGACTTATTATATGCCCTCAATGAAAAAAGTTTAGAAACGGAACTTTTTGATGATGATGGCAATGTAAACTGGGAGTGGAATAATGAAATAGGTGAATATGAGCCATTAGGCGAATGGGAACGGTACTTTGGTAGTAATTCAAACATTCGTCCTTTTTTATTTATTCCTGACACTCAGACAGAAGTAAAACACTATATATGTTATCAAGTAGCGTTTGACGAAATGCCTCGTTATCAAGATACATTAAAGTACACAAATATTACATTTACAATATTTGTTCACGGTAATGACAGGTATGATAAACTTACAGGTATTCCACGCCATGATTTAATCGCTTCTATTATAAGAGAACGATTCAACTGGTCTAATATCTTTGGTATGCAGACTCATCTCATATCTTCTAAAGAATCCACAACAGATAATAACTATCTCGTTCGTACTCTTGTATTCCAAGTTGTTGATACTAATGGAATTCACAAAACAATTGATGGTAAAACTTCTATCACCAATTATGGAGTTAGGCGGTGATTAAATGGATGTATTAGAAACGCTAGACAATCTACAAAATGCCGCAGAACAAGATTCTGAGAAAAATAAATCTAATAATAAAAAATCAGAATATCATTTTGATAAATTAAGAATGTATTTTGGTGAAGATTATACCATAAATAATATTACAATTTCTGTACCAACAATCGGAGATATTCTTGAAGTTGGGGAAACTAGATTTTATCAATCTTTATCACCTTTTCTCAATAACCCAACATCAATTAGGGTTTTCTTATATGATACTTTTCACAAGGATTGGAACAAAACCAAAGACATTGAAGTATTTTATATAATGTATCAACTTGTACAAGATAAAGAACCACTAAATTTAATTTTTAAAGATTTTAATTTTGATGGATTTGTGTTAACTCCCGCAAAGAAAAATAAACAAGATACAGAATATGACCACTTGGCGCTATTTAACGAAGATAAGAACATCCTTATTTATGATGATGAATATTTAGAGATTGCGGAATATATTCGTACAATGATGAATGTTCATCCGAAAACAGAAAAGGCAAAAGGTAAAACCACAAAGCATTGGATGTTACAAGAAGATAGAATGAAGGTACAACAGAGCGAAGACAAGAAAGGATCTTCCACTCTCTTACCTCTTGTATCTGCTTGCATAAATCATCCTGGCTTTAAATACAAGTTGGATGATTTAAAACAAGTTAATATATGTCAGTTCATGGACTCTGTACAAAGAATACAGAAATATGAACAGGGCGTTGCAGCTATGCATGGTATTTATGGCGGCATGGTTAGTGCAAAAGATATCCCAAATGACTTAATTAATTTTATGAGTGATTTATAATCGCTCATTTTTTATTGCATAAAAATAACAAATTTTAAAGGAGGAAAATTAATATGGCATTTAAATTAGGTGACGTAATCGTTGATAGACTTCAGTTTGGTTACGGTGCAAAAGCAAACGGTACACCTCTGTATGCTTTAACTCAGCTTACAGAAGCCAATATTGATATTACAGCAGATTCTACTGATATCAATGATAAGGATGGAAACCTTGTATATAGAAAATATACGGGTAAAAAAGGCGAGGTAACTGCAACTAATGCATTTCTTAATCTTGCAGTTGTCGAAGCTATCTCAGCCACAGATGCAGAGATTGCAACAGAAGACAAAGGTATTGTTATGCCGATGATTCAGCTTGTAAAGGCAGGTGAAACACTTGATATTACTGGTTATGTAGATGGTTCTGTTGTTGTAAACTCTCTATCCCCAAAAGGTTCTATGGGTAAAGAATTATATACAAAAGGTACTTCTGCTACTGCAACAGAATTTGCTATTGTACATACAGATGCATCTGGTGAACCTGACAATACACCTGCGAGCGATGTATTAACTCCACCAACAGCAGATGGAGAGACACAGTACATCGTTAAATACAAGAAGACAATTCATAGCGGTGCTAAGATTACCAACTCTGGTAAGAAATTCCCGAAAGCGCATGAGTTATTTTTCAAGGCATTAGTTGTTGATAAATGTGATACAGAAACTCTTAGAGCTGCAATCATTCACATTCCATCATTTATGCCAAGTCCAGAGTTTACTCTTGCACTTCAGGGCGGTGATTCTCAGACAATGGATTACAAAGGAGCTATGATGCTTAACGCATGTTCTACAGATTCTGAACTTTTCTCTATTTACTACATTGATGAAGAAGAGGAAGATATCTAAATAAGATTGCTTGGGCAGTTTAATCACTGCCCTCTTATAAGGAGGATTAATGGCTAATAAAGATTTGAGAACCTGTATGTTATGCCGAAAAAAATACAGTTTTTGCCCAGTATGTAATCCAGAAGACAAAAGTAAACCAACATGGTACTTTTGTTGGTGTAGTGATAATTGTCACGAAATTGATAGAATTGCTTCTGCGTATGAAGATGGACGAATAACTGATATTGAAGCAAAAGAGAAACTGTCCAAACTTGATTTATCAAAAAAGGATAATTTTGGAGAGAGTTATCAGAAATCTATTGCTTCAATTATGAAGGCGCAGGTAAAGAAAACTATAAATAAAAAAGAAAAGAAAACAGATAATGAATCTGTTAAAAATGATATTGTTGCGGAAGTCGAGGAAAAGACTGATGGTAATGTTGAATAGTGATTTTGAAAAATATAAATAGGGAACATAATTACTATTCAACGGTTTTATGTTCCCTATTTTTTACGTTATATGAGGAATAGAAGGAATGACTATAGAAAGCAATTTAAAACCAAGGAGTTATAACGAAAAAGAAATTATCCGTATATATAACAGAGATCAGCAAACATTCTATATTGATTCTGGTATATATCCTATTGATTTATATCCAAGTTATAGTCCTAAAAATGATAGAAAAATTATTGTAATGATTTTTCTTAAAAATGATACTAAAGAAGTATATATGAAATGGAAAAATTATGAATAAATAGGTTACTCAAGACAATGAGCATAAAAGTAGATGTCATACCTGTGAGTGAACAATTACGTAATCAATAGTCAGGTCGCTACTACTCTCCTATGGAAAGGAAAATTTATGAACAAAATCAACTGGAAAGTTCGTTTTAACAAAGAGAATATTTTATTTATTGCACAGGTTATTATTTCTGTTGTAGTTCCAATTCTTACATATTTCGGATTACAGACATCCGACTTAACAACTTGGTCAAAGGTGTGGGAAACGTTTGTACAGGCAGTAAGTAATCCATATGTCGTTGTAATGGCGTTAGTATCTTTATTTAATGCAATTACTGATCCTACGACTAGAGGTATTGGAGATTCTACTACTGCTCTTACTTATAAAAATCCAAAGGAATAATTTTGAAAGGAGGAGTTTGTTATGGCTGTATTATGTGCATGGGCTTCTGCAAACGAATATGGTAAAACAACCGGAGGTAAAGCCGGTGATCAGACTGGCAAAGAAGTCAAATGTGGAAATATTTATAATTTTGGTCAGACAAGAGTTTATAGATGTGCCGATAGAAAATACGCAGTTAAGATTGGTGCGGCTGCCAAAGCTATTGCATTAAATAACAATTTTGGTTATTGTCAGGAACACAGGACTACATCGTATAACGCATTAAAAAACGTTAATTGGATTGTAGCAAATGTAAAGACACCTGTGGAAATTGATTGTTCCGAATTAGCAGCATGTGCTGTAAATGTTGCATATGGAAAACCTGTCATTTCTTCTGCTGTATATTCTGGCAACATTGGTGGTGCTTTAGTAGGAAGTGGATTATTTAAAGAATTAAAAGCATCAAAATATCTTGGTAAATCAGAGTATATCGAATGTGGTGATATTATTGTTGCACCTGGCAAACATGTAATTGTTGCATATACAGATGGTTCTAAAACATCTCAGAATACAATTATCACAACTATCCAGAGTGTCACATCTGGAAATAAATTAGTAAAACGTGGTCAACGTGAAGCTATTAAATTCACAGGTGTAAAAATTGTTACCGATGGTTTAGTTGGTGGAGAAACAAATATGATGAAAGTAAGAGTATTGCAACACGCCATCAACTTAGATTATAAAGCAGGTCTTGTTGAAGATGGTAAACTTGGTTCTGCAACTAGGAAAGCACTTGGCTCTCATTATGTTAAAAAAGGAGAAACACAGAATATGGTTACTGCGCTTGAGATATTATTATATCTTAATGGTTTTGATCCAAATGGAGTTGAATATCCAGGTACATATGGAAATGGTCTTGTCACTGCTTCAAAGAAAAAATTCGGAGATGATGGATTAAAGGTTACTGCATCTGAATTCATTCAGTTATTATAAAGATTGGAGGAATTTGTATGTATGGAAGCAATAGAAAATTTAGCGCAAATTAATTATGTGTTGGTAATTTTAGGATTTTTTGCAATTTTGTTTGGGGCGAAAGAAATTATTGAAATTATATCGTATTTTAAAAATAGATTCCGCATTAAAACTGGTGCAGAAGAAGATAAAGAAACCATTGACAAAAGAATAGCCATATTGGAAAAACATGATAATTGGCAATACAAAGAAATTACTAAAATGTCCAAAGGTATAGAGAATATTGAATCTGAGTTATTAGATAATAACCTAGAAAGAAAGCGAAAATATATTTTAGATTTTTGTTCTTCCATCTCTAATGGTCAGAAACAGAATAAGGAAGCTTTTAATAATGTATTCAAAACATACAAGAATTATGAAAAGCTTTTAAGCGATCATAATATGGAGAATGGTCAAGCAGAAGAAAGTATGAAATTCATTTCTGAAAAATACCAAGAGTATTTAAGGAATGATAATTTTTAGTGTCAACAATTCTAGCATATCAAATAAATTATCAATTCAACTTATAAGTTTCTTTTATATTATATGCATAATAAAAATAGTTCTATACATACTAAATACATGAAGAACAAAGTTGGAGAATACAGATATAAACATAATATGTCTATTGCGGAATTAGCAGAACGAAGTGGTATGTCTACTACTGCTATTTCCAATTTGGAAAATGAATATACTTCTGATATTCTTTTGTCCAACGCAGTTTCTCTATCACATGTATTACAAGTGGATTTGTATGAACTATTTTGTATTAAGCGATAGGAGGAATTGCTTATGAGAACATATTTTAATTTGATATGTGAAGAAGTTGAAGCAACTGGTGGGAAAGTAATTCATATTGACAAGAATGCAGGTGATATGGAAGAAGTACACAAAATAGTTTGTGAACACATTGAAAAATATCCCAACGCCAAGTGGGAACTTTATCCTATGATTATTAATAATTAACCAAGTACATATGACAATTGAATATAAGAATTATGAAAGAGCGGATTCATTTGGATTCGCTCTTTTGTTATGTAAAGGAGAAAATGATATACAAGAATTAAAATTAACATCTCCTATCGCACCTTCAGTCAACCACTATTTAGGTTGGAGAGCTATTTTAAAAAATGGGAAGCCAATGGCGGTAGGATATAAAAAACCAGAAGCAATTAAATATCAGAAAGAATTCGCAAAATATGTAAAGACAGAAGCAAAAAAACAAAACTGGATTAAATCGGATGACAAATCACAGCACTATTATATGGATTGTATCTTCTATTTTGACAGAGTAGACAAAGATGCCAATAATAGTTTCAAGTGTCTTGCCGATGCGATTACAGACAGCGAATCAGTGTGGATTGATGACACTCAGTTATGTGAACGTGTACAAGGGATTTATTATGATTCAGAAAATCCACGAATAGAAATTACAATACGACCTGTTGACTACATTGGAGTTTTTGACAATGCTTCACAGTTTGATGAATTTAAATCTCACTGCATCGGATGTAAAAGATACAAACGAAATTGTAGTCTTCTAAAGAAAGCTATAGAAGGTCGAATTCAAAAAGAAATACATAATGGAGAATGTGAAAAATTCTCGCCAATAAATGATTAAAGGAGAAAAAGGAATATGAAACTTTTAGAGTTTGTAGAAAAGTATAACAACATGGCAAATAACACATTAAGGGAACAGTTATTAAGTAAAATCAAAATCACCCCTTATGTATCATTCATTAAGAAAGAAGTTTACGCACAGTTGATTGTAGATAAGACAACATTTGAACAGGAAGCTTATGATGATAACGGAGTAACAAAGTATCGTAAAACAGATAAGATTAGAGTAAATTCTGTTGCTCAATATGTGCAGTTTTGTCGTGCCGTGATTGAATTATATACCGATCTTGAGATTGACGAGGATGATAAAGGCTTTATTAATGGATATGATGCACTCAAATCATCTGGCTTACTTGATATTTTAATGGTTGGTTCTGATAAAGATGATCCGCTTATTCCTATGAGTGAGTTAAGTGAGTTTAAGACCATTTTAACAATGAAACAGTCAGATACTCAGTTTAATGAGACAACCACTCAGGCGTTTATTAGCAAACAGATTGGAAGAATCTCTGATCTGGCAAATGCTACTCTCACACCACTTGTTGATGTTGTGAATAAGAAACTTGATAGTTTATCCAATGATGAGTTGAGAAAGATTCTTGATGATTATAAACTTAAAACTACTGAAAATTTTAAAGAGGTATAGAAATTCAAATTTCCTTGGAGGATTTATATGATAAGTGGAATATTATACGGACTTCTATGTGGATGGATTCTTACATTATTCAATGTAGATAATATCTGTATAGAAGTTCTACAACCGATTGTTCCTTTTGTATTAACTACAGCTCATTATTATTTTGTGTTTGGAGTTGTAGGGTTAATATACGGAATTATACATAATGATTAAATATTAGGCTCTATACGTGTCAAAGCGTATAGGGCTTTTCTTATGGAGAGTGGTTATACTGCCCTCCTATTTTAGTGAATAAATAGTGAAATTATAGTGAAAATTTGGGAGGTGATGAAATTGAGAAAAGGTGATTTAACATCAATGATTATGGCAGATGTTAAGAAAAAAGAAAGCCAGTTGGCAAAAGAAATTGTTCCAGAAATAAACAAACAATTTAAGTTCTCCCTGTATGATTCGTTAGTTGAATGGTATAGAGATTATAATCCGAGTATGTATGAACGAACAAATAATTTTTTGTGCATATATGAAACCGCTAAAACTACAAGTAACGGAAATATTTTAATGATGCAAGTCGATTCTTCTATGATGAATTATTATCCAGGATTTGAAATACCTCCATATCCAACATATGAAAGACACGCTTTGTCACCAAAAACAGCTTTTGATTTTATGTTTATAAGCGGAATGCATGGTTACGGTCGATGGATGATGAAACAAAGTGTGCCACCATTTTTTAATGTTGAACAATCTATTAATAACGGTTTTAACGGAATGGTGCAAAAAATTATAAATGACAAATTAAGAAAAATACTTAGATAAAGGAGGTAGATAAATATGTCAGGAATGGCAACATGGAAAGCCAAAATTGAATTAGATATAAAGGATTTACAAAAACAGCTCATTGACGCAGATGAAAAGTTTGACAAGTTTGCCAATGAAGATCGAAAAGTAAAATTAGATATAGACACAAAAACATTAGAAAGTGCTATTCAGAAACTTAATAAAATGCTTGACTCTCTTAGCAAAGGAACAGGTGATTTTAAACAGTTTGAGAATTTATCAAAAGAGTTATCAAGTATTGTATCAGAAGTACAAAATTTAAGTAAAGCTTTTGGCAAAGTAGATGATTCTGGTGCTAAAACACTACTCTCTTCTATCCAGAACATTGATAAGTCACTTTCTGAACTGAGTCAGAATATTCTCAATGTTAATAAAAACATGAACAATATGGGTGGCAATACGAGCGGTGCTGTCAAACAGGTGGAGAATATTGGTAATGCATATCAAAATGCTGCAAAAGAAGCTGAGAAATTGGCTGACGCACAAAGTAAACTTGGACAGAAAACGAATATTTCATCTGGAATGAAAGACACATTTCCTAAGACTTCTGAAAACTTAGAACAGGTTGCACAATCTGAACAAAAAGTACAGCAAGAAGCAAAGGTAATCCAATCCAAATGGGAACAAGCCGAAAAAGCAATTCAGAATTACATGAATGCTGTTACAAAACTTAATAACCTTAAAGCCTCTGATAAAAGTACTGGTAAGAAGTCATATGAAATCGCAGGACAAATTGAGGAAATTGAGAAGTTAAAAAAAGAAGCTTATGATGCAAGACAAGTTTTATCTTCTATGATAAATCCTCAGAATGTAGATACAGATACATGGAAAAGATATGTTGACGTGATAAATCGGCTCGATCAGGCATCAAATGGATCAGCTGAATCGGTTAATAGATTAAAAGACTCTTTAAAAAATACTCTAAATTCAGAGTTGAATTCTTTGCAAAATTCTATTGATAAATATCAAAATATCATTACTCAAGCACAAACATATCCGTCCGATTTTCACCCAAGTACAGAATATAATACAAAACTTGCAAATTTAGAAAGTGCAAATAATGTACTTAAAAATTATAAATCTTCATTGCAAGGTGTTAATGAACTTACAAAAGAACAACAAGCCGAAATAAACAAATTAACACAGAATTGTGAAAAAGCAGCTACGGAATTCAAAAAACTTTCTGCTGCTGAAAAAGGTACAGTTGAGGTCGGCGTTGAGAAAGCTATTCAGAGAATCAATAAAGATTTAGCAGAGAATACAAAATATTCTGCGGAAGCCAAAGCCGGTTTTAATGTATTGTTAGAACAATTAAAATCCGGTGATCCAAGTATCAATTTAAGAAAAATCACAGAAGAAATTATTAAAATTGAAAATGCTGAAATTGCTGCTGGTAGAGCTGGAAAATCTCTTTGGGATATTTTTAAAACAAAGTCTACATACGGTTTTATTGGTCAGATGCAAAGTTATTTAAGTATGTATGTTGGATTCTATGGAATGGTAAACGGAGTTAAAAAAGCTGTCTCTACTATTACAGAACTTGATACTGCTTTGGTTGATTTAAAAAAAACTACAGCGATGAATGAGAATCAGCTTGAGAATTTTTATTATGATTCTAATAACGTAGCAAAACAGATGGGTGTTACTACTCAGGAAATTATTGATCAGGCGAGTGCCTGGAGCCGTTTGGGATTTTCCACAAATGAGGCTGCAACAGAAATGGCAAAACTAAGTTCTCAGTTCGCTTCTATCTCACCTGGTATGAGTGTTGATGAAAGTCAGAGTGGCTTGGTTAGCATTATGAAGGCGTGGTCAATAAATCCAGATCAAGTAAAATCTGAAATTATGGATCCTATAAATAAGCTGGGTAAAATTATTGCCCAAACATACAGTAATGTATGGTGCTATAAAAATATAGCATAGTAGATAACTATATCGGTTAAAGTCCTGAGAAGGATGAGACCGAGCAAAGACTTGATGATTATTCACTTTATAGGAGGTGAATAATATGATTATATATAGATGTTTATTGCCCAATGGCAAGAGCTATATAGGACAAACACATAGAGAATTAAAAGAACGAATAAATGAACATATAAGAAAATCTAAAATAAAAACAGAAATTAGTTACAATTATCCATTTTATAGAGCGATACGAAAATATGGTGTTGATAATTTAAAATGGAGTATAATTGATTGTGCAGATACATCAGAAGAATTAAATGAAAAAGAAAAATATTGGATTTCTTATTATGATACATATATATTAAATAAAAAAGGATATAATCAAACAATTGGTGGCGAAGGGCAAAATGGATTAATTCATTCTAAAGAGTCTATAAATAAAATTCGTTTATCAGAACTTGGTGAAAATAACACAAATGCAAAATTAACAAAAGAACAAGTTTTGAAAATTGTTGATTTATCAAAACAAAATAAATATTCTCAAGTAGAACTATCTAAAATGTTTGATACCTCAGAAGGAACAATAAGTAGAATTTTATCTGGATTGAGATGGAGTTCTGTTACAGGTATAAAATATAATAAAGATAGTTCTTTTTGTTGTGAGTAATTATCAAGAATGCGTAGAGACTACAGTGGTTTATATTGTGATAAAAAGCGTATTTACCGAAGTTATCCACCCTACTTTAATAAATAAGAGGGTGTAATATATAGTCCGATCTCACGCTATAATCTAATAATGAAACGTGAGACATAGCCAGAAATGACTATGCGCCATATAATTATGGTCAGTACCATTAAAAATGGGAAAGTAACAGATTGAACACAATGGCTTTATCTAACCAAGATATTGTTGAAGGTATGGAACGTTCTGCCGCCGCCCTTGCCGCTGTAGGAACATCAGTGCAAGATGGTTTGGCTATGTTTTCAGGTATACAAGAGGTATTGCAAAACGCGGAAAAAAGCGGTACAGCCCTTCGTAGTGTTGCACTTCGTATTCGTTCATTTGACGAATCGACAGAAGAATACTCGAAAGATTTAGCCAATATAACAGGAGAATTAATTGATCTTACTAAAACAGCAGAACACGCACAAGGTATATCTATCTTTAAAGAAGGTTCTACTACAGAATTTAAAGATTTAACTGATTACTTTGGTGAAATTGCTGACATCTGGGATGAAATGTCACAGAAACAACAAAATGATTTCCTTCTTAAAGCTTTTGGTCGTACACAGGCTCAGGCTGGTGCTGCTCTTATTCAGAACTATAAAGGCGTTACCAAGGCTCTTGATGAAATGGAACAAAGTGCAGGATCAAGCGACAAGGAAATGGAAACTATTGAGCAATCTTTAGAGTACCGTATCAACGCACTCAAGGAAACTTGGGTTGGTACAATTCAGCAAATGGTCGATCGTGGAGATCTAGGTACTATTGTTGATGGCTTAACTAAATTGTCTGAAGGAATTGGTTTTGTAACAGGCAATCTTGGATTACTTAAAACGGCTGCATTAGGAATCGCAACTGCATTATCTTTCAAAAATGTCGGTGAATGTAATTATATTAGTTAGTAGCATTCCAACAATATCATTTGTTTATTGTTTGAATGTGCCGACAATACAGTTTAACCTATATGGACAAGGCATACAAGGATTCTGTATCTATTATGAGACATACATAATAGTAAATAAAATTCACGGCTCATTCGCTGTGGAGGTCGATATGGTGTGATAACACACTCATAGGAATAATACTATGACGGGGAATCTTGTGTCGTATATCATATGATATATCTAAATGAGATCCGCAGGGAAGCCTCTCTTCTACTCATTTGTAGATGACGAACCCTCACTGTAATGAAATGGCTACAGTCGATTAGCTGAAACGCTGTCGAAAGAATATACATTCGGTACTATGCTGAAGTGCAAACAGTATATTATTGGTAGGATACTTATCTCCTTTCCTTTTGCACAGTTTGACTTCTCAGTTCCTAGAAGTAGATAAGATGGGACAGTTTGTATGTTTACATAAACATACCTCATTATTTTCTTGATAAAGTAATGGGTATAATAGAAAGGTTAATAATAATGGTTATCTTTTAATTGAATAAAAATATATATGAAAAAATTGAAATACTTGTTACCTACTATGGGTTTATTGAAATTATTTTCAAGGTTATCAATTTTTGTTATATAATATTAAAATGAAATCTCGATTTCTTGTCGAGAAAAACAGAGAATAAATATATGACAACATAAAAATAACACCGCATTACACGATGTTATCTTTACTACATTGTTGGTGTGTACAATGTAAGTGAAAAATTATATAGCGGAATACGAAAGTATCCGTTCGCAGTATAACACACAGTCTCTATAATTGAAAGTAGTTTATAGATATTTTGTAAAATAAATAAAATAGAGGACAGTCGTGATGACCTGCCCTCAATTAAGGAATAAAAGGAAATAAATGACAAATACAGAAATAGAATTATTTACGAAATATTTTTCTAGTCTTGGTGAACATTTGTGATAAAGACTTGGTTTGTGAGTCCGTATAGTCTTTGCACTTATTAACAGTATAACACTTTCCAATTGTATCAACTATGACACAAAGTAAATGACAAGCATATACTAAAAGTCCACCACTTACAAGTATTTTAAATACTTCCAATTCTACCCTCCCTTCTTTGTAGTATTTCTTAAAGTTGGGAAATGTATTGCTCAGAACGAGCTGAATTTATTTCCGATATGAATCGTGCCAAACTACAAATATGGCACTTCGTATGGTAAATACCGAGCATTCTGTCGTGCTATTGACCTGAGATACGATGGCTCAAATACAGTTTGCTTGGTATTATATTACCATATACTTCCAACTTCATAAATCCAGAACATAGGTTTTGTCGAATTTTGAGTTACGAAAAATAATCAAAAATTTTCAAAAATCTTTACAAAAAATTCCATCTGTGTTATCTTCAAAATAGTAAAAATTTTCAATTTTTTGAAGGAGGTAACATGATGAAAGTTTCAAGAGAAAATTGTCCAGTCAAGCCATTAATAGGCAAAATGAAACGAGAGAAAATTGTATTAAAACACAAATTACAGAGAAGAGAATCTGTTTGGTCTAATCCAAACAAATCATTGCTTATTGACTCTCTTTTAAGAGGATATATTGTACCACCAGTTTATACCATTTCTGAAGATGGTGTTCAATATGTTATTGATGGTGTACAGCGATTAAGCACATTAAAAGGATTTTATAATGATGAGTTCGCAATATCTAAAAAGGCAGAACCAGTTATAATTGATGGTATTGAATATAATATTGCAGGAATGAAATTTAGCAAACTCGATCAAGTTGTAAAAGATGAGTTAGATAGTTCTGCTATTACTGTGTATGAAATTACAGAGTATACAGATAAGGATGTCAGAGAAATGTTCCGAAGGCTCAATTCAGGAAAACCGTTGAATACTTCACAAAAGCTTACACCTGACATGTCGGACGAACTTAGCAATGCAATTTTTGATATTGTCTCTCTCCCATTCTTTGAAAAGAGATTAACATCTACGCAGTTGAAGAGTTCTGTTGATCAGAGCATAGTCCTTGAAACACTGATGCTCTGTTCCACTAATAAAGATAACGATTTTGCTTCATTTAGAGGAAAAGATAAAGAAAATTTCATTGAATTCTATAATGACAAAGTTGAGCCAGAGAAGATTGAAACTATCAAAACTGCAATCAACAAATTGGATGAGTCTCTTGAAGAAGATGTGAAAATTCCTAAGACAAGTATTTCTGTAGTATGTTTTGCAGCATACAGAATTTGCAAAGATAAAAAGAGCTTTGAGAAATTTGCTTTGAAAGTAAGTGAGTTCTTGACAACATACGATGATAATACTGAATACAAAAATAATCTTATGAATGGTACTAATTCTGCTGAATCGGTTAGATTTAGATTAGATTATTGGAGAAACATCATAAGAGAATTATAGTAAAAGATCTAAAAATCAAAAATAAGAGAGTCATTTCTGACTCTCTTTTGTCATATACGAATGTTAATGATTTTGTTTAAATCAAGCAGAAAGGAGACATAATTTTGTTTAAAAAAGACAATTTATTTACTGAAGAAAATACTGAAAAATTATGGAATTTATCTCTTCAATATTACAATCAAAATATGCGTCAAGAATTAAATTCATTTTCTCACACATTATCGGATGAACATAACCTTTCGCATGGGATAAATAATCACCAGTTGGATTCAGATACTCAAACAAAAGAAGATATCCAACATCTCGAAAGATGTCGGAAACAGGTACATCTTTTTTACGAAGAGAACCCAGGAGGTCATCTTTTGACATAATCATTTGGTAAACTAACTGTTTCTTTTCAGGAGTTGTAAAACCTAAAAAATCTATTGCGAGTTTATTTCCATAATAATGTGCATTAATTTCGCTATACATTTGCAAGGCATAATATAAACGATTTTTATAAAGATCTGTTATTTTATATTTTTTAGAAAACCAAATAAAGTCACGGACATGAGTAAGTTCATGAAATAATGTAACAATTGAATCAAACTCATTAAGATTATTAAATATTGCAACAACACATCCGTCTAAAGGTATTGTAAACCCATTTATATTATTTACGGATTCGTTTATGTGATATTTATCTGTTACAGTTTGTAGATTGTCTACGATATAGATATTATTAATATTAAAATCTTCTAGCCCACCAATAGTTTCTTGATAATAAGAAACTAATTGTTCTATTGTATAAGATTCATATCCCATATATTTTATCTCCATGATTTACAGACACGTTAAAATATAAATTATTTTTTGTCATTATTTCCGACAGCATCAAAATATTTTTTCAATTCATTTAATGAATCAATAGCATTACGCATTTGAGGATTTAAAAATAATTTCTTTAATCCTTGTAATGTATCACTGTCGATAGAATTATAAACTTGTGGCGGTATGCTATTAACAACATTATTGATAGTCTGTGGCGTTGGAATATTTGATTCTGTTATATAATCATTAAAATCTGAAAAATATTGTTTCAAATAATCATCTTCTATTTGTTTTTTATATTCTAACGCCTCATCTTCTATAGTTTCAATATTAATATAAGATAAAACTTCTCTTGTCAATTTAAGAAGATCTTCTTGAGAACTTTCCTGATAAACAGGCTCTGATTTTTTTGAAGGCTGCAAATATAGAGCGCAATCGGATTTAATAATTGCATTTTGGTTATATATTAAATAAGATTGTAAAGTGATGTATCCTTCATTATATTCAGTGATAAAAGTATGTTTTCTTCGTTGCTTATCTGGATAACTTGAAAAATCTATCTGGTCAATATGATCTTCTATTGGAGTGTATGATTTAGGTTTAGCATTAAAGAAAAAACATTCGTCCCAATCTAATTTCCCTTGTTTTGTAAGATAAACTAAGGCTTCAACAAATGTTGGTGCTTTAATTGCTCTTCCAACAACTTTATCTAATGGCACATTAAAATAATCAGCAATATCTACTATTTTATCAAGAGATGGAGTTTTATCTTTCCAACGACTAATTAATCCCTGGCTAAAACCAAGTTCTTCTTCTAATTTAGTTGGAGAAATACTATTTGATTTGCAAAGTTTTCTAATACTTTCGATCATTCTTTCATTATTCATATATTACCCCTTTTTCATTAATGAACTTTATGCAATTAATGTATTGACTTTTCATGATTACGGTTTTATAATGAAAACATATTCATTATATGACCTATGAGAAGTATACATCATATAAATTCATAAGTCAATGAATAGAAAAATAACCACCAAATAAACTTGCCGGTTCAATGGTGGTTATTGGGAAGTGTACTATGATACGCTTCAAATATTTACATATCGTATTATAGCACACTTCTTCTATTATTAACAAGTATTAATTTAGAAGGAGGATATCATTATGAATGATGATACAACTTTAGCAGTTGTCCAAGAGACTGAGATTCTTGGAAAGAAAATTAAAGTGTATAACAGTATTGAGTCACCACTTTTTCTTGCGAGTGATGTTGCTGAATGGATCGAACACTCGCAAACTTCTAAAATGGTAAAGTCCGTAGAAGATGATGAAAAGCTGATGGGAACATTATTCCTGTCAGGTCAAAACAGAGATGCATGGTTTTTAACGGAAGACGGACTGTATGAAGTGTGTATGCAGTCTCGAAAGCCTATTGCCAAGCAGATGAAGAAGGAAATCAAAAAGTATCTTAAATCTATTCGACTTACAGGTGCAGCTATTCCAGAAGGCAGAGAACAGGAAATGGTAAACTATTATTTTTCTTCTCTCTCGTCAGATTTACAGGGACAGATCGTGAATGAGCTTATCGAAAAGAATAAGCAACTTCAGGAATTTTATGATGATTTGATGAACACTGAGGGTCTTATGCAGATGAATACTGTCGCAAAAGAACTTGAAATTGGCGAGTATACGTTGTTTGCTTATCTTAGGGGTAAGAAAGTATTCTTCTACGATAAAGATAAAGTGAATGTACCATATGAACGTTTCCGTAGAGAAGGTAAATTTGCTGTAAAGGAAACACCTTGTCATGATGGTCAAATGAGGTCTGTTACATATGTTACCAAAAAGGGATTGGATTACGTCAGGAAACTACTTCGCAAAGACGGTTATTATAATGCGGAGGTGGCTTAGATGGATTACATAAAACTCATCGCATTAAAAATTGATGACTTCTGTTCTTCTATCTATTTCGAGGATAACTACGCCAATAGTGATTTAGAAGTCGCCAAGAAAGATATAAAGCATTTAGAGGAACAAGGATGCGTTTGTTTCTTACTGAACGTTAAAAGCAACATTGAAACCAATACATACGACAATTAAAGAGAGAATATATAAATAGATGAGTCCGTAGCCGATAACTACGGACTCGTTGATTGTACTACTCTCCTACTCTCTTTATCAATCTCTCAAAGGATGTGAATTATGAAAATTAAAAATGAAGAATCCTACTCTTTGTAGAACGAACTATCAACTTTAATTTCGCACTGGTTTGCAGATAAATGAAAGTCTCTAGTCTTTTTGGAGAAGACACTATGTACCAGATAGTAGCTTTACTATACAGCTGAAACAATATATTTTTTCTCCAATGATAATATATTGTCTTTATATCTTTTGTATGCACTTGCATATTCTTTATTTTCAATAGCACGAACACAAGGTACAATAACATTTTCGTATATATCATTATATACACTATTATTATTAGGAGTATTTTCTATAGCTTCAACAATTAGAGGTGCTTTCTTATAATATAATTCTATATCTTCTTTAGACACAAAATTATCCCGAAACCATCTCAATGTAGTAAGTTCGTAGCAATTATCATCAAATTTATTTTGCATATGCCTCATACATGCTGTTGTTAAATAACATCCTATGCTTGTTGTTTCTGTTGAACCACTTGTTGTATCAGTTATTGTGCCGGTTCCAGAGTTGGAATTAAAATTAATGTGAATAGAACCATGATCCTTATTTTCAGCAGGACAACTATCATAAATATCAATTTTATCCTTTCCTGAACTTGAAGTAGATGCCTTAATTTCAACACCTTTGTCATTTACATAGTGACCATATTTGTCTCTTGACATATTTATACCTCCATTTCAGTAAGTTAATTTATTATATATTTTATGTTATCACAATCTACGACAAAAGTATATTCGGAACATTAGTTCTCTTATTCTACAAAATATTGTATTGGCTCGTGGAAACTTCTATTAAACAAATATATCTATAAAAATAGCACAAGCACAAAATCAACAACCATCAAACTCAAAGTAATAACAATGCCTATGTAGCATTTATTGAGCCAGTTAGAATGCTTATTTGTCTCTTCACAGTTACTAATAGCAATTTTTATGTAATCATCTGATATATTCCTGATTATATTGTTAAGAACTTCTTTTTCAGTGTAATCTCCAAGACAGCTCTTATTATTATCAATAAATGTTTTTGCTTTGTCTGGTTTTGGATATGAGAAATCATAATTTGTGAAACATAGAATGAAGTTTGCTATTGCTACGACAAAAGAAATCAGTGTAAATCCTAAAAATAAAAATACACACATATCAGATGTATGAATAGCATTATTATTGGCTTCGATATTTTTAAGTAATTGAAAAATAATCCAAATAATACCACCTATTTCAGCAGATAATATTGTAATAGTTGGTGTGAATTTGCTATTAAGTTGGTTGCGTTGTTTGATTCCGTCTTCATATAACTCTTTATAAAAATCATTTTCAAAAGAAAGGATCTTATCATATGTCTTCAAAGAAAAAACCTCCATTACCAAGCATGTCTATTATAGGTAAAAGACCAGAAATATATTGCTTGGATTTATTTGGTAAAACTCGTAAAAAGTGTGATAAATTTAATAATAGAGATAGGAAGAAAAGTTAGTTATCTCCGCTCTTCTTTTCTTTTATAGTATTGAGATTGAAAATTTCTTTACGCTTGCCCACTATGCTTGATTGTGGTAATGGTTTACGTGTTGATTCTTTATTGTTGTCTTTATCTTTGCTCTGTGTATTTTTCATTTGACGTTACCTCCTATTCTTCTGACTTACTGTATTTTTCAACTTATTATGAGGTGATAATTATGAACAATATTATAAAAGAAAAAATAAACGAGATTATTTCAAATATCGTTGACCAGAAGTTAAAAGAAAATAACTCTTTATCTGATGCTATTCAAAATAATCTCGAAAAATGTTTAATGAAGAGAATTAATCATTGAGTATTTTATTCAATACTTCTGTGATCGTATCGCAACAATTTTGTTGAGTCTTCTGATAAATAAGTACAAACATTTCAATAATTGTCTCATTGTCACTTTTGCCATTTTTTGCAATATCTAAGGCTTCATCAATAAATGATTGCACGTTAGTTTCTAAAATGGTGTCGGAACAGTCTGACACTATTTTAGAAATCTCTTCTTTTGAATAATTTTTCATATAGTTATTCTCCCTTGCACATTATATTTGATAGGAATATTTTACCACTAATTATTATACAGGTATAGTCGGAACATTTGTTTAGGTGATTTCTCTCTTTTTCAATTAAAAATTTAATACATAAAAAATATCGTATATAGAAAGAACACTTGTAATTCATATATTACAGGTGTTCTTTGTGTGTACGATAGTATATATATTTTTTAAGAAAGGATGTGATTAAATTGGTTTAGTTTAATATTTTTATTTCTTTTTGTTACCAACATATAATATTGCAGATATAATGGATGAAACAGCGCATACTCCAAATGCTAACTTAAATGCGAAATAGTATGTTTCAGGTGTATATCCAATACCACTTGGATCTGGTATCTTAAATATGAATGAAATCGAAGCGAAGTATGATAATATTGTAAGCAAAATTGGTACTACAATATGAATTATTATTCTCTTTTTGTTCATAGGTCTACTCTCCTATTTATATAATCTAGTGTTTTCTATTTTATCACATAATTTTAAAACAAGCAACAATCATTCTTCAAACAAATGATTGATATGGTATCCTCAAACAATACCTTTGCTAACAATAGTATGATATTTAAAACAATAGACAGTTCTGTTGATAATACTAGAAAAACATTAGCTTTATTTAATAAGGATTGGAACACTTATAAAACAAATTGGCAACAGGGATTTTCTCAAAATGGTGTTGCTGGTGGAATAAAATCTATATTCCAATCAAGTAATTCTAATTCCGTTATTTCAAAAGATCAACTTCAGATTTTAAGAAATTGGAACAATGCGGTAGCACATGGTTGTACAAATCAGGAAACCTTTAATAGAATAATTAAAGATGCTGACAGTAATACAAAACTGTATTTTTCTGGTTTAAATAAGGGTAAGGGTTCTGTTGAAGGACTAAAAAATGCTCAAAATGTTGCAAAACAATCTACTATTGGATTAACACTTGCTCAAACAGCATTAAACGCTGCTATATCTCTTGGATTTACAGCCGCCTTAATGTTAGCAGTTAAAGGACTAGACAAACTTATAAACTCTGCAAAACGAGCCTCGGAAGCCGCTGACGAAGCATTTTCTGATACAACCGAAAAAGTACAGAAAAATGAAGAAGAAGCAAAATCGTTAGATGAACTTATTTCTAAATATAAGGAATTAAAAGAGTCTGAAAATTTAGATGTTGATGGTAGAAAAGAAATAAAAGAAATTCAAAATGACATTGCTGATTTAGTTGGTGTACAAGCATCAAATCTTGATTTGGTAAATGGTAAGTTAGATGACGAAATCGCCAAATTAGATGAAATATCAGCAAAAGAAGCCAAAAATGCATATGAAACTGCAACGGCTAATTATAATAATTCTAAAAAAGCAACAGATAAAGCAGCAGGCGATGATTCATTTCTATTTATAGATGGATATTCCTATACTGGCAAAAGAGAAAAAGAAGCTGAAAAAGTTCTTAAAAATGCAGGATTTGGTGGAAACGTACAATCAGGTGGATTCTTTGGGAACACATTATTTATAATGGATTCTTTCGATAACGATATGAAAGAATTGAAAGGTGCTCAAGAAAAAGCTGACTATTTACAATCTATGATTGATGTTCTTGAACAAAATGGTCAAAGAGCAACAGATTTATATGCTGGGTTGATTTCCCAAAGAGATAAATATTTACAGTATATAGATAACCAACAAGATGCAGCAAATAGTTTGGTTAATTCTTGGATATCTTATAGTCAATTTTCAAATGACGAACTTTCAAAAATAAATGTTGATTCACTCGATTCATTTGAAGAATATCGTCAAAAGATGATTGAAGAAGCAAAAAATGATGAAAGCATTGGAAAAATGTTAGCAGACGGTACTTTGTCTGATGAGGATTTAGAAAATACTGTAAATGATTTTATGGCTACTTCAACAAAATTCTCTACATGGTATGAACAATGGATTGGAAACATCGAGAGCGATGTTCAACATGAAACACCGATTTCTTTTACCGAAGCAATCTCACAAGTTCAAGCCCTCTCCGAAGGTTTAGATCAATTAGATAAAATCTATGCTGATGTTTACAACAAAGAGGATTTTGATTGGTCATCTATTCTAAATAATGACGACTTCAAAGAACAATTCGGGTCATTAAAAAATACTACAGAAGAATATGCAAATGCATATAATAATTTTATCAAAACAGTAAGCAATTCTCCGTCTGATTTGTCGGCTTGTCAATCAGCATTTGATAATCTTGCATCGGCATATATTTATAATTCTGATGCACTAAAAAATGTAACAGAAGAGACAAAAACAGCTACAGTAGCTATGCTTGAGCAAATGGGTGTCGCTAATGCATCTGAAATTGTTGATTATCAATTAGCCGCAAGCAAGGAGTATGCTGCACAGACAGGCAGAGACTTAAAAAATGCTACATTGGAAGAACTCGTTGCATTTGCACAGGAAGCAGATATGTCAGATGTGACAAAAGCTTCTCTAGCAAGTTACATAGCAGAAAAAATACGTGCAGCAAGTATTACAATCACCACTTCTGCGGATATTGCAAATCTTACAGCTTTATGTTCGCAACTTGGAGTCGCAGGAACTGCACTACAACAGTTTGCTCGCTTAAAAGCTATCGCAATGGATACAAGTGGAAAATATACAGATGGTTATAAAGAATATGCTACTACTGCGGCTGATCAGATTTTACAAAATGCTGTGAACAAAGCAACAAATGCGTATAAACCACAAGTTAACTATTCTGGTGGTGCATCTACTAAATCTGCAATAGATAAAGCCAATAAAGCAGCGAAGGACTCTGCTAAAGATGCAAAAGAAACCGCACAAGACATCGACTGGATTGAAACGAAATTAAAATTGGCTTCTAAGGAAACAGAAAAGCTTAGCAAATCTTTCGACAAAGCGTTTGGTATGAATCAGACAAGAGAAAGATACCATGCTTATATTTCTCAGATAGAATCCGAGATCCAGGACAATACAACCGCCGCACAGGTATATCAAGAGAAGTTAAATCAGATTGGTTTATCCTATGAGTGGACCGCAAAGATTCAGTCAGGTGCATTTTCTATTGACAGTATTACAGACGAAAATCTCAAAACTCAGATATCCGAATATCAGACATATTCAGATAAGTTAAATAGCTGTTACGACACTATTGAGAGTCTTGAAGAAGAACGTCTGCAAGCTTCTGTTAATTATGCAGAAAAATTAATTGACTCCCATGAAAAAGAAATAGATTCGATTAATAAACTGATTGATCGTAGAAAAGCATTAGTTTCCTTAAAGGAAACATTCGGTTTATCTGCTTCCAAATCTGATTTGAAATATCAGCAGGATCAGTATGAACAGGAAATTGATGCCCTTGAAAGACAGAATAAAGAAATATACGATCTCATGTGGACTACTACTTATGGTGACGAAGCATGGCAAAAATATAACGACCAGATGATTGAGAATACTTCCAGTATTCAAGATCTCACACAGTCTCTTGCTGATTTAGCATCTGAAATGGCTAATCTTCCGATCGACAAGTATGAAAAAGCTTTAGATAAGATTTCTGCAAAGAATGATTTACTTGATGCAAAACTTGAGAATGCTACGAGTGATAAAGCTAAGAGTAAAATTATTGGTAGTCAGTTGAAGCTTACTAGAAAGAAAGATAATAGTGCACAGTCTGCGGCTAAAACGACACAAAGTAATTTGAATCAGTCGGTTAAGGATTTAAAAACTGCAACGAAAAAGGATAATAATATATCTGTTTACAACGTTGACGCTTCGGGTCCCAATGTGAAAGCAAGAACTGCGGTAAATGACTACTATAAAAAAGTACAGAATTATACCAAGGCGAAGAAGCAAATTCCAGCTTCTTTAATTTCTAAAATTTCTGGTGACGGATACTCTACATTATCAAAAGCATGTGCTAATTACAATGCTGCTTTAGTTGCCAACGACACAGCACAAGAAACGGCTGCTTTAAGTAGAGAGACTATCAGACAGGAACTTGCTGATTTAGCGGAACAGAGAGCGAGTCTTGCAAAGACAACTGCTGATTCCAAAGTTGAGAAATATGATTCTAAAGACGAACTGTATGATGCTAAACTCGACAATGCTACTTCTACTTCTTCTAAGAATAAACTGATTGACAGAAAGATTTCTAATATTAACAATCGTCAGAGTGCATATAATACTGCGGTTAAAACTGATAATAAGAATATCAAATCAGCACAGAAAAATATCAGCAAAATCAAGTCTACGAAAAAGAATAAGAAGATTCTTGCTTCTATCAAGAAAGCTGCTAAAGCTGGGAAACGTATTTCCCAATCTTTGTTAAACAAAGCCGCAAAACTGAATGATGGTGGAAAACTATATGATGCATGTATTCAGTATAACGCTTATTTAGATGCGAAAGAAGCCGACAAAGTTACTGCTGATTTATACAAAGAAACAGCAAAACAAGATAAGGCTACTCTTGCAAAAGAAAAGTTTGATAATATTGCGTCCAAGTATGATAATAAAATTTCTAGCAATGAGCAGAAAAAGACAGAAATAAATAATAGAATTTCTCTCGTAGAGGAATTTGGTGGACAGGCAAATGTATCTGATTATAAGTCACTTATCTCTGCTGAAAATGGAGAATATAAAAAACTCATTAAAGAGCGTGAAGAACTTCGGAGAAATTTAGAAGAGTCTGTTGTAAATGGTTCTATCAAAAAAGGCAGTGATGAATGGTATGATATGGTCGCTAAAATCAATGATGTAACAAATGCCATAGATGAATCCATTCGATCAATTAAACAATACCAGAATGCCCTTCGTCAATTAAAATGGGATACTTTTGATAAATCTCTTGAAACTGTAAAACGTGTCAACAGTGAAGCTGATTACTACATTGATCTTTTGAGTCATAAAGATATGACTGATAAAGATACAGGGAACTTCACTGAATATGGTATTGCTGCTATTGGTCTTCATAAGACGAACTATGACAGTTACATTGCACAGGCAGAAGCATATCAGTCTGAATATGATAAAATTATGAAACAGATTGAGAAAGGTGAATTGTCTGCATCTGATGAAAATGTTATTCAACGTCTGCGTGATTTACAGGATGCTCATAGAGATGCGAAGAAATCTGCCGAAGATGAATTACAGTCAATTCAGGATTTGGTAAAACAGGGTTACGAAGCTCAAACTGATGCATTGAGCGAGTTGATTGATAAATACAAGAAACTGAAAGACTCCGAACTTGAAGCCTATAAATATCAAAAGGAAATTGCTGAAAAAACAAAGACTATTGCTTCTTTACAGAAACAGTTAACTGCTTACAATGGTAATGATTCTGAGGAATCTCGTGCACAAATTCAGAAACTAAAAGTACAGCTTGAAGAAGCTAAAAGCGATTTAAAAGATACACAATACGAAAAATTCATTTCCGATACTGAGGATATGCTTGATGATTTAATGAATGATTACCAGGAATTCATTGATGAAAAGCTCAATGATACAAATACTATTCTTGATGAGATTAAAACTCTTCTTGGCAGTGATATTATTGAAACAATTAAGGGATTAGATTCTAATCTTACAAATGATACAAAAGATCAAATTGGTTCTAGTACCACGAATGGTGGCGATGGTGGTCAAGCCGCAAAAGATTACGTTCATAATACTGTGACTAATGATCAAAATAAGGTTAATTCTAAAACTGATACTAGCAGTTATGATCCTGCGAAAGAGGCTGATATAGCTAAAAAGAAAAACGGAATCGCACAAAAGAAAAAAGCAATTAATGGTCAGAGGCAGTCTTTTCAAAATCAGATTAAGGAACTTGAAAGTCAGTTAAAACAGTTATACGGTGAATTGAATTCTATAGAAAATAAATACCAGTTTGAAAAATCTTCTACGAAGAATAAAGATAAACTACAGGATTTAAAAAATAATTATATCGAGAAAAAGAGTGGACTCAATGCTATGATACAGGATGTAACTCATAACAAAGATATGTTGCAACAATTCATAGCTGATCTTGATAAGCAGTCGGCACAACTTGATAAAGATTTAGCAAGCATTAATGGTTACGAAAAAGGTTCTGAACATATTGATAAGCGTCAATTAGCATGGACGCAAGAAAATAAACGAGAACTGATTTATCATGCTGCTGACGGCGCACTTTTAACAGAACTCAATCCTGGCGATAAAGTATTCACAAATGAGATGACTGAAAATCTTTGGGAACTTGCAAAGACGAATCCTTCTCTTCTTTACTCTAGTACTAACTTTGTACCAAAATTACCTGATATTGCAAAATCCGCTGGTACATCTACGATTGTTGAAGTTGGCGATATCGTGATGAACGGTGTTAATGATCCTGAAACATTCGGTAGACAGTTACGAGAAGAAATTTGCAAGAACGGAAAAACAACACAATGTATTACTGAAGCTGTATCTGCCAAGCAACTTAAGAAAAATAGTATAGGTAATGCAAGGTTATATAAGTAACCACTTTATCCCATGTAGGTATCATAGCCTATGTGGGATTTTTATATGTAAAAAATCGAAAGGAGAATAAGCAAATGCCAAAAATAGTTTTTAATGAGAATTTTGGTGTAGATGAAATTACTATCTTACTAGAAAGACGTGACTTTCATAAATACGGAAAACTTATAGATACAACTGACATTGAATATAAAGATACATTAAATGCACCAGAGTTATCATTTACTGTATATAAGACAGAAAATGAATTATGGGATAAAATTAACAATTATAATCTGGTATATATTCCTGAGTATAATGAACATTTTTCTATTACTGTAAATACTACAGAAGAAAATACAACTCAAAAATCTGTTACATGTACATATCTTCCTGTAAATGAATTGCAGAATGTAAAACTTAGAAATATTGAAATTAATACAGAAGATGATATTGCGAGAGATGATTATGATGAGAACTACCCAACTATTTTTTATCGTGATTTATCTGCTTTTTCAGAAGGAAGTGAAATGTATAAGAAATTATATAACTCTTCTCTTCTACATCGTATTTTAGACAAAGCATCGAATTATAAAATTGGTCATGTTGATACTTCTTTGAAAAATTTAAAATCATGGTTTCAGTACTCTATTAATGACAGCAACGTATATGACGAATTAACTGGCGAAATCTCAGATGATTACCAATGTTTATTCACTTTCGATTCAACGACAAGAACTATAAATGCATATGATCTTTGTAATACATGCAAAGATTGTGGGTATCGTGGAGATTTTCATGATAAATGTCCTGAATGTGGAAGTACAAATATTGGTGGTGCTTTTGGTGAAGATACAACAATTTATATTTCAAAAGAGAATCTTTCTACTTCTGCTTCTATTGAAAGTAGTGATGATAGTTTAAAGAATTGTTTTTATATTGTTGGTGGAGACGATTTAATGTCTTCTGCTGTTGCTATCGCAAATCCAAGTGGTACAAATTATATTATCAATTTTTCTGATGAAATGTATGAGAATATGCCGAGTGATTTAGTCGAGAAAATCAAAGCATATAATGCAAACTATCAAGAATGTATAAATAGCAGAGCATTTAACTTTTCTTCGAATGAAGTTAACCAATATAATCAGATTGTCAAATATGTAAATGAACATTATCCAAAAATAGATGATGACGGCAATAAAGTTGATAGATATAATACTATCTCATCTCCTATTGTTGGATATAAAAATATTGCTTCGCTATGTTTTGACTGCATTGATATTGGATTAATTTTGCAGACTTCTATGGGTAAAACAATAGAAATGGATAATTTGACAATCCAAGAGACAATGAATTTATTGACATCTTCTAATTTATCGCCTGTTGCAGTTAAATCAGATCTATCAATGGTTGCAACAAGTGTTGTATCAAATACTGTGCTTGGTTCTTGTAAAGCATTAATTAATACTGCATTGTATAAAGTGGAAATTGTAGATGCTTCATATGACAGAACAAATCATGCTTGGAAAGGTAAATTTAAACTCACAAGCATTGAGGATAATACAATTACTCTCACAGGAAATGAAATATCTATTATTGTAAATAATGATATGGAAACATATCTCAAACAGAATATCCAAAGATGTTTAAATAAGCTTGATACGAATTATAAAGACTTAAAAGACTTAGAAACATCTGATGCTGATTTTAAATCTGAATTGCCTTATTACAGCTTCGACTATTTGAGTAGTCTAAAGGATTCTTTTGGTAATGTTTTAGGTATTATTCTTGAATCTGAACAGGAAGAATTAAAGAATAAATATCAGACTTGGTATAGTAATCGAGTTGGTTGGCTTGAATCAGAAATGAATAAAAGACAGTTACAAATTGATGCTGTCCATAGATTATATAACTATGATAATAAATCTGGCACTGTATATGATATTCAAAATTCTCTGCAAGATGAATTAAACTTAGAAACATATCTTGGGAAGGATATGTGGACAAAATTTTGTGCATTTCGTATGGAAGATACCTATCAGAATGATAATTATATCTCTGATGGATTAGATAATGGTGAGCTAGTAACTCGTGCAACGGAACTGATTGACGCTGCAAAGAAAGAGTTATATAAAGCAAGTCATGTACAATATACAGTTACTTCTACTATCAATAATCTTCTTGCACTTCCAGAATTTAAACCTATTGTGAATAAATTTGAAACAGGTAATTGGATTCATGTATGTGTAGATGAGAAGATATATTATTTAAGATTACTCTCTTATAAAATTTTCTATTCTGATATTTCAAAAATTGAGGTTGAATTTTCTACTGTTGAAAGAACATGGTCTGGTTCATCTGATATTCAAAGTGTTATTGAAAATGCACAATCTATGGCATCTTCATTCTCATATACAGCTCAAAAAGTAAAAAATAATGTTGCTGCTTCTAAATATGTTCAAAACTGGGTACAGAAAGGAATGGAAGCTACTACAACAAAAATTGTAAATAATGCTGATAATCAAAATGTCGTATATGATTCTAGTGGTATTTTATGTAGAACATATGACGATTTAATTGATACATACGATTTATGCCAGTCACGTTGGATTAATAGTGGTTTATACGTGACTGATGATGGTTGGAAATCTGTTAAGGCTGCTGTAGGCAAGTATATTTATATTGATCCAGAAACAGGTAATGAAGTAACTACTATGGGTGTTATTGGAGATACTATTGTTGGCAAATTAATTATTGGGGAAAATCTTGGAATATATAACCTTAATAATTCTATGACATTTAATATTGATGGCTTAAGAATTACAAATGGAATAAACACATTTACTGTCAATCCAAATAGTGTAACAAAATTATTGAAAATTTCTAAATCCGATACAGATATTTTTTATGTAGATGATAATGGAAATTTGAATTTAACTGGGAATATTAATGGTTGTAGCTTTGATGGTGGAAAGATAAACATAGGCGATGGTAATTTCGTTGTAAATGAAGACGGATCAGTAATCTCCAAATCAACAATTACAGGAGCAACTCTTCGTGGTGGAAGTATTGGGATTGGTGGAAACAATAATGATAATTTTGTCGTAAATTCTGATGGAAATATCACATCAAAAGGAGTCCTTAATCTTGCTAACGGTGGAGTTACATATAATTCTAAAGATGGATTAAAAGTTACTGGTACAATAAATGCTAACGGTGGTACATTTTCTAATACTATTACTTGTACTGGCACTATTTCTGGTGGAATTATCAAAGCTTCACAATTTTTAGCAAATAAATTTAAAGCAACATCAGATGGTAATGCATATATGATTTCACCGTATATATCATCTTCTATTTATATGACAGGATTAGGAGATTTTGATGATAATTCAAATTACAAAGAAGTAATAGCGTCAACATTTATACATGGTGTATTTTATCCAATATTGTCTGGAAAATGGTATGCAAATGATTTATTTGCGTCTAGTTTTCATATAGATGCTGGTGACGGATATGGTGTAAATATAACAAATTCTGAAATTTCTATCGTTCCATTTTCTGTAGGATCAGCCACATCTAAAATTAATTTTAAAGGAATTGAGACAACAGGTAATATCACATGTCTTGGGACTATAAATGGTAACTCTTCCACTGCAACAAAATTAAAAACTCCACGCACTCTTACGATAGGTCGTGCTGGAAGGGTTTTTGACGGTTCAGATAATATCGGGTGGACTTTGGCAGACATCGGTGCTGCAACACAAAATGAAGTAAATAGTCTAAAATCGAGAATAGAAGCATTAGAAGGTAGAATAAATAGTTAATTATAATAATAAAAAGGAGTCAGAGGATGAAATTAAAAGGAATTGATATCTTAAATATCAGTGAGGTATTTTCGTTTCTTGCTACTAAGGAAGTAAACTTAAATACCGCTGTTACTATTGTGAATAATATAAAAATATTGTCTGTACCAAAACAGGTATTAGATGAGAAAAGGAATAAAATTGTTGCCGATTGCGCATTAAAAGAAAATGGACAGGTTGCTACAAACGATGATGGTTCTGTGAAAGAAATTATAAACAAGGAAGAATTTAATAAAAGAATGTCTACTTTGTTTTCAGAGGATGTAGATGTAGATGAATTAAAATCTATTGATATGAAATCATTATCGAACGTAACTATCTCTCCTCAGATGCTTGCAGTCTTAATGAGTTTCAATTTAATTACAGAGGAATAAAACATGAAAGGATGTACAGATTTTGAATATGCTGGTGAAATGCTATCTGATTATGGTATGATGCTCTGTTCTTTTGATAGTGGAGGCGGTATAGAAACCGTCTCTTCTGGAGCAGATGTTACCTTTAATCAGATAAAGCCTATCGGCAGCAATCGCTTTAATTTATATTCTTCCACTTACGATACAGCTTTATCAGCTACTTTTCAGATTTGTAAGAATCCATGTCGATTAAAAAATCAAGAAGAAATGAGACTTTCATTCGAGGAAGTTTCAGCTATACAACGATGGTTGTGTCGTAAAGATGGGTACAAACGCTTTAAATTAGACAAGGACGGCTATGAACACGTATATTGGAATGGAACATTCAGTTCAAAACAAATCGTCTTAAATGACGCTATAATCGGTTTAGAACTAACATTATATACGGATGCACCATTTGCTTTTATGGATGAAGTATCTACTGAGTATGAATGCTCGGCAGATACTTCTTTTAATTTGTGGGACAACTCAGATGAGACTACAGATTTGAACAATTCTCTTAGACCAGATATGGAAATTACTATTTTATCTGAAGGAAATTTTAAGTTGACAAATTCTATGGATACAAAATCTTTTATATTAAGAAATTGTAAATCTGGTGAGGTAATAATAATTGATGGGAAAAATCAACTTATTACTTCTTCTCTCTCGTCTCATAATTTAGCAAATGACTTCAACTATTTCTTCCCACGAATTATCAACAATTATAATGAGCGTTGTAATACTTTCACGCCGAATTTAGATTGTAAAATAAAAATAACCTACTCTCCTATTCGGAAAGTTGGAATATAGAAAGGAGACAGATTATATAAATGAGTTTAAGTTTTAATCAAAAAATTACATTGGATTTAACTGTATCAAGAGTACAGAATATTCATTGCAGTCAAGATGATGATAATTCAAGAAATATTCTTATTACATTGTCCGACAAGGGGAAGCCATATATGCTGTCAAGTGATGAAAGTATATTCTTAAAAATTTCTAAACCAGATAACACATTTATTTACATAGACGAAGATGATTCAGAACATTTATATAGAAATGAAGATGGAACTATTTCTATTATCTTATCAGAGCAAGCTACTTATGTTCCTGGTATTTGTGAGGCTGAGTTGCAGATAATTGACTCTGATAAAATTATTTCTACAAGAAAATTCAATATTATTGTAAAGAAGTCGGTTGTTTCAGATAAGGAAATTGAATCTACTATTGAAACAAATGTTATTAAAAAAATGATACAACATTTAATTAATTTTGCAAATCCACACAAAGTTACAAAAGAACAAGTTGGTCTTGGAAATGTAGAAAATCTTTCAATCAACGATCAAATTCCAATATATGAAGAGGCTGAGAAATTAGAAAATATATCTAGTGGGGAAAAGATATCTACTGCTTTTGGGAAAATAAAAAGAGCTATAACATCATTAATTGCACATATTAACAATTTCGACAATCCTCATAAACTAACGAAAAATCAGATTGAATTAGGAAATGTTAATAATACTTCTGATGTTGATAAGCCAGTATCAACAGCTCAACAAAAAGCCATTGATGATGCATATGCAAATTCAAATAAATATACAGATGAAAAGATTGCGGATTTAATAGATGGCGCACCAGAAACATTGGATACATTAAAAGAAGTTGCTGATGCAATTGAAAAAAGTAAAACCGTAGAAGAAGCATTGAATAGTGCAATTGGTAAAAAGGCTAATCAGACAGAGTTAGATACTCATATAGGGAATGATACAATTCATATTACGTCAGATGAAAGAACCAAATGGAACGATGCAAATGATAAAAAACATGAACATGATAATAAATCTGTACTTGATGGCATTACATCTGAATCTGTAGAAAAATGGAATAATGGGAGTTCTCTGACTGGAATAAAAGGAGATGCTGAAGCATCCTATCGGCGAGGAAATGTTAATCTCACCCCGGCAAACATTGGCGCAGTGTCAACCGGGGGAGATACAGCAGAGAATACCACAGCATTTACGGCAGCATCCGCAAGAGAAAATCTCAAAAGCGGTGAATCCCATGCGACTCTGTTCGGAAAGATTGTGAAGTGGTTTTCTGATTTAAAAACCGTGGCTTTCAGTGGCAGTTACAATGATTTGAGTAATAAACCAACTATTCCATCTGTAGGAAACGGAACGGTAACAATAACACAGAACGGTGTAAATAAGGGATCGTTTACTATGAATCAAAGTGGTAATTTAACGATTGCATTAACAGATAATAATACAACGTATGATTTAAGCAAATGTCTCGCACTTACAGGTGGAAATGTTACGGGAACACTTGTCTTATCAAAAACTACTGATTTATCTGGTACGTCTGATAATAGACCAGCATTGATAGTTGGTGGAGCTGCTACTGGGGTTCATATAGAGATAGATAATAATGAAATTCAGGGTAAAGCAAATGGGACAACTCCAAATCAAGTAACAATTAATGGTGACGGTGGCAATGTTAATATTGGGGATAGTGCAAATAATTATGAAACGACTATAAGAAATAACTTAAATCTAGGTAAAACTTTATATGCAAATAATATTATAGCAGATAACATTACTATGAGTAATGCTAAGTGGTTAAATTCATATGTTTATGTAGCAAATTCATCGGGTGCTTTAATCCAATATACAACGCATCTTATAGGCATAAATAGCTCATTTAATGTGCATATGGGGGATTACGCTGGCGCAAATGTATCACCAGTTTATCTTCATGCAGAAGGCAAACAGTATAATTTCACAGATGCAGCCTTCTGTCCGAATGTTACAAATGATGTTCCGCTAGGATTATCAAGTAAGTTATGGAAAACCGTTTATGCAAAGACAGGTTCGATTAATACATCAGACCGAACGAAGAAGCATGACATAAAAAATTTGACAGAGGTATATGAAAAGCTATTCCTTAAGTTGCAACCAAAATCATTCATCTTTAATGATGGCGATCGTGTACATATTGGTGCTATCTCACAGGATGTCGAAGATGCTATGCAGGAACTTGGAATTGAACCGAGACAGTTTGCTGGGTTCTGTAAGGATATCCGGTACGAATATACGGAGTACAACGAAGAGGATGGAACTCCTGTGGAATCTTCGAAAGTTCCATGTAAAGATGAAGATGGAAATATCATTTATGATTACGCATTGAGGTATCAGGAATTTATCTTTCTAACAGTTCACATGGTGCAGAAACTTTGGAACCGTGTGGAAATATTAGAAAAACAAAATGCAGAGATAAAAGATCAGATTAAATCAATGCAGCAGGATATTGCAGAATTGAAAAAAATAAGAGCCTAAGAGCCGATTACATGACCATGTGTTGTGTAGCCGGCTCTTTTAATTCTATTCCAGAAAACAGGAAAAAGAGAGGAAATAGGGAACTACATTAATTTGTAGTTCCCTATTTTTTACGATTTTTATAATATTTTTCATACCAACGTTCCTTACGAATATATCCGCAATCAATTTTAGGATCAATTTTTTCTTGAAAACTACATTTTGATTTTGATATGCACTCCTCTTCTGCTGGTAAAAAATATGGACATTTGTTTATATCTTTATCAAGAAAACATTTCATTTTAGGACTCCTTATAAAAAGAAATGAGGTTTACACATATTTTGTATATACCTCATTTCACAATTATATGTCATACAAAGGATTTCTAATTTGGTGTAAAAATGGTGTAAATGAAATCCAAAACATTAAATTTTGTTTGAAAAATAAGCGTTTTTTGTTTTTGCATGGTCTACCACGGTGGTGTACCCCTTCATGAACGCTTTGTTCACTCTGTTTGTGATAATAACATGATACAGTGGTGAAGTCAAGGAAAATCCATGTTTCTGCCATTTTTTCATCGTTATTTGTGTATGCTATTATCATATCTTATAACTACAATATCCTATATTTTTCTATATCTTTATGATGTTTTGGTGTAAATTTGGTGTAAATCATTAATTTTTTGTGTTTCCTTTTCAAGCCTATTTCGATCAACATGATTATACACTTCCATAGTTGTGTTAATATCAGAATGTCCCATTAGATACTGCATTGTTTTTAAATCTGTTCCTGCCTCTGCTAATCTTGTACAATATGTGTGTCTTAATATATGAGGACTAATTGCAGGTAATTGAATGTCTCTCTTATCATTATATTCTCTAATAAGTTTTCTAAACACTCGTCTTATAACAGCATGTCTGACTACTTTCCCGGTTCTATAAGAAAGAAAAACAAAGTTGCTGTATCCATCCAAACTAAAGTCAGGGATTTTTTTACATGATAGCCAATTCTTTTTTTGTTCGATAATGGCTTTATAAGCAAAATCATTCATAGGGATAATTCTTGATCCGTTTGATGTTTTTGTATTGTCCTCGCAATATTGCACAAGTTTTCCATTAAGATTTCTACACAACATTTGATGATTAATATTGATGGTTTTTTCTTCCATATTAATATCATCCCACGTTAAACCAAGAGCTTCACTTATTCTTATACCACTATAAAGCATTAAACATGCGAGAGGTTTATAAAACTTTGCTTCTGTACAAATATCAAATCTTGCCAAAAACTCATTCTCTTCTTCATAGCTCATTGCATATTTTACTTCCTTTTCAACAGTATAGTCTTTAAGACATCCATTCGCTGGATTTTTCATTATACAGTCTGAGTCAACTGCCAATTGTAGCGAAGGTCTTATGATTTTTTGTAAAATAGCTATAGTACTATTAGCCATATTGTCGTCATGACATTCTTTGTAAAATTTAATAATATGAGCTTTTTTAATTTCTTTTAGCTTCATTCTACCAAGAAAGCTGTTTTTGATACTGTGGTTATAATAATAAGTATAATTTGAATAAGTTGATTTTGATATATTTGCTTTTGTTTGCAAATATATTTCAATTTGTTGATTTAATGTTATGTCTGTTCTTAATACACCATTTGATATTTCTGAAAGTAATTGTTGTTCCTGTTTTCTTAAATCATTTAATGATTTAGCATAGATACACTGTCTTTTCTTTCCTATATCAGTCCATCTATACATATATGTGCCATCTTTTCTTTGGCTTTCTCCTTTCTTAAGCACTCTACCTTTGTTATCTTTTCTGTTCGACATATAATCTTCATCTCGCTTTCTGTTTTTATGACAGAAAACCCTTTATATGACACTTCTTTTATATCATATAAAGGGTATAAATTCAATGATTACAATACTTTTATATTGTTTATATAATCTTCAAATTTCTTTCTGTTTATTAGTTTGTGTGTTCCTTTGTATATTACAAAATCACATGTATCAAAATTTGTCATTTCTGTAATTTTATCTCTGCCAATATTTGAATATGCAGATGTTTCCTCTATCGTTAGAAGGAGTTTCTGCCAAATAGGAACTTCTATTTTTTCTTTCATATTAGTTTACTCCTGTGCTTCCAATACCGCCACGATCAATATTGTCTAAATGCTCTGTTTCCACAAACTGAATCTCTGGCTGAATTTTTTCAATCCTGAACTGACAGATTCTATCATTCTTATTGATTGTAGTATCTTCCATAGCAATTACAGGCATCATCCAAACATCATTATCCCCACAATAACTATGGTCAACAACACCCATATGATTTGTCTGAATCACTTTAAAATTTTTATATGTACTACTTCTCGGTACGATATGTGCTTCATAACCGTCTGGCAATTCCATTCCAACACCTAAATTAACCAAATGAAACTCACCTTTCTTCAGATGAATTGTTTCGGCACTTCTGAGATCAACCCAGTCGCCTTTATTGATTTTTTTAATTTTATCAATGTCCTTATCAAAGTATTTAATTTTAATTTTCTCCATGTTATAAATTCTCCTTAGTTCTTAATCACAATATAAAACTACTTTATTCTGAGCAAGAGATTTCTTTACATCAATAACTCTTTGATTTTTTGAACCTCTAAATTTTAATGTAAGATCTTTTTGCTCATCTATATATTCTCCGTCAACGAGCACATCACACATTTTTATTATCTCTTGTCTTTTTAAAATATTTTGTATTTTACTTTCTAAATCTTTACAAGAAAAAATTGGTTGCATAACTTGCATATTCATAATCTGATTCCATTCAAATCCCGTGTATAACCAGATAGTTTTTTCAGGAAAAGAAATACGGATTTCTTTGACTAATTTGAGGACTTCATCAAGGTTATTTTCGTATAGTGGATCTCCACCAGTCAGAGTCAACCCCGATATATAGTCTTTAGACAATTCGTCAAATATCTCTTGTTTTGCTGATTTATCAAATGGAATGCCACTGTCAGGATTCCAAGTTTGAGGATTTTGACAATTATAACAATGGTGAGAACAGCCTGAGAGCCATAAAACGACTCTCAAACCGTCACCATTACAAACATCCTCATGTGTTATTTGTAAATAGTTCATATACACCTCTATTTAAAAGTTTTGTGCGAAACTCTCATCTCTACCTCTTGTTGTTTCCCCTTATTGAATGCACTCTTGTAATCACCTGTAAGATAACCAGTCACTCTACGGAGTCGTCTAATCTCTTTACATCCACACATAGGACATTCATCGGCAATATCATCTGTATATCCACAATTGGTACACATGTCATTTGGAACATTTATTGCAAAATAAGGTACGTCTTTATCCATTGCATAATTTACGATTGTTTCAAGTGCATCAATATTATTTTTTACGCTACCATTAAGTTCTGTATAAGTAATACATCCTGCACGACTATATCCTGTAAGTTGAGATTCAATATCAATTTTTTGCGTTGGTGTAATTTCAACCCACACAGGAACATGGACACTATTAGTAAAGAAATCTTTGTCGGAAACATTAGGAATTACACCATATTTATCCTTGAACTTTTGCATTGAGGTGTAACATAAATTCTCAGCAGGACTAAAATATGTTCCAAAATTAAGCTTATATTCATTTTTGAACTCAGCACATCTATCGTAAAATAACTTTTCAATTCTTTTAGCGAGTTCCATACCTCTGTTTGTTGTGTGGTCACATCCAATAAGAATCTGAAGTGTTTCTGCTAATCCAATCTGCCCAACACCTAAAGTTCCATGTTTTAATGCAGATATAATACCTTCTTCTGGAATATAACCTTCCATAACACCATTTTCATACATGAATTTTGCTGAATCTGGCGACTGAGAACAAATCCACTCGAATCTTTCAAGTAACATATCTTTTGCTTCGTGGATTTTTTTATCAAGAATATTCATAAATTCTTCTACAATATTAGAAGTTCCATACATTTCTTGTTCTTGTGCAGCATTACTTTCAGCTTCCATTGCTAAAGTAGGCATAATAATTGTCACAGGACAGATATTACCTCTTCCATCTTTCAACTGACCGAACCCATTAATATCCCATGTGTTAGCTGTGCGGCAGCCCATTGTGCTAAAATATGTCTTCGGATCGTTTTTATCATATCCATCATTACCAGACCAATCCACATTAGCATAGTTTGGATATAATCTCTGGGCAGTTGAGCGCAATGCTAATCTGAACAAATCATAGTTTGGATCTCCTGGTTTTCTATTTACACCTTTCATACATTGGAAAATACCACATGGGAAAATTGATGTCTTATGTAACTTACCGATACCTTTAATAGAAACATCAAGTAATGCTTTAGTTACCATACGACCTTCTGGTTCTGTACATGTTCCATAATTGATTGAAGTAAATGGGAGTTGATTACCTGAACGGCTCTGAAGAGTATTAAGATTATGATAAAGACCTTCTACTGCTTGATATACTTCTTTTTCTGTCATATCCATAGCATATTGATAAGCCTTTGGTGCAGCATCTGTGTATTCGTTAATTGGTGTAGTATCATTCATTCTTTCTGTAAATTCTTTATATAAAGGATTTAAAGATTCGTTTATGTATTTTAATCCGTTTTTGTAATGTTTATAAAAACTTTTTCTTACATATGGAATCATTGTCCAATCAAGATGAGTTGCTGAGACTCCCGTCTCGTCCTATATTTCTATAGGGACTGACTATATCTTAACAAGAATAATTCTTGCAAAACCCATTTCAAACTGTGTATCAATAACAGTCTTACTCTCCCGATTCGGAGATAGTCGATACAGGTTTATAATTATTAATATCAATAACTTTTCCATTTAAAATCCATTGTTTTTTATTTTTCTTATAAAATGGCAAATATGAATATGTCCTATCCAATACTTGTCTAAAACTAACTTTTGAATTTGATTTATTACCATATTTATCATATGTTTCCTGTAATGTATGATTAACATAATACTTTCTAAATATTATTACTTCATCATCTGAATATAGTGCATTTCCATTTTTACATCCAGGATTAGATTTTTGCATATTATGTTTAGTAATATTTTCTTTAGAATAAACCCAATCCATAATTCCTTGCCATGATTGTCCATCCCATACTTTTTGAAATCCTGAATAAGACATTTTATCAGAATACATTTTCCAACAATCGGATAAACTTAATTCTCCCATAGCATATATTTCTCGAATCTGAGTTACATCTTCAATGGTCAATTTTGCACTAGGATTCCCGTCATATTGATTTGATTCGCCGCCATAAGTTAAGTTATAACCAATATTAGGATTCGTAGAGTTGAATTTACGAATATATTCTCTTTCAAGTTTTCCCAGTTCTTTAAAATCATTTGTTTCATCAATGGCTTCTATTTTAAAATTTTCAATACCATATTTTCTCATTGACTTGTACAAATGTTTCGTATTATTTATATTTTTACTCTCTGTTACATGTCTTGACCATCTGTATTCTAAAGAACAAGTTGTTAGTCCAATATATATTTTATTATTGATTTTATTTGTTATTTTATAAATTATCATTAGCCCTCCATGGCTATTGATACTAATAATTATTTTCCCACGGGATTACCATGCTCATATAAGTTTAGGCTTCCCCGTTAGCACATATAACATTTGTTTGGTATATATGTACCCTATTGATTAATAGAAAAAGTTTAACAGGCAGATAATCTACCAAACTGCTGTAAAGACTGTAGCTGAAATATAACAGCTACCAACTGAAATGCGGTACTTACTGATTGAGCAGGTCTTACATCTGTTTGCCTTGTATTAAATCCATTGGCAAGTAATTTATCAAATGGAATACTGAGACAGTTATGCATTCCAACGGCATATGAGTTAAGATCATGGATATATATCTCATTATTCAAATGATTATTTCTTGACATTTCTGACATGCAATTATCTAATGCATACTGTTTTAGCACAGTATCACTTGCCTCCCCAACTCTACCTCCAAATGATTTTTCATCAATATTGGCATTTTGATTTTGAACGTTTGATGCTGTAAGTTTTTCTTTGATAGACTTCATAAGATTAGTATTCTGTTCACGCACTCTCGTTCTGTCATTTCTGTAAATCACAAATGCTCTAGCAACATCTTTGCGCTTGCCATCCATAAGCATCGTTTCAATAATGTCCTGAATATCTTCAACATTCATAGACTTCTTATTTAATGATTCAATGTGATTTGTAATTACTGTAGCCTTTCTTTTTGCTTCTGGTGTAATTTCACCATCTACCTCATCGAAAGCAGCAAGAACCGCTTTTATAATTTTGTTACGGTCAAAATCAACTTTTCGACCATCTCTTTTAATTACTTTTGTCAATATGTATATCCTCCTATCTGTTTCTCATAATTCCATCCAAATTATAGTGGCTTAGAAATTCATCTAATTCGTCAGAAGTCTCAGGATTACCAGCTAAGAACTCTTCTACATCTTTGCCAATGGTTGGATTATTGTTCCATACTGTCACAATGTCACTCAACACATCGTACATACTTCTGAATTCATCATCGTTATCTGGATTTCTTGTAGCAACGCCCAATGTATTGATATACTCTTCTGCTTTTAATAAATCATTTGTCATTGTTGTTTTGACTTCATATTCTGCTTTACTAATATTCATTTTTATTTCTCCTTTAATGTAATTTAATCGGCATATCAATCCCAATCATATTTATGAATATTTTCATAAGTCTCATTACTGCCAATTTCTTTTAGAAATTTGTCAAATTGTTTCTCAGACATGTTATCATCAGGTAAAAATCCGTCATATACCATTTTAATATCTTCAGCATGTTCTAAGCTACTCAGAGCTTCTTTTCTTGCTTTCTTTAGAGCCATATGAATATATTGTTCTTTTGTAATATTCCATTTTATAGGTACATCATACATACCATCGTAGAAACAATACAATCCATTAGGTTGCTTTACTAACATTTATTTTACCTCCACTTGAAATCAACCTTTCGTATCATCCTCTTTACTTTTGTTATAATTTTGTTTCCCTTTGTTAATTTCCCGAATTATATCTTTAATACCATCACACAGCATTCTAATTGGAATCCAACCAACAAATAGAAATATTAAAATTGTCACACATGTGATTTCATATGTACTCAATTATTTTTACGCTCCTTATTGTATTTTATATATTCATCGAATCCACTATTTTCATTACAAAAATATTCAAAATTTGTCCAACTCTGTAACTTATCAGGTTTGGCTCTACTTCGATAACAACTACCTCTCATTGGGCAATTTTCGCTACTACACATTGTAATATCTGGCATATGATTACCTCACATATCTTTAATTTTTACCTTTAAGGCTTCTAATTCTTTGTACCTATCAGATTCATATTTAGTATGATCTTTTACTATTATATGAGTCTGTTCATTACAAATTAATTCAATAAGTAATTTCCTATTATGTTTTGTCAAAAAATCAATTTTAACATCTGACATCTTATAATTATCCATATTTTTACCTCACAATGTTTCCTTCTAATTCTTCACACACCAATGTTTTGTGCATCACACCATCGTCAACATTTGCATGTGTTTTTATCATTTTCGTATGACTAATACTATATTCTCTATTTCCAACGGTTACTGTTATAAATTCATCTGGTTTAGATAACAATTCTCTTGCAACCATATGGCTTGTATTTAATCCATTAAGAAATATTTCACTCACCCTCTTCCTATCTCATGTAAAAATCCTTTATGTATTCGCACATATCCATTGCGCACGATTCAACTCTTGTAAAACAACATTTTAACCATGTGTGGATTAAGTTATAATCCCCTCGTTCATCATAAGCAATCACAGGAATATTATTTTTCCACGCTTCGTATACTTCAATCACTGATCCAATACTTGTATTTAATCCATTTGTATTTACAATAACAATGTCACTGCCACGAACTAAGTTTAGATCAAATTTCATAACCTCCTGTTCGTTTTGGTATCTTGGTTCTTCAAAATTGAAATAATCACATGGAGAAATAACATTAGTTTTATAATTTGCCATATCTGAATATTTGTCCAATTCTGCTGCTACAAATTTTCTCCATGTTGTTTGTTCTTCTATACTTAATCCTGCCATTTTACCAGCTAAATAAATTGTTAAGCCATCATTTTTCATTTGTACGCCTTTCTATAATGAAACAATACGCTATTTACCACGTCATCAATATTCTCATCAAAGTTGTTATAAACAATCCTGTTAGCAAGACTTTCTGCATCTTTAAAATCTGATATATCAGTTTTGATACGTCTTTCAGCCTCTTCCTTTTTATCTCCACGAACATCTAATCTTTTGTTGATAGTTGAAATATTTGAATATAAATAAATAACAGTTACATCATATCCTAATTTTTGAATATCTCTGATACCATTAGGTGTAAGAATAATTACAGAGTTTTCGTCTGCTTTTTCATAATCTTCTTTTGCTGATCCATAATACCAAATACCTTCAGTGGTAATGTATTTCTTCCATTCTGCAAAAAATCCACTTTCGATTTTCTGCAAAAAATCTTCTTCTGAAATATAATGATATGTAACATTAGGAATTTCACCTTTACGAATTGGTCTTGTAGTATAAGTTACGACACTATTAAATCCATTGTTTTTTACAAGTTTGTCCCTAACTAATGTTTTGCCAGATGCGGTTCTTCCCATTAAAATAAGCATTACAAGTTCCACCTTTCATCTAAAATCTGTATAATATGTCCATCTTCAATGACAGCCGTTTTACTTTCCGTAAAATCTCCGTTTAAGAAGTCACTAATTCTAATACTGTCTAAGTCAATAACCTGCGAATAATTCATGTTTATTCCTCCACGATTTTATATTTGCTGCAAATTTCGTTGAATCTTTTAATATAATCCTCATTATCGGTATTAATTACTACCGTTACAGGATGAATAGAAATCGTGACTAATCCAAGATAAGATTTTGCATCTACAACCTGTCTTCCATATTTTGCATCAACATCACACGGAATTTGTGATGAGATTTCCATTACAAAATTATTTAAGTCTGTAAGACTGTCTAAATTTAAAGTAAATTCTGTTTTCATTGTTTTATTCTCCTTCTTTATCTGATTTGTCGCTAATTTTGCATATTTCCAATCACATACATATGCCGGATCTTCAGCACTCCATGATGTAGTGCCCTGTTTCCATGCATACACTAATCCGTTGTTGTATTTTGCAAAGTATCTCCGATCCCATACACAGGATTCGCTATGTCTCACAAGAATCGGTGTATCAACTGGAACTTTATTCCAATCAACCGGCGGTTCAATCGGTTCGACATATTCGCTGTTCGCCCATTTTCTCGTCTTTATTTCACAATCTCTTATTGTGCCGCCATTAAAATTACACTCGTTGCACTGTGTTTTTCTGCAATTTTCCAGCTTTCCATTAACGACGGCAATGTTCCCCCCATTGCACGCGATTTCAATAATCTCTTTTGCATATTTTTCTCTATTCAGCATCAATTCTCCTTATCTATAAAAACTATGACCGACACTATCTTTAAATAAAAATTCTCTATTTTTATCAGCCCATGAATTACCATTAGTTGAATCAAAATATAATGCCCCATTCGTTGTATCTCCAAACTGAAATGCATATTCACAAGCCAATATTGTTGTTTCTGTTACAGTTACATTTTTATAAGCACCACTTGTATAACTTGAGAATTGTGGATATTGTGTAATAACATCATGCATTGACTCTGGGAAATCGTCATGTTCCATTCTGTTTAGAATCACACTTGCAACATTTACCTTTTCGTCAAAATATGTATCTCCACGCACTTCAGTTTCTACTATTCTGAATAACAATTCTAACTCATATGAATTAAAATAATCATAAATAGACTCATCAGGATCAACCCATACAGAGTATTCTTGTTCAATTTCTTTATAATTCTTAAACCATTCTTTTGTATCAGAAGTATCTAAAGCATTTATTTTTGTTACAGCTTCTTGAATTTTATCTAGTTGTCGTTTTGATATAACATCGACTTGTGCTTTAGAAATAGATTCTTCTATAACAAAAGTCATATCTTCTGTTACACCTGCTACTAAGTTGTCTTTTAAAATGCTGCTATCCTGTCCCCAAACGGGGACGACAGGAAAAGATACAGCAAATAAACATGCTAAAATTGCTAACCGTTTCTTCATTGTTTCTCCTTGTTCTGTTGTATAATGGATTTTGGTTTGATTTATTACATAGATATATTCTCTGTTTGAAAACAAAGATTAATGAATCATTTCTAAGAATTGATCTTCTGAGATAATGGGAACGTTCAAAGATTTTGCTTTTTGATTCTTAGATGATGTTGAGTTGATATCGTTATTAATAAGATAAGATGTTTTAGAACTTACAGATCCTACTACTGTACCGCCATGAGTAACTATATCGGCTTTCAATTCGTCACGATTTTTATAATGATTGACAGAACCTGTTACAACAAATGTTTTACCATTTAATGTTTTTGGAATTTCCTCTAATACTACATTAGGTGTTTCAAAAGTAAACTCTTTTGATAATTCATATACCCACAACGAATTCTCATACCACCATTTCGTCATTGAGTTCATCATCGTAATACCAAAACCATTAATGGTTAATAATTTTTCTGGTGAAGATTTCATCAAACCAATAAAATTATTAAAATTCTCTTCACATAATTTACTGATATCTTTACTTACTGATTTTCCGATTGATGGAATTGATAAACTATAGATAAATCTTTCTAAAGATGTATTGCGTGATCTCTCAATAGAGTTAAGAAGTTTTTCAACCGATTTCTTACCAAAACCATCTAAAACTTTCATTTCATTTTCGTAGTCTGATAAATGATAAATATCCTTAATTGAATTTAACCAACCAAGATTGATGAATTTTTCAATAGTTGATTCTGACAAATTCTCGATGTCCAATGTATTTCGGCTTGCTGCGTGAACCAACTTACCTAAAAGCTTACCTTTACAGTTTGGATTTCCGCACATAAGAACTTCTGAATCATTCTCTTTTACAATTTCAGTAGACTGACCACAAATAGGACATTTATTTGGAATTTCAAAAAACTCTACTTCATCTATTAAATCTTCAATACTATTAATTTCTTCTGCCCATCTAATAGCAGGAATTATAAGATTAGCTTTGTATACTCCAATATGCTGTCCTTTCCACATTCTTCTCATAAGTTGTTTCATAACGGAAATATTATGTAGTGATGCTCTACTAACTTCGCTACCATCAATATCTACTGTATCAAAAATTGCAACTGGTGTTAAAACACCTGTCTTGCCACAACTCCATTCTACGTTTCTTAATGTTGTCTCTACTGAATCGTTAAACACTTTATAAGCAATACCATTTCTGAAATGATGAGAAGTATTACCAAGAGATTTACCATATTCAATGTCATCAAACTTAAATACCACGCCATCTTGAGGAAGAAATTTCTCCTTCGCTATGTCTAAAAAACAATCAATAGCTTCATTAACAGACATTAAAGTCAATGACAAATTAGCAAATGGAACTACGTCAAATCCAAGATCCTGTGCATTGATTAGTGTTTCAGAAAAAGAATTATTTCTATAACCTTCAACAACTTCCCAAGCGTACCAAGATAATTTTCTATCTTTTACCACTGATGTATCAAGACTTGACAATGTACCTGCTGCGAGGTTACGACTATTCTTATATTCTCCATTTTTATTAATTTCCGCAAAATCATCTAACTTAATCAATGCTTCGCCATCAATTACATAAGTTCCTTCTTTATTAATATGTAATGGCACATTTGTAAACTGCTTAATATGTTCAGTTACATCAGATCCGACAATACCATTTCCCCTAGACTCTGCTAAAATCAAATTTCCATCTTTATAAGTAAGTCTTACAGTAAGACCATCAAGTTTTACAGATGCTACTAAATTGTGACCATTTGTAAATTTAATAATTTCTTCTACACTATGACACTTTTCAAGTGACAACATTGGTGTTTTATGTGCTACTTCTTTTATGTTGTTTAATACTTTTGCTCCGACATTATGTATTGGACTATTTGCTAATACAATTCCAGTCTCCTCTTCAAATTGTTTCAATTCTTCAAGTTTACTATCAAACTCAGTATCGCTCATAATAGGCTGTCCTGTATTATAATAAGCTTCTGAAGCTTTATTGAGTAGCTTCACTCTTTCTGCAATATCGCTTTTGTTCATTCAATCCCTCCTAATTATCTTTAATAAATACTGTAATTTTACACTGTCCTCGTCCTATATCTTCCATATATGTAAAGAATCCTTGGTTATTCAGATTCTTTTCTTCATCAAAAGCCTCTTCCATCGGAAGCTCTGTCGAATAACTATAAAGCAGAGGAAAGCCTTGTTTCATTTCTTCTTCTGATAATAAAAACTGCATAATTTAGTCCTTTCTCATGTAATAATTACATTTACTTTCTTTTTGGTTTTCTACCACACGACTTGCTTTCTGTACAATATCCAACTTCATCACATTTTGCATGGAAAAGATTATCTACAATCCATTTCCATTCATCTGAATATTCTCTTAATGCATTGCAAATGTCTTTGAATAACTCTCTATACTCCCAATAAGCACGACTGCACATTCTAACTCTACTCATTTCAATAAGACTTCTGAGATTACGTTTATCTACCATTTTTGTACAATAAGCTAATGGGAGTAACATTGTTGCATCTTCGACTGGTACTCCGTTATTAATGAGATGCTGAATATTAGTATTGATATAGCTCATAACACTATGCCATGTTGCAGCAACATCTTCATCGTTACTAATTGATTGTGGTGTTACATAATCAAATCCGTTTCCTTTAGAATAATCAATATACCTTGTACTTGCCTGCAATCTGCTTGCTCCAACAATATGAGTGTAATATTCTCGGATTGTTTTTGCCGAATATCCATCTATAATCATTTCAACATTTGGATATTCCATTACTCTTCCATGACCTGATTTGATACAATCAAGACCACGCTTATAATTTTTTTCATCATCTGTAATATTTGCATTCCAACAACATCCTGCCCTTCGTCCCATTAGCGTTATTGGATTCTTTGTTGTTTCTGGTAAAATTGTGATTGTCCCCATTTTGTCCTCCTATATTTTTATTCAAATTATTTTCTATAATATTTTGTGATTTCTTTAATAATTTTTACATTATTTAATAAAGGTTCTCTGTCGGCACCTTCAATGAACAATTCATCTCCCGTTACTAAATAAACGCTTTTATCACTTTCCAATAATAAAACAAAATAATCCGCTATTGCATTTTTATTGGGGTTTTCTGGGAGTATAGGATAATACAATCCATTAGACTCAACTGCTCTCCATACAGACACTCCTCCTTCCTCTCTGATTACTGAATCTCCTCTATGCACTTCACTTATTTCGTCAGTTGGTATTTCACCAAACCTTATATATAATGGAATACTCGCCTGTTTCATTTTAGTCCTCCTAATGTATTTTCATATGAAAAAATCATTTATTATGTTATATTGTTCCAATATATTGTTTCCCTGTTCCATTACAAGAAACACAAGTTTCGTTTTCTTCTTTAATTCCACAATCGAAAATTCCACTGCCATTACATTCCAAACATTTTATTTGAAACACAAAATCTTTTTTTATTACAGGTCGTTGTTTAACAACTGTATTTCTATACCAACCACAATAAACATTTTTTTTTATTTTGTAAACTGCCAAACATAATCAACAAACCTATCAAAATTCATCATTATTTGGTCATAAACATCAATCTTAATATCATCTGCTTGTCCAGTCCAAGGTGATAAAATTATTTCATATTCACATTTAGACCAAAAATAATACATAAGATATTTTTTTAAACCATCTGCAAATTCATCTCTTGACAAATTTTCTTGTAATAACTTATTAACTTTTTCTGCAAAAGTACCATGATTAAATACATTCCATTTAATAATTTTTTGTGTATTGGAATCATGATAATAAACATACCATTCCATCTGAAATGTTTTATTTTTCTTTGTATTGATAATAAATTTGAAACAAACTGGTTCTGCAACCATATCAACCATATGTTCACCTCCTGATTATTTATTCTCTTTTCCTTGTGGAATAATGAGCGAATTGCTCTAAGATATGCGAAGCATATTATATTATAGCTTATAAGTTATATTTATGAATATTCTCCATTAATAATTTTTTGCAAGCGTTCTAACTGGCACTTATACCACTCATTTTTTTCGTCTGTTCCTTGTTTGTTAATAAAATAAATTTCTTTTTCTGCATACTTTTTTGCATCTTCTACAATGTGTTTCCATGTCTTGTTGTATGTAATAACATTCACTCCATATTCACATATAGGAAGGCTACTAGCCCATTTGTGTGCAATTTCAAATGCTTTGTTTTCATTTCTTGTATATTTACAATTTCCCCACATTTCAACAACTCTAGTTGGAACAAGTTTTCCTCTCTTATTCATATCAGTACACCAGTCACCGTCAATTACTGACCATGTTACATTATCAATAGCACAAAGATGTGCCACTCTGTACTGATCTTTTGTCTTTAAAATATAAATTCCGTTATCTGCGCTCATTTTACTCTCCTTTTTTAAATCGCAAGAAAGTTTAGTTTACTGTGAATTTTTATTTATTATTTTCTACTAATTCTTTAACGTATTTACAACTATCATCGTATGTAATATTAATTCCTTTCTTCCTAAAAACTTTCAAGTCATTTACTCTATAATCAGCTATACGATACCAACCACTATCGGGGTTGAATCCATCACTAAAAACATGTTTTGTATTGAATCTGCCTTCACAGTTATATAGTCCTTCCATACATCCATGACCATATACATTGATGTCAATTAAATTATCTTCTCTTTCTTTACACATATATCTTATTCCAATATCTTTCCTCCTAATCTCCACATGAAATAATGGTTTACTGTTACTATATTATTCTCCTTCTAAAATCTCTTTTGGACAGTAAATAATCTTCTTACCTGCTTTTTGTGCTTTGCGAATTGTTGACCAAACACCGCCAGACTTATTACCATCCCAAATTGCAAGAAGTACATCACAATGGTCAACCATATATTGATCTCTTATATTGTCACAACCTTTATAAAATTCATCAGCTAATTCAATCCATTCATCAGCTTCGTTTTTGAGCTTGCTGTAATATTTATTTGATGAATTATAATCTTTACACGGTAATATACAATGTAATTTTAAATTTCTATTCTTCTCTAACTCTGGCAAAGCTATTCTGTAACTCTCCTTAATAACACAAGCATTTAACCCAATTAAAATATCAGAGCCATTTGCCATACCACAATAAACATCAGATACATCAAGTATTTGATTAAAAATCCAATGACTAATTCTTGCCCATTTAATATCTAACTCATCATCTGGCAATCCTAGTCTCTGAGGTCTATGACCTGTTAATGCTATTCTCATTTACTACCTCCAATCTTCCAAATAAACTGTCGATTCTTGCTAATCTTAATAATTTGTTATCAACACTTCACAATCTTTACTTCTGTCAATCTTATGATAATTGCAATTAACATAATCGCCTTTAAGAAAATGTGTTTTGTACTTATCTTTCCATTCATCAAGCATTGGATTTTCGTATTTTAAATTATTACTTAATGCAAATCTTGTCCCTTGCTCATTGAGTTTATCCAATAATTCAAGTAATTGTTTTTCGTGCTGTTCTGTCCAACCTTCAAATCCTCTCTTACCATCATTATAATTGCCAACGGAATTAAAATATGGCGGATCAAAGTACAATAAATCATTTTCATCAAAATCAGAATAATCAATATCTGTAAAACTTTTTGATACAACCGCAATATCTGTACTAATAGTTTTCTTCATGTCATATAAATCTTTTTTCTGTCTATCTGAAAAATAACTTCTATTTTTACCAAAACTACTATTGTATTGATGTTGGTTATTAAACCTAAACTGGTGATTAAATGAATGACACATCAAAGTATAAAGTGTAATCCAATCATTTTTACCATTGTTATAATCATCTCGCAGCTTTTCAAATCCCTCTTTGTTAGTTTTACTTAAAGAATATTCTGCTATTATATTCTCTATTTTACTTACAACATCATCAGTATCTTCAGTGACAAGTCCTTGAAAAATACTTGTTACATAAGGATTAACATCGTTATATAAATAATGTTCTGCTTTTGTATTGATTAAAACTGTTCCACTTCCACCAAACACGTCAACAAACATATTTATTTTGTCAGGAAATAGTGGAATTATTTGTCCAATTAGTTTATACTTATTTCCAATATAATTAATTGGACTTTTTATATATGTATTTTTCACTTATTATTTAGGAGTAAATGTACATTTATCGAAGCTTCAAACCTCATTTCCTCCTTACTTTATTATTATAGTGTTTGCAACCACTATATATTGTGTATATTGTTTTGCATATCTACTATATATTGTATATGACTTCATTTGAAATCCGTCTTTCCTTGGCTTTTTGAGTCTCTGAAACGCCCTATTTATAGGAATTCCAGAAATTCAAATTACTCTTCTACTGTATTATTCTCTGTTTCTAACATCATCCAAGTATTTCTATTGTTATGACTTGTTCTAATACACTGTAAAAATGCTTCTGGTTCAGCTAATAATAAACATCTCTTCTTTGCTCTAGTTAACAATGTATAAAGCATACAGTTATCAAGAAGCTGATGATGTGTATTGTCAATAATACCAATTACTGTCTTTCGACCAGCTCCCTGTAATTTATGTACTGTCATAGCATAAGCAAGATCCAAAGCAGCTAACTCTTTCTTTGTGTATTCAATGATTTTGTCTTTTCCAAAAATATCAGTGTAAGTTACTTCACAATATTCTTCTTTTTTCTTACCATCATATCTTTCACTGATTTTTGTCACATAACCAATCTCACCATTAAATACATTTTTGTCATAATCATTAACTGTTTGCATGACTTTTGCACCAAGTTTGAAAGTTGTATCAAAACCTTCAATACTCTCTAAAACATCACCAAGTAATTCATTTTGAATAACCTTATTAATTTCATTGGTGCTATTCAAACAATCTTTTCTACGAGGTACTGCAATAACCACATTGTCGATTCCATCTGATTCAACAGATTTAATAAATGTCTTAACAGCAATATTAAATAATGACTGTCGATTTGTACGGAACATATAATACATATCCTGTAACTCGCCATGAATAATTCGTGGCTGTAACTTCTCAGATATAGGATTTATATTCTCACGAATCTTATTTGCATCAACAAGAATACCTGATTTTTCTGCCTGTCTCATAGGTTTTACTAACTTGCTCACAACTGAATCATCAAACATTTCAATTAAATCTGAAAACACATTACCAAATCCGATAGGTGGTAACTGTTTATGATCTCCTGAAATAATAATTCTTGTATTATCTCCAATTGCCTCAAGCCAATGTAAAAATAAACTGGCATTAACCATACTTCCCTCATCGAGAAATGCAACATCTGTAATCAAATGATTGTCTTTATTGTATGTAAAATCATTTAAACCTTGGCATCCAAGTGTTCTATGAATAGTCATTGCAGGAAATTCTGTTGCTTCTGTAATTCTTTGAGCTGCCATTGCTGAAAGTGCTGAAGCTGTCATCATATAATTATTCTCCATATAAGCCTTAACAATTGCTCGCATTATTGACGTTTTACCAGTTCCTGCTTTTCCAGTTATCAAACTAACAGTTCTATGTAAGCTCTTATGAATCGTTTCTAGCTGCTCTACTACATAATCAAATCCTTGTTCTTCTTCCGCATGTTTAATTGCTTTATCAATCGCTTCATCAGAAATATTGATTGTTGTTTCAATTTGAGATTTATTCAGAATCAAATGATAAATCTGCATCTCAATATCGTAATAATATTTCAGACCAATTCGACCATTATCAATATGAAGAAAGTCATTATTTTCTAATAACCAATCAACCTTATTACAACACTCGTATATGTTATTACTTATGGCTGCTCTTAAAATCTTTTCAGAACACCATGTATGACCTTTACTTTCTCCTAGATCTTTGAAATAGTATTGGATAAAAGCTACAAGTCTTTGTGTAGAATCAATTAGTTCAGGTTTTAACTTCAGTGCTAAATCATCACATTTACGAAACCCAATTCCATCAATTTTTGTCATGATGTATGGATTTTTTTCTAACTCTTGCTTTAATAAAACTGGATTTGGTTCTTCTGAAAGCAATTTTTTAATCATTGCATAAGTGACACCAATTGGTTTTAGCATTGAGATAATGTCAGAAATGAGATAGTTGTTGATGATTTTTTCCTTGATTTTATTCCAAGTAATTTCTCTAACACCTTTCACAAGACTGTAATCAATAGTTTTTAATGTACCATTCGCTACATCATTAACTACATTTGGATATGCATTTATTAAATTATCAGCCATCCATTCAGGAATCATTGACTTCAAAAATAATAGCTGCGTTTCTCTGCTTTGTGGAATAATGGCATATATGGCAATCGGTGTATATTGATCGCCATATTTTTTATCCTTTTTGTATCTCGCCTTAACTACATATTCTCCACCCACAACTAAATGTTGCATCTTTCCTGCCAACTTACTCATCTTTTTATCATCAATATCATTTGCAGAATTATTATCACCAAACGAATCGAATGTTTTTGTAGGTTTTGTAAAGAATGGAATATCATCTTTTGTTGAAAAACCAAACACACCCCATGTTGAATCATCCGAGTAGTATTGCTCATATGTAATTATTGCTGTGAATTTATAAATCTCATCTTCATCCAATTTAGACTGATACTCCTTTCTTTCTCACATATTCAAGCCATTTGCTATATGGCTTTAATCTTTCTACAATTACCTTTTCTTCATTATCTTTCTTACAAAGAATTGCTACTTGCTGTCCTTTTTTTACTAAATCTTCATATTCTTTTAATTGGCTATGCCATACAATTCCTTCAACAAGTCCAAAACTTGAATAGATGTTTATATATGCGAACTGCTTACCATTTTTATCTTTTTTCTTTTGAACTTTTGCTATAATTCCAACTAAAGTGCATTTCTCACCATCAGATACATCCTCAAATGGTGTCAAGAATGTATAAGCTGCATCAAATGGATTATCATTGATAAATACCTGTAATGTTTGGAATTCCCAAAACTGTTCGTCTTCAAGATATTTTTTATTATCATCTATGTACTTTTGAAATCTTACCTTCTGATTTTCTTCAAACTGTATCTTTTTCAATCTGTTATATTCAGTAAGTAGTGCTTCCTTGTCATATACAATTCGTTTTCCAGATGAAGGAATCATGTACTTCTTTAAGTTAATGTTCCAATCTTCTTCGAGTTTCTTATAGGTAGGTAATGATTGAACTTCTGAGAATTTTAATGGTTGATACTCTGATTTAAGATATGATATAAGTTTTTCACGCTTATTTTTACAAGGAATTGCACCAGATTTTATCAATGCAATAACAGATGCCTTACCTAAAGAAAGTCTCTGAATCAAATCATCAAATGATTTGTATATACCATTATTCTCTCTTTCTTCGATAATTTGTTTAGAGAGTGATTCACCAATTCCACCAATAGCAGACAAACCAAAAAGAACCTTATCTTTATCGACTGTGAAATTCATTCCAGAATGATTGATATTCGGTGGCATAATATCCACATTAAAATACCTTGCATCAAGAATATACTTATTAATTGCACCTGCTTTATCTTTATTCTGATTGAACAATGCTTTGAAAAAGTAAGTTGGGTAATGAGCTTTGAACCAAGCTGTCTCGAAACAAAGAACTGCGTAACTGTATGAATGCGATTTATTGAATAGATAACCGCCTTTTTGTGATAATTCATTCGCAATTTTATCAGCAATTTCTTTAGAATATCCGTTTGCTACAATTTCACCACGAAGAATTTCTGACTCTTTCTGTACTAATTCAACTATCTTTTTTCCGATTGCTTTACGGAATAAGTCAGCACCACCATATGTTCTTCCACCAAACTTCTTAACAATATCAAGAAGCTGTTCCTGATAAATCATACAGTAATTTGTGTCTTTTAAAATTTCGTCCATATCTGGATGAATTGATGGTGGTCTACTTCCACCTGTTGCCATTTCAACATACTCATCAAGTGCCCCCATACTATCAGGTCTATATAATGCCAAGATGACAGATATAACCTCAAAGTCCAGTTGTTCAAGTTTTGGTTTTAACCGAATAAGCAAATCTTTCATTCCTGCTGATTCAACCTGGAACACACCATTGGTCTTACCACTTGCTAATAACTCATATGTAGGTCTATCATTCTCAAACTCTGGATTATTAATATCATAATCCCAAGGATCTAAATGCAAATCATCCTTAATTTCCTTCACAAGATTAAGTGTTGCTACTCCAAGAAGGTCAAACTTTACAATTCCAATATCTTCTACATAATGTTTATCAACTTGAATTACATGCTCACCCTTAGTTCCTATTTTCATTGGCATATAATCATTGATTGTTGTATCAACGATTCCAACACCACCAGCATGAATAGAAACTGTTTTAACACGACCACTTAAATGCTTTGCAATATCGAACAAATCAGCATATTGCGGATTGTCTGCAAGTAAATTTTGATTTGCTTTCATACAGTCATCCCATTTATCGAATGTAAATTTCTGTGAAAGTTTTTGCATTTGATTATATGGAAATCCAAGTATCTTACCAACATCAGTAATTGCGACTGTTGGAGTAATATAAGAGTAGTTAATAATCTGACATACTCTTTCTTCTCCATATTTATCTACAAGGTAATCAATGATTGCATCTCTGTTACCAACATCTGTATCAATATCTGGGAGTCCTACTCGTTCAGGATTTAAGAATCTCTCAAAAATGAGTCCATATTTAATCGGATCAATATCCGTGATATGACAACAATAACAAACTAAAGAACCTGCTGCACTTCCTCTTCCCTTACCAACCTCTATTCCAAGTTTCTCAGCAGCTTTGATAAAGTCCCAAACAAATAAGAAATAGCCATCAAACCCCATCGAATGAATAATACCCATCTCGTAGTTTAACCTAGTTCTTCTTACTTGCTGTTCATCTTCACTAAGATTGTCGTATCCTCTATCTTTCCAACCTTGTCTAACTAAATGCCATAAGAATTCATTATTATCTCTGTACCCATCAGGTAATGGGAACGTAGGTAACTGTGGTTTCTGAAATGGCATATCTACATTTTCAATTAAATCTGCTACCTTATTAGTATTCTCCAGTCCAAGACATACGTTTTCATATCCAATCTGACTATCCATAATTTCATGGATTTCATCTTCAGATTGCATATAACAACCTTCATATACCTCACTATTTTCGATAGCATTTTTGTCGTTATTGCTACTTTTTCTACCAATCTGAATAAGCTTGTCCTGATAATACAAATCTTCTTTTTTAGGTGCATGACTATCTGTTGTAATGATAAATGGGGTATTTGTTCTTTTTGAAAGTTCTAAGATTTTCTGATTATATGAAGACTGATCCTGATGAGAATGCGACTGCATCTCAAGGAAGAAATGAGGAAAAGCTTCTTTATATTCATTAACATATTCAATACACTTCTCGAAATCTGATTCTCTCGCTAACTTACTTGCTAAACAAGCAGAAGAAATAACAAAATTCTCAGCATAGGGTTTAATATCTTCTACTGTGCATCGTGGTTTAAAATAAAACCCTTCAAAGTTACTTTTTGTAATAACCTTATTTAAGTCTTTTCTGCCTTGCTCATTTCTTATCAAGCAAATCAAATGAAAATATTTATTGTCTTTATCCTTAACAGCAATATCTTCACATTCGTATAACTCACATCCATATATCATTTTAATATCTGGATAGTCTTTTTTAATAAGATCAAAATAAATATGGGAATATACATTTCCGTGTTCTGTTATAGCAAATGCCTTTAACCCTATTTCTTTTGCTCTATCCAACATTTCCTTTGGACTACCATATCCATCAAGTAATGAATAATATGTATGGTTATGTAATGAACTATACATAACTCACCTCCTACCAATCATCGTCTTCATCGTTACTATTTGTACTAATAACAGCTACATCTTCGATAATAATCTGTGGTGTTCTAATACCGTTATATTCGTTTATTGAAGGTTTTCCGACAATATTAAATGTAATACTATCATTATCATCCCATGCGTTTTGAAGAAAATCATATAGCTGATTACCTTCTTTACATTTGAATTGAATATACTTAATGTCATTTATTATAAAACTGATAGTATCTTCGTTCTTGCCAAATACTTCAAAACAATCTCTTGTCAATGATATATTCTCTATTGCAAGCATAGGTTCATCAATTCCTTGACAAATGATATCTTCAAACTGTGATAACTTAATAATTAAAGGGATTGTGACATGATTAATGTCTAAGATAAAATCTACACGATATGTAGAATCATATTCAGTATCTCTAAGAATACTGTTCATCATATTAATTGCTTTTTCTTTATCATTAACTGGTAAATCTACAATACCAAAAGCATTTGCATGACCTTTACCATTAATAAATCCTGTTGAATTAACAATATCTTTAAAACTATCAATTGGACTATTATCAATATTCCTTGCACTACCACCAAACACAGTTGTTTTTGTCTTTTTATCAAAATGTTTCTTTAGTAGAATACAAGGTTTATTATATTGCTCTGCAATTTTAATTGCTACAACACCAGTTAATCCACTATCAAGCAAGTCAGATACATCAACCATAATAACTTTATCATCAATTGGAAGATTATCTACGACTTCTGAAATGGCTTTTACACCTTTTTCTTTCATTTTATCTTGTCGTGATTTTGCATTTTTACAAAGTCTAGCAGCTCTATCATAAATGCTTTCCTGAATTGTCTCTGCTGGTTTATTCTTTGTGGCTCTTTTTTTATATTCGAAGAACTCATCTTTTTCAATAAAAGCTCTAAATAACAATTCCTTTTCATCACTTGAACCGATACGAATCATTCCGTTCAAAATAGGTGTTATATACCATTGGATATTGTGAATATTAATCTTACCATTTATACTGTAATCTTGTGCTTTAATAAGTGCCTGAAAACATTTATTTGTAATATTGAGTAATCCAAGATTTGTAATATATCTTGTCTCAAATGAACGCATATCCATAACATCGCTAATATTTGCCAATGCACACAAATCTAAATAGTCATCTGCAAATTCATTCCATGTTTCTGCATCTAAAGCCTGTAAAAACTTATATACAACACCTGCTCCGCAAAAATCCTTATTAGAATAATTGTCACTCATTTGATTATTTACAATCAATGCATATGGGTTTTCTTCTTCTGACTCATGATGATCAAGAATAAGTATATCAATTCCTCTTTCTGAAAGTTCTCTGCACTGTTCTGTGTCATTTGTACCAGCATCAGGGATAATCAATAATTTTGTATTATCAGATATCACAATGTCATCATCTAGTCCATGTGCCTTTGCTCTTGTGTGTAATATGTAATTAACTGGATAATCAGCATTCATTTTCTTAATATAAGAATACATCATAGCTGCTGAACAAAAACCGTCTGGATCTTCATCAACAAGTATTTCAATTTTATCCTTGTTATTAAAGTGTTTCATAAATAACTCTACTGCTTTATTCATGTTATCCAAATTTTCGTATGGAATTAAAACATCTTCATCTAAGTTGAGATATTTTTCATAATCATCAACTCCTCTATTTCTTAAAACTTCCTCTAATACATTGGAAGTATGATTGTCGCTATTTTCATATAATTTATACTTCAAATACACACCTTCCTATCTTAATCTGTATATATTATTCTCTACTAAGTGCTTCCATTTAATAGGATCATCTGTTGGGGATTCTTTTTCATCAAGAATATTATCTTCATCAAACATATAATAAAGCGGAACACCATCAGGAAATCTTTCTGCTAATTCCTCTAATTCTTCTTTTTTTACATCTTTGTCCAAACATAAAACTATATCAACACCAAGTCTAACTAGCATATCAATTTGATATTGTGAAAGTTCCTTCCCACCTGTACCACCAGTATTTTGATAACCATAACTCCATGCTTGTTCAACAAATTTTTCAGATTCACCAACATAAATCCTTCCTGTTCTTTTTATATAAGGAAGAGTTTTATACAACCCATATATAATTTTTGATTTTGCACATGGCTCTAAATAAATATATTTATTCATTCCATCAGGTACTTTTCTATCAAAATATCTTGCTTTTACACCGACTAAATCTCCTAATTCAGAACGAATAGGAATTGTGTATCGGTTTGTTTCTTCATCAAAACCTATCTCAAACTCTCTTTGTGTTTCATAATCTATATGGTCTTCGTAGAATAAATCATTTACATAAGGTTTATAATACGAAAGTATTTTCTCCGAAATAGGTTGTAATGGTTTTTCTTTCTCTTCTGATATATTAGAACCCATATCTTCTAACATTTTCAGTATTTTAAAACTATCTGGAATATCCTCTTCAAAATCGTGATAATAAGACATTCCTATTTCTGAGCATATTTCCTTTAATCCTTCTGGAAATGTAAGGTCTTTGACATAACACACAAGATCAATAATATCTGTTTGTCTGTTACCCTTTATCATTTGTCGAGTTTTATTCAAACAGATAAGGGACTCATTATTATATAAAATAATTGCTCCTTTATTATCTCCATCAAGATTACCAGCAGTCCAATATGCGCCAACTGAATGATATTTGATATGGTGGCAACCAACGGATTCTAATATCTGTTCACAATAATTATTTTCATATATATAATTCTTCAACTCTTTTACATCCAAGCTGCCACCCTCCAATTAGTCACTATTTTTTGGTTTTTTAATGATATAACCTATATTTCTCCAAATATTTAAGTTCAAATCAATTTCAAATAACATAATCTTGTCTTTACTACCTGCTCTGTTTTTATCTGGTTTGATACAAAAATATTGTTTACTTAAATCCAAATCTTCCGTCACTGGCTCACCCCAAGAATCACATTCTAAAACAACTTGATATTTATGGTATTCTTCCTTATTTAACTTTTTACCAATATTCAGAATATCAGCTACGTGCTTTATCTGCTTTGCATTGGCAATGTTATTACTACTCAAACTAAAAATATCAGTAAATACCGTATCATCACTTAACTGGAATACTGCATATCCACTCATACGAAGTTCTTTTGTTAATTCTTTCAATTTAGTTGCAAATTGTTTAATCTGTGACCAATCATCAGTGTTATAACCTTTTAACGTGTCATAACCATAATATTTAATGTTCTGAACCATCTTTGCTTTACGCAATTCAAATTCAATTCTCTCAGGGCTATAATCATCTCCAACATCTTTAAACATAACTTTGCCCTTACGATCACTACTATCAATCCAATCTGTAACTTTTTTTACATTCCAATATTCCTCTGACGTATCTTTTATTCTCTTTATGTAATCTTCATTGCTTTCAAGATAAACACCATTATCATCAATTTTTCTTCTGATAATGTCACCATTTTTATCATGATAAACACCTAACACAATCTCTTTTTCAGGCTTTATAATATGTACGCCATGTAACTCTTGAAACTCTTTGTTATTAATAACAGTCGTAATAAGACAACTACGCAGATCTTCTTCATCCATCTCATTACTCATAAGAAAAAAATTCTCATTCTGCACAAGTGCTACATAAGCTGCTAAAAGTACAAGTTTTCTTGTTTTACCCTCATTAGAAAGGAAGCCTTCAAAGAGAACCTTTGTCTCTCTAAGACCAAGAAAAAATTCGTTATACATATACCAAGGGAAAGGTAAGCCGAAATTTGGCTTTTCAAGATATTTGTCGATTTGAGATGAGTTTTTATCGGTAAGCTCAACAGCTTCTTCACCAGCATTAATAACTGTATTTATCTTATCTGCTTTTGTACGAATAATTCTATAAATGTCATTTGGCGACATTTTATCAAAGTTCCTATGAGATAATATTTTCTCAACTGGAAAACCATTTCTCCCATACTCTCTTACTAATGAATATTTCTTAACAGTATCAAAATAATTTCTTACATCATTTTCATCTGCCAAGGTCATAAACCTTTGAAGTGTTTTCCAACCTTTATACTGCTTATATAATTTAAGTCGTTCTTCATTCTGACTCATAAACACATTCATTTTTGTTTCATCTAATGTTTGTGAAAATGTAAGAAAATACGTTTCAAGATTATCATAAAAGAACTTTGTCGCAGGATCAGAGAAATCATACTTACTTCTCATAAATGTGCTGTAATTTACAATCAAGTCTAAATCCTTTGCTATAGAACCAACAAATAGAATTTCTGCTTGCACATTACAGTCTTTTACTTCATGTTCATTATCCAATATTATCTCCTATCCAAAAATATCATCCACCAAGCCTGAAATATCATCTGTATCAGCCTTACTATCTTTGGACACGTTAGTATAACCAATTGATTGACTGACAATATTCTGTGATTTTTCTGTTTCTTTCTCAGTTTCAAGTATTTTCTGTTTTTCTTTCCACCTTAAATAACTGTCATATTTGTTAATTAAGACAGACAAATCATATGTTAACCGATGTTCTGGTTGCATAAGTACTCCATTCGTCTCATTCTTTTTTGCTAAATCGTTTAACATATCTATTTTTCGTTTCCACATATCAAGTAAATCAGATGGTGGAATTCCAATAGTCATTCCTCTGAACGTACCGCTATAAATATCATCTAATTTTTGCCAAATTGTAGTAGGAATAATTGTCAAATCATATGTATTTATAATAAATTCAAAAACTAAATGTTTATCTATTGACTTTGAAAAATGCTTGTATGAATTTTCTTTTATTTCGAAGAATTCATGACTTTTTACAAATTCTTTTCTAAATTCATCACTTTCTTGCTGAAATAAATTTAATTTATTATTGTATTCTTCTATTCGTTTAGCATTATAATCTTCGAGCAATTTTTCTTTTCCGTTTTTTATATATCTATTACCATTTTTGTATTTACGAATATCAATGCCATACTTATAAAGATCATTTGATTTTGGTAATGTTTTAACTTCTCTTATCAGTTTCGGAGCATGTATTTGTATTTTCATATCAATAAAGCATTCACTATGATATGTTTTTTTATCATAGTAAATTGCTTCATCAATATTATCCTTGCCGATATACATCTCTTTGTTACAACATCCGCAAATCCTTGTAAGACATGACTCCTTCTTTTTTACGTATCTTGCCATAATCCTACCTTTACATAATCCAAATTTAATCAAACATTGCTAATACTTTATTAAGAATCTCAACATCAGATACATTCTTATATGCTGTAGGGAGTCCTGCTGCTTCAAGCTTTTCCTTCATTGCTTTCTTCTCTGTAGGTGGAAGTGCATTTCTCTTAGCAATAATCTCTTTCTTGATTGCTTCAATATCTGCACTATTACCATTATCAGATGTACTTGTTGTCTCCGAATTATCAGGTTCTCCGACCTTACCAAGAATCTCCTTGCTGTAAATATCCTGCTCAACATCAACTGCCTTTGTTAAGTCATTCTTTACTACAAAAGCCTTCTTATCTGCTGTCTTATCAATAACTGACTGCCAATCAAGTAATGTAGGATCTTCGATAATCGAATTATCTTCGTGTGTGTGTGTTCTATCCTTTTTAACATGAGCACATACTGTTCCTTCTTCATTTCTGTACATACGAATTTCAGTCTTAACATTGTATGTCATACCTTTGAATCCATCAGGAATCTTTCTACCAGTTACAACACTCATAGTTGAACCATCAGACTGCTTAATTGTTTCTTTTTCATCAGTCTCTCTAGCAGTTACAATATAGTGAACGCCAGATGCCATAAGATCAAGAATCAAATCCTGTCCCTTGAAGTTAATTGTCTGATAATCTTTTAACTCCATTCCTGCTCCCTCAATCTTAACAAGTCTGGCATCACCAACAAGTCCATCCTTATCAGCCTTGACCTTATTTCTCTTTTTAGAGAATTCTACTAATCCCTGCTTTGTTGTTAAGTTAAGAATTGTAGTACCATCAACAACAATTGCATCTGCTCTAAATGGTTCTCCATCTGCGTCAAGAACTACATTGTCTGTCTCATCTCCGTCATCATCAAGCTCATAGAAATCTTCTCCATTCTTAACTTTTGCAATATACTGTCTTACTTCTCCAAGTGACTGAGTATATACAATATAAATATTTTCAAGGTTTACACCATTCGCTTCTAAGTCACCTAAATAATCATCAATTGAACCAGTCTCAGGATCAAGGTATAAAACTCTGAAAGGCTTTCCATCAGGACGTTTAAAGTATGCAAGCTGCATAGCCATTGTTGACTTACCTGTAAACTGCTCTCCATATAAAATCATACCTAACTTACTCTGTGTAACTGACGCTTTTCTTGCTTTTGCCATTAAATAATTCCTCCTAATCTGTTATTTCCACTTCATATTTATATAGTGCTTGATATAATCTCACAGGTATATATTCTCTATATACATCTGCAATTTGCTTAATTAATTTTTCTTTGTAATTTTTATAAGCATAAAATGCTTCTTCTACTGTTGTATATTCACCAATTGTTATATTTGATTTCCCAAGAATGAGATTAGAACATCTCGCTCTAAATAATCCTTTTTGTTTGTGGAAATCCACTCCTATTGGATATTTACCTCTTGCTATATTATCTTTTGTAAATAAACTATTAATTGGTTTAGGTACAAAGATACAGTTTTCTGGTGAATAAATACGATTATGTTTTGTAAGAATATCTTTATCAAGAGACATATGTTCATCTTTTACGGAATAAAAATTTTCATCATACCAATCTCCAAAATTCTGATACTCTAACCACAAATCGCATACAGATACATCACTATAGACATGATTATTTTTATACTTTTCAAATTTATAACATCTGTTTAACATTTGTCTCCATGTATCATATTTTTTGCATCTACTTTTATGCTTACCATTTCCGAATGTTCCAACGCCACAAACTAATGTAGCGTTGGAGTTAACATTACTAATCCCATGCCTCCTCAGAGTCATCATCAAGACCATCAGCACTTCCCCAGTCGTCATTAGAATCAGAACCAAAACTCTCCTCTGCCTTATTTGCATTCTTAATCTTAGCAATGGCTTCTGTTACATTTTCCTCTGTGTAAAGTTCTTTATCAATTGAAGAACCCTTTGCTCCTGTGATAATAAACTCTCTCTTTGTAGGTGCAGATACTTTCTCCATGCTATCCTCTTCACCCCAATCATCATCATCTGTTGTAACTGTCTCTGTCTGAATAGAAGAAACCATATGTCCACTTACCTTAATTGCATTATAAGTGTTAAGTGAATTCTTAAACTTTTTAGCAAGAGCTTTATCCTCAATGATAAACTGAACATCCTCAATATTGCTGTATGTAACAATCTTTGCAAGGACAATAAATCTACCTGTTGGCTTATCGTTATCATCCTTTTCCTGCTCGATTCCCATGAAAATAATTACCTGGTTGAAATCATTCTGCTTCTCAAACTTCTCATCATCAAAATCTACTTCTGAGCAAAGTGAAATCTGATTTGGAACAAGTTTTGTAGATGTTCTCTTATTACCCTTATCATCTATAAAACTGCTATAATCAAGATTTCCACGAATAAATACGCTTGCACCGTCTTTCAGATTCTCTTTAACTTCCTTACAAGCATCAAAATCTGTAAGAATCTTCTTGTCATTAACTGTCTTACCCTCAGAATCAACCTTCTTCTTTACACCAATATTCTTACCAATCATACGATAGCCTTCACGGTTATAAGAGAATCTATCAGTCCAAGGTACTTTTACAGTATCTGCCTTTTCGCCCTTCTTCTCAGCTCTCTTAGAGAAATAAACATTCTCCTGCTCCATTCCCTGAAGATTGACATATAATGTCTCTCCATCAAGATAACTTGTACCAAAATTAAGCATTCTCATAGGCTTGCCACTCTTGGTCTTAATCTCCTTAAATGCTGTATCCTTCTCCATACCAGATACAACTCCCTTTAACTGGAACGCACCCTTTGTCTCAGGTAAATCAAATAATCTTCCTTTTTTCTTTGTCTCTGCCATTTAAAAAATGTCCTCCTTATAATATGTAATAAAATTTTTTGATAACTATATTTGAACAGTCTTGCGACTGGAACACAGAAGTTAATTTATATAAACATCTATGTATAATCAGTGATTTTTGAGTATAAAAACCCAAGGGTATGCTGTTCTTCCACCCCTACAAATGTTTTCCGCATTTATTTGCTCTCTTGCTTTGTCTCGATTTTTATATAATTTTCGAGACATCTTGTTTTGGAATTTTTTGAACTGATTTGTTCAATGAAAATGTTTACTGAATTGATTGTTGATGTAATCTTCTACAAAGGTTATCGTATGAATTACTAATTGAATTTCCCATAGTAAACAATCTTGAAATATAACATCTGACGGTTTTGCAAATCTAAATCCATCTCCATATTTTGAAGCATGTCCCATTGTTCCGTCTCTACAATGAATAACAATAGCAATGATTACTCCAATTATATGAATGATTATTAGACAACTAATTGTCGTAAAATACTCCACCTTTTTCATACCTCCAATCGACACCACCTAAAGTTGATGATTTTTATCTTCTTTCTGATAAAAGGCTACCATTCATCTACAAAGCTCATATTCTTACCTCGCTTACATATTCTCTAAACTATCTAAGAATTGTTTCATCCACATATTTTTATCAGCAGTTCTCTTCAATTCTTCCTGCCATCTTTTATATGCTCTAGCAACATCATTTTCATGAAATTCATTAATATCATTCATATACGAATAAACTGCTTCATCGCTAACATCCAAGTCTTTGCTTAATTCTTTATTACAATATTCTCTTATATCTGTATTTAGCGATATATCAATTTGATTTAATGCAAACTTTTTAACATTTTCATGCTCAGATGTTGGTGGAATCCACTTTTCAATTTCATCTCTAACTTTCATATATCGCTCATCTTCTGCAATATATTCATCAAGAGATTTTCTTGTTGATTCTATATCTTTCTTATGCTTTTCAATAAGCTCTTTCTTCGCTTCCTCAAAAGTCATTTGTCTATATTTATTACGAACCTCTACCGTTTCCTCATAATCTTTCTTGTAATAAGGATTGGGTTCAAATTGATTTGGAACTGGTTTTGATAATGGCTCATCTCTCATATTAATAGCCACACCAAAATTTCTAAGACAAAGCTTTAAAAAGTCTTTTCCTGTTGTAATATCTCCATCTTTTATATATGTTGTATAACCTGTTGGCACTTTCTCACCTCCTCAAAATCCGAATGAAACAGTGATTTATTTATATGGTAATGTTTCTAACCATTGGTTAATATCTTCTATATTCATTTCTTCTGTCGTAGCTGCATTTGGATAATAAAATGTAATGCTATCTCTACTTAACCCTTCATCAAGTAACTGTTTCAATACAGACAATGTATTTTCTACGCCAAGATGATAAGCTTGTTTCTGATCTTCATTATTAAATGATTTGTCTACACTTTCATTTGCTGAATCTATAACCATTTTCACTTCATTCGGAATATTGCATCCCCAAAACTGTATATCATCTTCAAATTCTGCAAACATAATTTTCCTCCTTTATATGTTTATTCTCTATTCGATTTTTATTTTTATTGGAAATTGTTGGTTGATTAACCAATAAGATAAAGCATTCCGATTATATAATGTAATGTCTGGTCTGTAGTGTATGTAATCTTATTCCATCTTGCTTTCAACGGATCAATAATCAGATGTGAAATAAAGATTACTGCCAACTGCCATGTCCAACCGAATGCTATTAAGAATGGAACACAATATAATGCACAATGTACAAATAAATGATACCAATTCTTTCCTTTTGTCTGTGCAATAAAATCACATTGCAACACATAATCGCCAATTAAGTGACATAACACAACCAATACAATTGTGTGTAAATTTAAATTCACCATACTCATATTTCTCACCTCCAACTATATATTCTCTTATTTTCTTCTCTCTTTTCTATCAACTACATGCTTATGACCTTTAGGACAAACACTATATAAAATATCAGCATATCCATCTACATAATCATTACCACCTGAATTAATCGGATCTTCATACACGCAAATCTTTGTAGGAACAGTTTCTCTTTCTGAAAAGAAAGATTTTGTAAGATAATAGTCCTTGCACTCCTCACAATATGTAAGTTTACCATTGATGATGTCTTTCGCTGTTTTGATATCATCTTCATATTGCTTTAAAGTCTCTAATTTTTCGTCATCTGTTGTTACTGAAATTATAATATCTTCAATATTCTTTAGCATTTTTCTCACCTTCCCCCTAACTATATATTCTCTTATTTATATAAAGTTTTATCTATTTCCTAACTTCCATATTTTTATAAATAACTTTATAACCACTTCCACTATTGCCAAAAGAAACACAAATAACATGCCTGGAATAGATAATAAAAATATAACGCTTGAAAGAAATTTACCTAAAATATTTCTATCTTTAAATAAATCAATAACGAAATTCTTTATAGAATTGAAAATAGATATATTTTCAATATCCGCTTTGCAGCATATATAGAATCCTGCAAATAATATACTCAATATTACAAATATGCTTAATAAAGCAATTACTGTATCAGAACACATTTACTTCTCCTTATCTTTAATCTTGTCAAGAAATGTCAGATTCATTGGCTTTAAAAAATACCATTTATTATCAAAATATTTGATAAACGGCTAAGAACCATAGCCTCTATCCAATTGTTTTGTGAACCTTTGGGATTACCTTTCACTTGGATGTTTAATGGAATATTCAAGTTAATTACTCTCGAATATTCCTGTAACATATAAATCACACTCTTGGAAGAGTGGAGTGCTTAAACACTCCATAAAACACCCAAGGTTTTATATAAAATTATTCACCATTTACCAGCCTTGCAGATGCTTACAGCCAAATACAACTATGCTAAACTGTATATCAAGGTTTTGATAAATCTTTACAACTTTACTATTTACTCTTTTAACTTTGACTCATAATTTAAACTTTGAACTTCTGAGCGTTGTTATTTGAGTCTTACAACTTTAAACTTTACAGCACACACCTATCATTATCGTAGGCAATCTGATAATTAAAGTATAATTTCATATTTGATGTTATACATATCAGCCAATGGTTTCACCATTATCTTGCCGAATTATGTACTGTAGTAAGTTGAAATTATACAAATCATATAAATTAATCATCTTTTATCAATTCAATAATTTGCATTTTTTATTATTTTGCAGATTTCTTTTTCAGCTTTACATAAGTCTATATCTGCAAAAGACTGATGAGTTGTAGTTTAAAGTTTTCGGTAAACAGTGAATAACTTCTAATTAACTATTCTCTCTTTAATAGTTAATTTCAATCTCTGTTACAGCATTTGATGTGCTAAGTGAAGCATCTACTTCTGCTTTGAAAGATGCAATGCTCTCTTCTAATGTATTAATTTTGTCTAAAATCTTAATAGGATCAATTAACTCATATGAATTTGCATTGATAAAATCTTTCTTTGTCTTCTCGAAATCATCTGTATTAGTCTTGCCTTCCTTAGAACCGTAAATGCCAATTACATACTGTTCTGCTCTCTTTTCAAGGTCATCACCGTTCTGTTTGAGGATTTCAGCCTGTGCCTTATCATACTGTTTCTTTAATGCGGCTAACATCTTCTCATCAAACTCTACACCATGATTCTTCATTTCAATAGCTTCTGCCACTGTGTATTCAATACCATTAATAGAAACCTTTGTTGTAGCATTTGATAAAACAACTGCTCTCTTGATTGCATTTCTTCTTTTAATAAGGTCTGTTGCCTTGTCGTAGTAGCCCTGCATAACGCCTTCATATTCCTTAACTGGCACACCCTTAATCTTTTCATTGGAATGCTTGTTTGCTACACAATAAGTACCACCATTGATTGCAGAAATAATTCTGTCATCTACGATTTTTAACTCTGCAAGTGCCTTGTGAATTGTCATCTTTTCTGTTGTCATAATGTTCTCTCCTTTTTAACTTTGAATTTTAAACTTTATATTTTAGGCTATCGCCTTGTTACACTTATATATTCTCTATTTCGATTTAAAAGAATTTCGAATTTACGTTTTTACAGTTCAATGCCTTCCATAGCTGCCCTATCAGCTAATACAGTCATATAATTAACCATATATTCAAACTGATTATTGTATGTATTTCTTGGACAAGTAGGAGTAAAATCTAATTCTCCATTATCCCATTTATCAAGTATCTTCTTCAATCCATTTACTCGAATCTCTAACTGATAATACTCAGCTTTAAACCTTTCCTTATAGTCGTTGCTATTCATCATTTCTACTGTATCTTTTAATGTCATTTTAATTACCTCCACTTTAATATTCTCCAAATATAATTACCATCTGCTTGTATATCTACTATCTATAAATAACTCTTCCTTTGGTCTTGGATTCATTAAGTCACTGCTACTTAATTTAAGATGATCACCATAATATCCACTCCACGAACCACAACCTCTTACATTTACCTCTCCATCAAAACAGATACGAGTAATTCTATAAGCAGGGTGCTGACAACATTGCCAGTAGCTGATTTTGAAACAGTTGTCCGTATTTACATTCTCTAAATGTTTTGGTATAGAATCCCAAATCTCACACTCGTCATTGATTTGTTTTAATGTATATCCATGCCTAAGCATCACATTAGCTCTCTCAATTCTTTTGTGTCTTGTTTCACAAGCTAAAGCATCTTCAGGTGCATCAAATAATTCTCCACATTCAGAACATCTATATTTAATTACTTTCTCCAATATTTCACCTCCTCACAAGAAATCGAAATTTACTGTGACTTTATCTCATTTAACAACTTCTGGGTTTAGTGTCTTAGGTAATTCAATTTCGCTTAACTGTTTTAACTTTTTATTAAAAGGCTTTGGCAATTTCATCCATGCTATCACCTTGTCCGTAATAGTGAAATATGAATAGTCATCAGGTGAATAATCGCACACCTCATACCAACCTTGCGGAATCCAATATGAATCATCCTCTTCTGAATATTCCCAATTATCAAGAACACCATCACACATATTCCATCCCATATCTTCAACAGTACAATGATGATATGGAAAGTACACTGCTTTAATTACCCTTTTATAAAGTTTTCCGTCATGTCCTATGTATTCTACTGTTGTCAAAACTTCATCCGAGCATTTTCCAACGTCACATTTTGGAACTGTATTTTCATTCCACTGAGCCATGACAATCACCTACTTTGTATTATTCTCTAATGCCTGAATTGCTAATGCTTCTGCCTGATAAAGATCGAACTTCTTCTCTATATTTCTACCATTATTTAATATTATAATTCTGTCCATATCCTTTTTTAAAATTTCAATTGCTTCAATATTATTCATTACAATATTCTCCTTTCTTTCATCATATGAAACCAAATTTACTCTACCTCTCTCCAACTGATAATGTAATATGGTTCATTGCATTGAATACCAGTCTCAACTTTATAACCAAGCTCCTCTAATTTCTTTCGTGTTTCAGGTTTTAAAGAACCATCTTCACTGATTGAAAATTTGCCATCTGCAATCGCATCTCCAATCAATTTTGATAACTCTGCTAATTGCTGTGTAGTGCAACTATCAATTGCATTGTTTGTCATCTTATTTGCTTCTGATGCAGACGGAATAACATTCTTTGGTGGCTAAACTTCTGGCATAGAAATGTTGGAGTCTGTTAAAGGCAAAGAAGTAATTGTATTTTTACATGCATTCTTTTCATTGCATAGAATACATGCATAATGCATTCTACTTTCTTTTGGATATTTACAACTCATTTATTTATTCTCCTTCTAAACCTGTTTGTACGATAGATTTTTTAACGGCTCAACTGCTTTATTAACAGCAGCTTTACCCATTTCCTTGTTCCACACTTCGCCTTTTCTGACTTTTGCAAAGAACAAAACATAGTCTGAAATATTATTCTCTACATCTCTATAAAATTCTTCATCTTCTTCACCATCGTCAAATTCAGATTTGCACGAATCAAGAATCATCTCTGTCAAAGCAGCTTTTGCAACTTTAATTAAATCATCCGCTGTTTCAGCCTGTTCTTTTGCAGATTCGGTTTTTAGTGTAGATCTTTCTGACACTGAGAAATAATATAATTGTTTAAAACCTTGCTCTTTTGTGTCTTCGATATGAATTCCCATATATTCTAATGTAAGTACAGTTTTAAGATTTTCTTCAATCTGTTTTGGATTAGTTATCTCCATTTGTGTCACCTCCCAAGGAAACCGATAATTCTTCTTAATCATGAATATCAAGCACTGTAATAAATCCATCCATATTATCTGTTATAGCCTGTTTATATTTTTCATCGAATTTTTCATCTTTGATAATATCTTTACCATTCCATGAATCTCTTGCAATAGCTGAACCGTCAGGAAGAATACATATGTAACATCCAAGCTTGTTAATATTTAAAACATCGCTTTGTTTTGCTCCATCAACAAGAATATATCCATCGCCAAAACCCATATTCATAAACCAATCTTCCTCATGGTACATCCATTTAGGTGTAATATTCTCTTTTAATGTTGATAAAAGACTTGACAAAAATAATCTGCCGTTTCTATCTTGTCTGTCATAATAGCCCCAATTATAATATTCTCTATTTGCAGATCCTTCTTCATCTACTTTTAGTTTTAATTCAGCCTTGTACCTGCCACCGATTTGATAGTAATCCCATGTAAAAACTGGATAATCAATCTGCTTGTCTTCTTCATCTGAGCCATATATAAGTTCTGAATTGTATGGCTTCATAATTGCTGCAATTTTATTCTCACTTGGTAATTCTTTTGTGAGTAAATGAACGCAATAATGCATTTAATTTTACCTCCTGTTCTTATATTCTCTGTAAAAATTTTCAAAAGAAACGAATCTTTCTTCCTATCTATTCTTTTTATAATCCTGAACCAAGTTACCACAACATAATGGTAATTCTGCTTTAGCAGCTACATCTACAACTACCTTTAGACCACAACTCTCAACCTTTTCTTTAATCTTATTCATATTCTCCCAATTCCACTGAATTGCATCTTCAAGACCATGCTCCTTAGTAGCTGTCGTTGTATTAAGAGGCGTGATTTTAACACAAAACACATTCGGATCAAGACCATATAACTTGTTTGGATCAAGTTCCCATCCTGCCCCACAAATAAAATTCAGAGTGATAAGTCTATTGTTATTCGGCATATTATTAAACTCTTTCTTCATCTCTTCGATAGTTACAACATCAGCACCACCAAACAGATACTTTCTCTCATCTTCATTTGTGCTATTTGTTGAAATTTGAATGTGCATAAATCCGTCAAGATACTCTTTTACAGACATAACCTCTTCTTTCAGAACGTCAACTGGACTCTTACCAAATACTTTCACTTTAGGAAGAATTGTGTTGTAACAAGGCAAGAAAGTAAATCCATCTCTATAAGTTTTCATGTCTCTCATGACCTGTAAAATATTTTTCCAGTTATATTGTGGTTCTCCCATACGTGCAAAGCCCACTTTAATCTTGTCGCTCTTTACAACTTGTGGATGCTGATTAAATACGAATTCAAGCTGTTCCCACATTTCTTCCGTAGAAAGATTTCCGTGGAATCCTAATTCTGGTACTAAACAGAACTGACAATGCTGTGGACATCCGTACTGTGTACTAATCGCTGTAAGCCACTTTTCCTCAAACGGAACGAGATTCTTTTTAACCAAATCTGCATCATCTGTCATAATGATTTCCTGAGATTTTCCTTTTGTATTTACGTCCTGCATAGAAGTAGTCTCAATATAGAAATTCTTTTCTTTGTTATAAAGAACATAAACACTACCACTTGGATATGCATACTCTTTTACTAATTCAAAATGTTTCATTTTTAATTCTCTCCTTTGTCTCATATAAGATTTTATAAGCTGCACTTAAACCAGCTCTATCGTCTAACATAATGTTGTAATAGATTTTATTGCCAGTGAAAGGGATATAAGGTGGTGAGGCATTTATGTAATCAATATGAATTCCAACCTCTATACATTTATTCTCCATAAATTCAAATTTTGATTCGTCACAACATGTACTGAGAATCAATGTACATCCCATATCTTTACATTCTCTTAATAGAGTAATAACTTTGTCATACCTATATCCTTTGTCGTAGTAATCAAAAATTGTATTATCAAAATCAAATGCAATTATTATTCCATTGTGTAGTTTCCAATTTTCAACCAAGCGATCTATACACATATCATCATTAAGATATGGATCAACCACAATATTGTTCAATTTCTTCATATTTCTTCATCCACACCTTTCTATCATTCTCTGTATAACCAAAGAAATATGGATAAAGCTTGTTATTGGTTGTGAAATAGTAATGATGATATTCACCATCTGGTAAGAACATAACACCTGGAATATTGATGGTATCTTTGATTTTTAAGAAGTTCTGATATGCATTTTTATTACCAAACATCTGTCTAAACGTAATCTGCTTAACACCAATATTGTGCATTTTGTTTATGTAATCAAGACAATCTTCTGTAGTCATTCTTTCATTTAGTACATTGATAACTCTCAACTTAGTAGTTTTCTCAATCTCAGGTAATATGACTTGCAATCGCTCCATTGCTTTTGTATCATAAGACTCAATACTTAAAGCAATCTTTCTAAACTTTTTAATCAAATCCATATCTGTAGGAAGAATACGAGTATGTATATCTAGCTTCTTTCCATATTTTGTAGCCAGTTCATACACATGATTGTAAAAATCAATATTATTCTGCCAATCATAAAATGGATCTCCACCACCTGATAAATTAACAGTAGGTGCATTTGATTCAGAAATACACTTCTCTAAATACTCCCAATCTATTTTGTTTTTATCAGTTACTGCATTTTGTAAAATCGGATGATGTTTTGTAATACAATATTTACAATGACAATCACACCCAAAATTTGTTATCACAGTAAAACCTCTGTTCTGCTCTGTATACATACTCTGTATCCTTTCTATTTTATTCACAATTACTTATTCTCTTATTGGCTCAACCCTATATCGTCTATTCCAATCTTCTCTCTTCTTTAATAATGGAATCCAAGGACAATGTAAGTTTTCAGATTCAGTTCCTATTAAGTCATCTTGGTCACAACCAAGATATTCTCTATGACCACAGTTAGGACAAGCTACTTCATATTCAGGAACTTTATATTTGAAACTGCAATAGTCAGGAAATACCATCTGAACATTCCAATCATCCTTTGTTTCAACCTCGTATATACAGTTGCAGCATCTACATACAAACTGAATATTTTTACCAAAATAATTACCTGCTATAATCTTCATAATGTCTCCAATCAATCTCTACATACTGCTTAAAACAAGGATAATATGTAGTTGTTCCTGTCTGTTCCTTACACCAATCATCTAATAATTTCTGTAAAGACACCTCATCGCACTGCTCATATGCATCTTCATGTAAATCACTACAAGCATCTTCAATAACGTTGGCTGCATCAATAGAAATCTCCACAACAGAAGTTACCCACAGTCTCACAGGTCTTTCTTCACCATCTTCTTCATGATTACATGCATAATCATCAAAGAAATCGTCAACTGTATCGTAATACTCGTCAAATTCCTCACAGTAAAGCATTGTGTCTACATCTTTTTCGTCAACCGGAACTGCTTTAGAAACTTTCTCATTCCACTTCTTTATTCTCTCCTCTTCATCGGCTTTCTTCTGTCCTTCACAGTCGCAATGTAAATAAGCCTGATTTTTATAAGGCTGTCCACAATACGGGCATAACCGCTGCACTCCATTAAAACAACTCTGACAGAACGAAAGAGCCTGATGTTTGTATGGAAAAAGATATTTTCTACCAGCTTCAGAGTTGTCGCCTTTAATCCCATAAACATTGTTTTCAATTCTCATTCCAAGACCATTGCAGACAGGACAAATTCTTTCATGCTCTGTAAGATCCTTGATAAGAATTCTAGGGAATGATTTTTGAATTGCTTCATGAAGATTTACTTCTTCTCTGCGTGTTAAATTATCCATATTTTTATCTCCTATCTATTATTCTCTCAATCCATCCAACACTTTCATCAAAGCGTGTCTTGTAAGATTCTTAACATCACCACTGTACAATCCGCATTCAATATCACAAGTCTTTAGAACTTCATCAAGTGTTTTATTTCTCTCTTCACTTATCAAGCTCTCTATCTTCTCAGCCACTTTTGCTTCACATATTCCACAAATACAGCCATTTTTCTCATCATATTTTTTAAGTTTACTAATAAGATTGCTACAACACCAACTTGATTCATTAAGATGAAATTCAATCATGTCATCATCCCACTCTGAAGGAAAGTCCATTGGAAGATTTATTGTCCACTGTATAGTTTTGGTTTGTCTGTCTGCCATATAGTTATTCTCCCATTTCTATCTTCTGACCAACGAATTTCTGAAGCTGTTCATTTACATCATCAGGATAAGTTTTTACAACATAATCAGTACAAACATGAATTTTAGTAATAACACTATTCTCGTCATATTCAATACTTCCAAGTGTTCCACCTGGAATTCTGATAGGAAAACAACCATCCTCATAATCACAAAGCACATAATGTTTCCAGTGTCCATTAGGATCAAGTCCAGCAAGCTTGTCCAATTCTGTTGTGATTCCACAATAATATTCATTCATTTTTGAATATCTTGAATTTGCATATTTGTTAATCAGCTTCATAATACAGTTCTCCTATTTCTTTTATGCTCCTTATATAAAGCATTTAATTCCTGCTCTAATTTCTTTTTCTCCATAGGATTCTTACAATACTTTATTCTCTTCTTAAGAGTAGATATATCTTGTTTTGGAGGTTCAAGGCATTCAATAGGAAAATTATCACCAAAATGCATTTCATTAATTGTTTCAAGAAGCTTTGTAACTGGATCTTCTTGTACCTGTATGCCTAAGTCTTTATATTTTTGTTCAAGTTCATTTTGTATTTGAGCTTCTGCCATTGCACTTATCATTTTTCCTATGGCATCTATCTGTTTACCAACTATTAAGACTTTTGTAGCATCACTTATTTTTTCAAAAGTATCATGTAACTCTGAAATATCAATCACCTCGTTCTACTCTATGTCGCAACCTCTATATTTCCCTTCATATCGTTATTCCTCTAAATTTTTACCACATAACGGACAAAATTTTATTTTTAACATTGCCGATGCATATTCACCACCTGAACTATCAGCAAATAATGTGTTATTATAATAATGTCTGTCAATAGAAAAATTTCCTATTTGACAAATATCTCTATTACTTTCCCAGCTAATCTTTTGTCGCTCTTCACAAAATTTACACATCACTTACACCTCCAATCTGCCCAAAAGAAAGAAAAATTTCTTGCTAATCTAGCCACCTATTATCCAAATAATAGAACCCAAATACCATTCCACCAATTAAAATTATCCAAAAGATCCAGAAAACAATCACACCTACATTAGACTGTAAGTGGTCTACTGTATCATTGATATTCATATCTTTATAAAATTCCGTCTTATTGATTGTATGGTTATCTAACTTTGTAAAAATTGTTCCTGTATACTCTGTTTTGCTACCATAATAGACATATCTAACATGATAATCGCCATCAATCGTGTCAATATAATTCTCATATGGTTTATAAATTTGACCATAATCGAATTCAATTCCAAGAAAAGTTACTTTATCACAATGTTTGTTATCACTGTCGTATAAATCCCAAGTCCAATATTCCTCTTCGTGACTACCAGTTACATTACCATCATCGTCATACTCATATACCGTTTTTGTATGCTTTGTGTAGTGTTCCTCATCTTTTTCTACACTCATATATTCTCCACCAATTTCAGGATATGTAACTGTATCTACTGCTTTCAAATCACCATATATAAACGCATTACCAACATTTGTATCCATTCCGTATTGGAACATTTCTTGACTTTCTATCTTAACAGCTTTGTTATAAATTTCATTTTTATCCATTTGGTGTTCTGAAATCTTGGAAGAAATCAGAATACCAAACAGAATCATAACTGCAATGATAGAAATACTAGCCAAGATTTCACGTTTTGTTATTTCAAAATCGCCAAAATCAAAACCTTTTCTACCATGTCTCATATACTAATCCTCTTTGAACAACGACTGTGGAGCATCAACTGGCGCATTGTAATCCAGATACTCATATTCCTGTACTTCATATCCAAGCAATCCAAGAAACTGTCTTGTAGGGAACTTTCTCACATATCGCTTGTATTCCTTAATCTGTTTATTGTAATTGCTGCGATACTCTGCAATCATATTCTCTGTCATAGATAACTCATTCATAAGAGTCTTATAGTTCTCATTGGACTTCAGCTCAGGATATGCTTCTGCAACTGCTGTAATAGCTGTTGTTACATTCTCAATATCTCCTGTTGATCCACGACCATCTGCAACTGCTGTCAATGTATCAGCTTCATGTTTATCATACTGTTTTACGCAATCAGCAAGGTTATATACAAGGTCAACTCTTCGCTTTTCCTGTACCTTAATATCTGATGACGCTGTATTTACCTGCTCCTCAAGTACAATAGCTTTATTCTGCGAACTCTGTACACCAAATACAATCATCAAAATAACTGCTAATACTCCTATGCCAATAATTACTGGCACTTTCCAATTTGTGTTCTTCATTTAAAATCTCCTTTATATATAATATTTTTATTAGTTACACTGTAATATTCTCTTATTTACTGGGATTCCCATAGCCGAATGGCTTAGATATGATTAAAAATTTTCAAAAGAAAGATTGGATTCTTGTGTTTTTAACCTTTAATGTTTAAACAAAATAATTAATATCCAATTTTTTTACTTTGTAAATTGCTTTTAAATGAAATGAAAATGATGGATTCCTGCTCAGAAAATCTTTTACTTCATCTTCTGTATTAAAATCATATTTTACATTATCCCAACTATCAGGATCAGCAGATTCTCCTAACCCATTATATCTATATCCAATTACAATATAATTCTTATAATCATCCATATTTTTACCTCCAATGTATTATTCTCTCAATAATCCAAGGATATGTTGCTTTCTTGCGAAGTTACAGTAACTTATAGTGAATACGATTACCATAATCTAAAGTAATTTCGGCATAAGTATAATGAAGATTTTTGTACATATCTCTCAACTTTTCATCAATGTAATCTTCATCATAATCGACCTTAAATTTATCATTTGGCAAAACAAAAGAATTTGATTTATTATTAAATGCTGCACTATTACCACGGAATTTAATATAAACACCATTGTCTGCCGAGTCCTCAATCCAAATATTATTGCTTTCTCCACTGAATAAATCAATTTTTACATTATTTGAACTGAATACAACACCTTCCTCTGTGAACAATGTAAGTTTGTATGTATTCTGTCTTTCGGATGTATTAACAATGTTCAAATCCTTAATAGCATCTTCAAATGTTTCACCATCATTTAATTCAAGTGCGATAGCTGATAAACAATCGTAATTAAGCTTAATCTTTCTTGAGAATGAAGCTACTTTGTTGATTTCAGAATGGTATTTCTCATCAAGCTTATCTCTCAAATAATCCTTTACTTCATCTGCCGTTGGATACTCAAATCTGAAATGGAAATGGAATCTTCCTGGTCTATTAATAAGATACTCGTTCAAATCCCTATAATTATTGCATGTAACAACAAATAACTTCTTACCTGAACTTGTACCATCAAATAAGGAAAGCATTTTTGACTGTGGATCGTTGTCTTTACTTCTAGCGAAAGTTTTATCAAATTCATCAAATAACACGAGTACTTCATTCTTAATATCATTTAAGAAATCATCAATGCCAGGAATAAAATCATCGACTAAGATAACAGGAATACCATTCTGAATTGCTTTCTGAGCCAATAATCTTGCAAACAATGACTTTCCAATCCCTTTATCTCCACTGAGAATTACACCTAAATTTTTGCGTGACTTCTCAAATCTGTTCAATACTTTATTTGCTTTTTCTTCGTGAACTCCGTAGATTTTATCCTCTTTAATCTCTAAATCATGCTGCTTCTCTAAAAAGAAACCTGTGAATTGACCAAATCCGACTTTATATGTCTGAGCTGGCAGATTGTCTAATACGACTAAATCTTCACCATACACCTTATATGTAGTTCCTGTTTCAATAATTTTCATAATTTTATTCCTTTCTATATCGTTCATCTATAATTCATTCTTCTCTCAACTTCCTGATCATTTTCTTTATCGTTGAAATATTTGTAAGCAAGAGTCATAGGATAATTAGAATCTTTTGCTCTATCCCACATCATAAATTCACACCAGTTCGGCTCTTTATATCCATCTTTGTTGTCATTACACCAACTTGGATCTTCAAACAAATCATCAAAAACGCTCTTAAATGAATACTTTTTTCTCTGAATATTCCTATCTTTGATAACAGTTGACTTATCATATCCTTTGATTTCTACAAGAACATCTTCACAGCCTACTCTTTTACAAAGTCGCACAAACCATTTCATAAATTCTCTGTAAGTCTGTTCAAATTCTCTGTCTCTTAAAGCTGCATTTACAACAATGATATATTCGTCTTGCGTTCTCAATGCTCCTCTAGTATGACTTTTATTACCGTACCAATCAGTTAAATTATTTGTCACTTCGCCAAATTCATCACATGAACACGAACTGTTATAACCATTTTTCTGAATGATATATGTATTCATGTCACCTTCAGAACCTGTTACTCTTGGCAGATGATTTAGCACTGTTTCAAGAATATATCTCTTCTCAGGCTGTGTTCTACCCATAGGACGAACTGTTATTGTACCGTTGATATAAGTCCAATACGACATTTTTTCTTACCTCCTTGCTTTAATATTCTCTCTTTGTTACCAAAGGAAACATGAATTTACTTACAATTCCCAAGTCCAACTTTGTAATCGTCTTTCACATCAATAGTTACTTCTCTCTGAAATTTTCCTTCCTTATCATAGAGGGATAAATAATATCTGTTACCACGCTACTCTAAAACGACATCTTCATTCTCGAATAGTTCAACTCGTTTCTGTTTCTGTACTGGTTTAATTTCTACCTTTAAGCTGTCTATTGCTTCTTTTGAACCAACTAATACGACAGGATTTACTTCTTCAAGAATACAGCTAATATCATCATCTAACTGACTATCATCATTCGTATGTTTATCAACTGCTTTTATTACGTCTTTCTCAAATAATAATCTATTTGCCATTTTAATATTCTCCATTTCTACATATATAAATGATATTTTCTTCCAATCTGATCAACAACCTCACTGTCCATTGGTCTAAAACCAATTACAGTAAGTGTCCTACCATCTTCTTCGGATTCTAATTCAGTGCGACAGTTATCGTATATTCGCCAAAAATCTTTACCTTCAACCATTCCTAATTCTTCTGCCATAGTCTTAGCTTTTAGCAACTGATTCTTATTCTTGGCTTGAAGAACACATTTTGTAAATTCGCCCTCAATCCAATTATGAAGAATATCTTCGTCAATATAACCATTGACATGACCATCTAAATCGGCATTATTTCTAATAAACCAACTGAGAAATGCCATAGAGCCGTGGCTGACTTGAGCTGCGAGCTTGCCATGACTCATGTTTAAATCTTTTCTAGCAATAATAATTTGTTTATACATATACATCCTCTTTCCACTCATCTAACAAATAGAAACCATTAATCTGATTATCGAGCTTTCTAACCTGTTCTATTAGTTCAGCTTCTTTCTTCTTACTATCTGTTCTTTGACACTTCTTCAATAAATCCTCACGCTGCTTAGATAATTCATTATACTTATCAGATACATCTATCTCATCTACGACTGAAATCTCAATCTTCTTTCCGCAGTGAGGGCAAAATTGAATTGGATAATTATCTGTCTGCTCATACTCATCACCCCAAGAGTTAAATGTTTCTGTGTATGAATTACAAAATTGAGGAATTATATTGTCATCTGAATCTCTTACTACTAATCCAAATGTATCGTTGCATACCAAATCTTCACCTGTAAATACAATAGCTTTATCATTTTGAATTTCATCACAGCAATATGTAAATGGCTTATGCTTATAAGAATGAGTATCATTGAATTTTAATTTGATTAATTCTATCTTCATATCTTTATCCTTCTAAACATCTTCCATATAAACAGTAATACAACTTCCAATCTCACCACTCACTTTTGGGAATACCATTGTAATACTATCTATGTAATATTCTTCTCCGTCTGTATCAATGACATCATTAGTATTGATTATTAATGGAATTTCGTTCTTTCTCATATAATCTAGCGTCTTAAAAACTTCTGATATATTCTCTACTTCTGTATATCCAAGAAGTTTATAATCATCATATCTGTCGCTAAAACCAACAATTCTTATATGCAAGTTCTATACCTCCTTATATTTAGTTATTCTCTCTTTTTTATTTTGGAAAACCGTGTGTAGAAATGCTCTTAGACAAAATTAACAGGAAATGCTTCTTTCTTATTTCTCATATAAAGCTTTCTGAAACTGTTTTCTAAATTTCTTACAAGCTGATTCATTTTGACTCTCTGTTAATACTCCATGTATATAACAATACTGAATTGAATGTAATAATTTTTGTAACCTCTCAGCGTCTTTACCGAGAGTACACCCTTGTTTATTCACATACTTTTCCAAATTATCAAGTAAGGGATCAAAATTACTCATATCTACAACTTTACCCATGCTCTTATTCTCCTATCTGATCTACAATACTCTGCAACTTATCAATATATATTTGAGCTTCTTCTTTATCTAATTTTTTAATATTTGACGGAACAATAGCAATATTTGCTTCACCAAATATCTGATTATCAAGACATGCCCTTTCAAACTCAGTTATTACATCTACATAAAGTTGTTCTGGATCAAATTGAAAACAAATCACATCACCCTTCTGTGGATGTAGTTTTCTAACCTTAATAAGTGTCTGTTTAAATAATTTCTTTTTCTGTCTCTTGTTCATATTTATCACCTACCTACATTACTTCTAAATGATATTCTTCAACATATTTTCTTTTCTTCCAAAACTTCCACCACGGAAATTTCACATATTCTATTTCTATAACTCGAAGCATCTTGTCCTCATTTTTATCTCTATCTAACCTTAAAGCAGGTGAACTAAACATTGCTTCAGCTAATTCGTTAATAGAAATGTGTTCTCCAAGTTTGTATTCCTGTTTGTGTGGCTGTGGAGGATAATAAGAAATTACATCATACTGTCGTAATTCATATGCTCTCATACTGTTATTCTCCTATTTGCTCATTCTAAAACACTTTCGCATCGCCAGCCGCTATATCTTTTACTTCTACAAAAGAATTTAGATTATCCTCCATAGTTGTAATCAATATCTCATCAAATAAATCTTCCATCATACCAAAGAATCGTACAGACGGATGAAATCCTGGATATTCTTTCAAACGGCATTTATTAACGTTACCTCTTAATACAGGAAGTCCATGTCTTCTACGCTTGTTGTTATTCCAATGGATAGGATTGTCATAAAAAGCTTTCTTCTTTCGTCTGTACTCTTCTAATTCTTCTCTTGCAAGTTTATCAATTTCTTTTTCTCGCTCAGTCTTCGGAGGATTACCATGAATAATGTTGTCAAATTGCTTTCTGACATTATCGTTTACTTCTACTTTTTCTGAATCACTCATCTTACCAAAGTTCTGAGCTACATCTAATAGTGTGTTTTTCAAATTGTTATTCTCCAATTTCTATATATTTCATTATCCAACTATCGTATTTATTTTCTTTAATCAACTGCTGATATAAATTTATCCATTCTTGTGCAGAAAGACTTTGAAACTTCCAAACACATTCTTTCCAGTATCTGTGTATAAAACGACTTTTTGTTTTTAACTCAATGCACTTCACACATTTATCATATAGTTTCCTGGAATACCAATTCGATTTACTTTTATTCCAGCCATCTATAAATGCTTCAGTCGGATCATACCTACTTCTCATATCAGTAAGAGTTCTGTCGTATAACTCAGTTTTTGCATTGTATAAACAATGAAGCAGAAAGTAGATGTCTTCATAATCGTTTTCAAACTCCCACTCTCCAATGTTTAAATCAAAATACATTATTCTCCATTCCTTACTACATCAAACTTAATTGGCAACATAGCAGTGAATTTACTCTTCATCCAAGGTTTTTCTTTAGTTGCAAATTCATCTCCAAACTCTTCTGCCAATACAAAATCTCCGACAGTATAGATGATAGAATATCCAGTTAAATCTTTTGGAATCTCCTTATTTACATTACAGGTTTTAAGATGAATCATTTTATCTATGCACTCACCCATTAAATCTTGAAAGAATACAAACGTTCCATCACAATTGCAACGCTGCATTGTGAAATATTCAAAATCTGCATCTGGATCATACTTAATAATTACATTAAAATAAGGTTTGCCACCTTTAAGATAAGGAACATCTATTAAAATTGTTCCATCTTTGGTGTAAGTAATAACCGTAAATAACTCTCGTATATCCTGTTCAATCATGGATTCATATTTATTATTCTCCATGCCATTGCACTGACCTGATGCAATTCGTTCTTTTACAAATTCTAATGATTTACCCATTCTGTTCTCCTGTTTCTACTCGATCTTCATTCAACAAACCAAATTTTCGTAAATAATATTGTTTGGTTTTATCATCGACTCTACAATAAAAATTATGTCTTCCTGATTTCTGTAGAGATAATGTGTTTATATTAAGTTCTGCATTCATAATAATCAGTAATTCGTTTAATGTAATATCATAGCAATGAAACGTTTCGCCTATTAAAAGCTTGTAATATTTCTTCTCTAATTCTGTTATTTTTCTCACCTACTTTCACAACCAAAAGAAACGTGGTTTTCCTATTGGTTTATTCTCCTAATGGTCTTTCATATGTAACCAATTTTTCAACAATCAAATCCTTTGGTAATAAATCTTTACAGAAATATGCCGTTGCAAATGGACTACCTTTTACTACAGAATCCATATGTTCTTTATTGTGATAACAAATTCTTGCATCAAAACTAAGAATCTGAATACCATCTTTGAAATATTTATATCTTGTTTTACCTTGCAGGGAATTAAGCGGTAGAAGAACCGCAAACGGTTTGTTGAATGAATAAAGTCTTTCTAAGACTTTATCTTTGATTGAGAAGGGTGGATTGCTAACTATGATATCCCATTTTTCAGGTTCGTAATTAAAGAAATCTTGACCTTCAGCTAATGAACTTCTGATTACATTGTATCCTTCCTCTTTTAGCCTGTTGTAGAAAGCAGACCAGTTTTCATCAAATGGACACCATATAATTTTATCCTTTGGAAGATATTTAATAATGTGATCTGTTGCATAATAGGGCGTGTATAACTCATTATCTTCCTTATCTGATGTTAAATATCCAATATTTAATGCCAATATTTGTTCACCTAGTAGCTGCGCAGCTTTACTCACATGTGAACGTTTTTCCTTTCCTTGTTTTGTAATTACATTGTTATATTCTCTTATTACTTATAAATCTTTGGTAATTTTTTAAAGGCAACTACATCATCTCTGAAGCAAACATTGTCCTTATAAATCCTTTTATCATTTAAATGAGTTTCATCGTTATATCCATATACTTCATATGTATTGTAAACATCTAATCGTCTATTATCTTTCCATCTTAGTGTCTTTTCGTCCCAAAATAAATCCATAATATATGCTTGTCCTGGTTCTTCGCCATATCTAATTGAGCATATATACCAACCACGCTTTTTAGGAATATGTTTAGGATATGCTTTCCATCTATTGAACATATTTTTACCTCCATAGGAAACCAAAAATTCTTGTTATTTTTTGTCCAAATAAACTATATTATCTACATTATAGTGAAACCCACCTATCTCTCCATTAAACCTACCTTTGACATACCACGCATAAGGACTGATACCTTCATTCATTTTCTCTGCAAGTTCATCAGCTTTTCTTTGATGTTCATCAGCTTCATTTTGCATAGATATTTTTTGAGAATCCCATATAAGATTTGGAATTGTATCTACACACTTTCTATACATCTCAGACTCTTTTATATATTCTCTTATCACTTTTGTCATTTTGGGAATATTGTCTTTTAATATTGGTTCATTGCTAAGTCCATATGGATATAGGATTAAAACACTTCTGTCTATACATTCCATAGATATTAATTCTTGTACACAAGACTTTGGTTCTATCAAATTATCACCTCCCAGATATTTATTCTCTTATTTCAAATAACTTTTCTACTGCTTTAACTCGCTTTGTATTGTCAATCGTTCTTTTGACTTCCTGTTGCCAAATACATTCCCATTCTGAAGGAGCTTCATGCTCACTGACTAAGACAATATTCCTCTCACTCATCTTCTCAGCCCAATTCCAAAATCTGTCATAATCAAAGTTCTTACTTGATCCATATTGTTTCGTACCCTTATATGGAATATCGCAATAAAATAAGCAGTCAACTTTATCAGAATATAACTCTTCATAATCTCCACATTGGAATTGAATATCTTCTAACCTTGGAATTTGTTCAATTAAATTTTCTTTTGCCTCTTTATAATAATTTCTTATTATGATATGGTCTGTTGTTTTACTCTTTGAATAATTTGTTTTTGCAAATCCACCATCATAAAATCTGCCATTATAACTTCCAAGAAAGCCGATAGCACCGATATACCAATCAGGATATGTATTTAATCCTTTATTAAAACATTCCCTTACTTCTGAATAATGTTCCCTTGTTAATTCATCTGGAAATTCAGTAATTTCTTGTACATTCTTCAGCAATGCAATCAAATATTTTTGATTATCTGATGCGATTTTTGTATCACACTGAACTTTGTCGATTACATTACAACCACCGCAAAATGGCTCTATGTATGTTTTGATATTATAATCTCGCAATCTTTCTTGAATAATCGGTAAAATGTTATCAACTATTCGAGACTTTGAACCCATATATTTCATAAATTACTTGGAGTAAGGAATTCCTTCTTGTGTACACGAACCTCGTCTCCTTTCATTATTTATTTAAACTCTATCTTGTTTCTTTTTAATACCTTAACTGCCTTATCATAATCAGCTTCAGCTACCTTGATATTTTTCATCTTAGTTGGTTTTGGCTTAATCCAATGACGACATTCTGTAATATCTTCGTCATGCCACATCAAACCGCTTTCACAATATTTGTGCCATTGACAGTCATTATTGCCACAGTTACTCATTTATGTATTCTCCCAATCTAATGCCTGACCGCATTGATCACAATATTTAATGTCGGTATCTTTGTAGCCATCGTCACACAATAATTCTCCGCAAGTAGGGCAATACCATTCAAACGGAACTCTCTCTCCGCTATTTTTTACTTTCTTTGGTATCTGTTTTTCAAGCGCTTGTATTGCCATTCCATAAGCATTTTCAAAAGAACATCCCCATGAAGTATCACATGGAATTGCTTTGCCAAGTTCATTATAATCATATTTTAGTTCTTCAATAGCTTCATTCTCTGTCATTTACTTCTCCTTTATAATCAGCTACTCTCTTACTTCCAACCTCAAAAATATCCTTGTCCTTCTCAAAACATATGTAATTCCTATTCGTATTCAAAGCTGCGATTGCAGTTGTACAACTTCCTGCACATGAATCAAGAACTAAATCTCCTGGATTAGTGTAGGTCTTGATCATATACTCACACGCTTCGACAGGCTTTTGACACTGATGTAAGCTACTTTTCTGAGTGTCCCACTTGAACTGTAGAACATCTCTTGGATATCTTTGTGTGCTACCACCACCTGAAATACCAGTCTTTGTAGCACCATAACAGCTACCATCTGTCGTATGCTTTGTATGGATTGTCAACACTTTTTCAGACAAATTTTTTTAGGTTATTTTTCCGATATTGTACAGGCGTTTGATACCCTAAGGAAGAATGTATGCGGTGATGATTATACCAGTTTACATAATCCCATAGTTTTATCTTCAGTTCTTCCAGCGTATGGAATGTTTCATTCCATACAAATTCTGTTTTTATAATCTTGAACGTAGCTTCTGCCACTGCATTGTCATAAGGACATCCCTTATGGCTCAGGGAGCGTTCCATATGGAACGTTTCTAACAGTTCTTCAATTGTCTCGTTTTTAAATTCATTTCCACGGTCTGTGTGGAAAATATGGATTTCCGACAGATTTCCGTCTACTTTCATAAATGCCTGTTTTACAAGTTCTGCTGTTTTATGTTCTCCTGCACTGTATCCAATAATCTCCCTGTTAAAAAGATCAATCAGTACACAAATATAATTCCAGCGGTTTCCTACCCTTACGTAGGTCAAATCACTTACCACTACATTGCGGTATGGCTGGTTTTGAAATTGTCGGTTCAACACATTCTCTACTTTTGATTCATTACATCTGTCTTTTTGCGGTTTAAACTGTGCTGTAGTATAGCTTGATACCAGACCTTCCTGTTTCATAATCCGTCCAATCCTGCGTCTTGATACCTGTTTCCCGCAATCAGCCAGTTCTTTCTTGATCTTTCGTGTACCATAATGGTTCCGGCTTTTTCTAAAAATTTCCTGAATGTCTGCAGTGAGTTCTGATTCATCTTTTTTTGCTGCTGCTTCATAATAATAGGTGCTTCTGTTTACCTGTAGGACGCGACACATTGCTGATACAGAGTATTTGTGGGCATTTGCTTTAATCACATTTACTTTCGTCCTAAGATCAGCGCCGCTTGTTTTAAAATATCATTTTCCATTCTTAACTGCTGGTTTTCTTTCCGAAGCCGGATCAGTTCTTCCTGCTCCGGAGTCCGGTTATCTTTTTCATGGAAAGAACCGGAATTGGATGCCTGCTTTACCCACTTGTCAAACAGGGAAGTAGCAATGTCATATTCACGGCAGATATCACATCTGCGTTTGCCGGAACGATATAGTTCCACCAGTTGCTGTTTAAATTCATCTGTATATTTGCGAGGTTTTCGTCGTTGTTTTTGTTCGGTCATAAAGAGTGCTCCTTCGTGTATTTATTATAGATTATATGACCTTAAAAAATCTGTCCAGTTAATTGTAACCTATCCAGTATAAGAATGAACAGGCGTATGTCCTTCTGTCATTTGTGGATTGTAAGTAGGGAGTTTTTTATAGAAAATCAAGACATTTTCGTGTGCCTTCATAGGCATTTTCTTAGCATTTAGATGACCAGTTGCTTTGGTCTTTTCGATAATCCATTCATAGCGATATAACTTTTCATTGCTACAAGCGAGCCTCTTATCGAATGGTGACTGCGCCCATAGTGCAATACAACCATCATCTTTGATGATTCTCTCGTATTGTTCCCATAATGGCTCGAATGGAATTAGCACATCCCATGAATTCTGGGTTGTTGAAAACGGCAGATCCGTGAAGATGAAATCGACTGATTTATCATCAATCTTTTTCATACCTTCAAGGCAATCTTCATTGTATATTTTATTAATCTCTAACATTTCTTACTCAGAGCAAATCCAGATTTAATGCTGCAGCAAATCTCTTGCTCCTTTCATTATTCTTATTCTCTTAATAGATCTCTGTCCATTCACTAATTTCTACTTTATTATCAGGATAGCCAGATAAGCTCCATTCATTGTCGTTATATACTACTTTCCACATAGCATTTTCTCCATGTGGATTACCTTTAATTTTGCCATAATATAATCCTGAACATTGTGGTAATTCTTCCTCTGTTTTTCTCCAAATTGGCTTCTCATATACTTTATTAATATCGTCTACTGCTTTTGCCAAACCTGTCATCGTATTATCAAAATAATTCTTCATAATGTCTAATAGATTTTTTGTAAACTTTTCAGATGCATCATTCATTCCAAGTATATAATCATGATTGATTTTAAAAGCAATTCCAAGCCCAATAAGTGCTCCTATACAAATTCCCATTAATCCAATTAATACTGTTAAACAAATATCCATATCTTACCTCTCTTTCTTATCGTCCAAAGGAAACTTCGGTTTACTGTGTTCTATCTTTAGTAATCTGAAATGACACAAAATTACCATCTGTAAAACTCTCTGAATGTCTTACGCAATCTACTTCTACTTCATATTTAACAAGAACTCTTCTATTAACAGATACATTTTCTTTCTCATAATCTGGAAGATATACAATTCTTGATTCCGTATCATACTCATAGTTAGTAATTTCTTTTTCTACAAGACCATCTTTTGAAACGTATGCTAATTTAATAGATTCGTAAATTGCACCATTTTTTAACCTAAATGCATTGCTCTGAAACAAATTCATTCGTGGCATTGTTATTTTGCTATGTTTATATATCATATATTAATCTCCTTACTATCTTAAAATCTTACTTAATCTCTTCACAACTTCTTCGCAAAATCTGTACAAACAAGTCTTTTTAAGTGATATTCTTAAATCATCAACAGCTTGTCTATATTGCTGACGTAATTCGTTGTCTATCATATTATTCTCCAAATATTCATTATTGTTATGCCCACTTACACCATATAAAGGGTTCGAACCTAGTACAGCCCCACTGACACATAAATCACCAACTAGTATCCACATTTATGTCGTTGTCAATCTGAATTGAACAGCCCTACAATAATGAATAATATCAATCAATATCCGCAATACTTTCTACAAAACAGTTATAATACATATATCTCTTGCCGTTGAAATCAAACTTAACATATCCACCTTCGTTTGTATCAATATCAATTTTCCCTTTATATGTTGCAAGTTCTTTACCATCTGCTGTATATACAGTAATTGTTCTCTGCATACCGCCATTTACATCACTCTTTATATCTGTTACCGCTCTGTCCAATGACGCACATCCAGTCATTCCAAAACACAATATTAATCCTAATACGACCGCTAAAATTTTCTTCTTCATATGATTTATTCTCCTTTACTATATCCAGTCTCTTCAAGAAATTTATCAAATTCCTCTTTTGTCATATTGTTTGGATAATACATATCCACCACCATATCAAACGGCTTCAGATAATTTTCCAATACATCTTCAGCATCTTCTTTTGCTTCCTGCATTTTCATATTGATATAATCTTCTCGTGTAATATTCCATGCTGTAGGGCAATCCGTGACACTCGAAAATCTACAATATAATCCGTTTGGTTGCTTTGATATAAATCCTGCCATATTATTCTTGTATGATAATTAGGAAGTTAATTATCACATATTTCCTTTCTTTTAATATCGTGGTTCAATACAATTCAGATACTATGGACTTTTGA